TCGATTAAAAAAAAGTAACCAGAGATATCCGGTTTAAATGTAATATCTGATATTTTTGGATTATAATACTATGAGAACAACCAAAAATATCGGGTGTTAAGCATAAAATAGTGCAAAAAATTATAAAAATAAACCAAAAATATCCGGTTTCCAATTGCATATCTGATATTTTTGGTTTACCATGGTAGAAAAAGGTAAAACAAATGATCGCAGATAATCCTGTAATATCAGATAATGGGAGATTGAAATGGATAATTTAATGTTAAACCAAAAATCATATGGAAAATCCAACCTTATGATTTCTGCAAAGTTTAAGTCTTCCCTGCTTGAAAATAAGTTAATGGCGATTGCATTAACTAGAATCGAAACTGAATATAAGGATGGAGAGACAGTCTTAAAAGCTAGATTATATCCTGGTGAGCTGAAAGAGCTAATTAGTGATCCGAATCATATTTATCGTGATTTAGCAGCAGTGTCGAAGTCTATAATTGGACATACTATGTTTCTGGAAGATGGCAATGGTAACTTCCAGGCATTTGCGGTCGTACCAAATGCAAAATATGAAGATGGTGTGTTTGAGATAGAGTTTAATCGTAAGATTAAAGAGCATATTTTAGGGCTGGATAAAAACTATACGCTCCTTAAATTATCTATTATGACGGGCTTTAGTAGTAATGCTACTTTTCGTATATATGAATTACTGAAAAAGGATTTATACCGTTGTGATCCGAAAGTTAATGGTGGGAGATTTAATGTTGAATATAATCTCTGCGAATTCCGGTTCTTAATCGGAATTGCTAATTCGGATAATCCTTTTGTAAAAAAAGCAGTTGACTCGATGAAAGAAATCGATTGGGATGAACTGTATACTATTTTGATTAAAAAGGGTAGTAAGTACGATGCAAAGTATAAAGAGCCATCCAAGTTAAAAAAGGATATACTTGATGTAGCCCAAAAAGAAATAGGAGAAAAGAGCGATCTTAGATTTGATTATGAATTAATCAAAATAGGTAGGGCATATAAAAAAATCCTATTTAGTATTTATCCAAATAGAGTAAAAGAAGCAACACAGATAGAAAAGAATAAAGAGTTTATAGAACGTCTCCAGGAGCCAAGGCAAATGGAGATACCAATGGACAGTACTGTAGAGAACCAGCATTTATACGAGAAATATGTTGGGCATGCAGGATTGGCAAAAGAAGATATAGATCTGTTATTAAAGAAAGCAGATTGGGATGCGTCAGTTGTGGAGTCTGCAATTAAATATGCTGATAAACAGGACGTAATAGAAAACTATGTTGGATATCTAGTTAGAGCCGTTGAACAAAAGTGGTACGATACAGAGCCAATAGTAGTCGTTAATGGATCAAAAGAGAAAGGGGATAGAATTAAGGAAGCTCAAGAGATTATTAAAAACAGAACGGATGAAGAAGAGAAAATTCGATTAGCAGACATTTGGAAAAAGAACTTCATGAGACAGCCAAAGATTTATCAGAATTTTATGGATTATCTCGATAAAGAAAAAGGCTTACCGGCAAAAGTCGTAGAAATGACTTATGTCGATTATGAGCTTGGAGCGATGCTGATTGAGTTTATAAGAGAGGGAAAGTGTGAATTACCTATTGGGTAATTAAATCTAAGCAATATTGTTGTAAGGGGGACAAGAATATGACAGTAAACGAACAAAGAAAAACAACAAGGGTATTTGTGAATAAACGGATATGATGAGGAAAAGAAGACGAGGACGGAAGATAATTCTGTCTTGGTCTTCTTTCTAATATTTAGAAGGAACATTCACTAGATATTTCTAATACTGTCCGATTTATAGGACACAATGTTTGATATCCTTAATTTGAAAAAGTACATAGAAAGAGTAAGAAAATGGCAGAGAGTAAAGATTTATTACAGGTGTTGTGGAGCGGAGCAGATGAACTTCGTGGAAAAATGGATGCAAATGAGTATAAGACATATTTGTTAGGTCTTGTATTTTACAAATATTTATCTGATTCATATTTGGCAAAAGTATATGATCTATTAAATGATGCGACACCAGACAGTCTTGATGAAGCACAAGAGCAGTATGAGGAAGTTATGAAGACCGATGACGCAGAAGACTTGCTGGCTGAATTAAGACACTCAATGCATTACACACTTGATCCTGATATGACATATGTAAGTATGTTAAATGATGCAAAGGATAATCGTTTTAATCGTGAAAAACTTCAGGCTGCGTTTAATCGAATTCAGGAGTCAGATGAACTCTTTAATGGTTTGTTTGCTGATGTAGATTTATATTCAAACAGACTTGGAACCGGAGATCAGAAGCAGAGTGCAACAATTGCAAATGTAATTAAAGTGCTTGACGGTGCAGATTTAATTCATGCTGAAGGGGATGTACTTGGAAACGCATATGAGTATTTGATTGGACAGTTTGCTTCTGAGACAGGAAAGAAAGCAGGAGAGTTCTATACTCCTCATGGTCCTGCACAGATTCTTTGTCGGATTGCAATGACAGGTCAGGAAGAAAAGAAAGGTTTACAGGTCTACGATCCGTGCATGGGTTCTGGATCTCTTATGCTCAGTTGTAGAAACTATTCTAAAGAGCCAGACTATATCAAATACTATGGTCAGGAATTAATGCCATCTACGTATAACCTTGCACGTATGAATATGTTCCTTCACGGAGTACTCCCAGAAAATCAGCACTTACGTAATGGTGATACATTGGATGCTGACTGGCCTACAGATGAAGAAACAGAATTTGACGCAGTAACAATGAATCCACCTTATTCAGCTAAGTGGTCTGCAGCAGAAGGGTTTAAGCAGGATGAAAGATTTATGGACTATGGTGGTAAGCTTGCCCCTAAATCCAAGGCCGATTATGCGTTCTTACTTCATGGGTTCTATCATTTGAAGCAGACAGGAACCATGGCTATTGTATTGCCTCATGGAGTTTTATTTAGAGGAGCAGCAGAAGGTGTGATCAGAGAAACGCTTCTTAAGAATGGCTCTATCTATGCAGTTATAGGTTTACCTTCAAATATGTTCTACAACACATCTATTCCTACATGTATTATTGTGCTGAAAAAGCATAGAGAAGGAAGAGACGTTCTTTTCATTGATGCATCTAATCTTTATGAGAAAGATAAGAAGCAAAATGTGATGAATGAAGAACATATCGACAAAGTATTAGAGCTTTATAACGACAGAAAATCTGTTGATAAGGTATCTTATCTTGCATCATATGAAGATATTGAAGCAAATGATTTTAACTTGAATATTCCTAGATATGTGGATACAAGTGAAGAAGAGCCAGAAATTGACTTGAAAGAGCTTTCCGGAAATATTCGTGCAACAAATAAAGAAATATCTGAAGGAAAGAATGCGCTTAAGGAAATGCTTAGCCAGCTCACTTTTAGTAATGATGAGACAAAGGAAGCTGTAGAGGATTTTATGGCAATCTTTGAGGAGGTGTAAGAATGGCAAATACACCTAAGATTAGATTTGAAGGATTTACTGACAATTGGGAACAGCGTAAGGTTGGTGAACTATGCGAAAGAATCACAAGAAAGAATAAAAATGGTGAATCCGATCTGCCTCTCACGATTGCGTCACAATACGGTCTGATCGATCAGCGAGACTTCTTTAATAAGGTAGTTGCAGCCAAGGATATGTCAAATTATTACCTCCTGAAGAAGGGAGAATTTGCATACAATAAGAGCTATTCAAATGGTTTTGATTATGGTTCTATAAAACGCCTTAATGCTTATGAACAAGGCTGTTTGTCGACATTGTATATTTGCTTTGGAATCACATCTGATGATATAGAATCAGATTACCTGGAGTGTTTCTTTGATACACTTAAATGGTACTCAGACATAACAATGATTTGTGCTGAAGGGGCAAGAAATCATGGACTTTTAAATGTAGATACAAAGGCATTTTTTGATGAAGTAACTATCGAAATGCCTACATCTAAGGACGAACAAAAAAAGATTTCAGCATATTTGAATAACCTCGATAACCTTATCACCCTTCATCAGCGTAAGTGTGACGAGACAAAAGAATTAAAAAAATATATGCTTCAAAAAATGTTTCCGAAAAAAGGTGAGAAAGTTCCAGAAATTCGATTTGCTGGATTTACTGACGATTGGGAACAGCGTAAGTTCGGTGAGTTATTAAATGAGACCAGAGAAAAGACTACTGTAGAAGATGAGGATACATTACTTTCATGTGCAATAGATGGAATGTTTCTCAACTCTGAGTTATTTAGTCACTTTAGAGGCTCATCCAATATTGGATACTTAAAAGTAAAAAAGAACGATTTGATTTTATCAGCACAGAACTTACATTTAGGAAATTGTAATGTCAATTTACGCTTCGAACATGGCATAATATCGCCTGCTTATAAGGTTTATGAACTGATAAACTGTAATCCATTGTTTATGCAAGCATGGATCAAGCAAGATAAGACAAAAGATTTCTTTTTAAAGGCATCGACTGAAGGGGCAAGTGTTTGTAGAAAAAATATAGTTTGGGAAGAATTATATAAGCAGGAGTTGCCTGTTCCGAAAATTGATGAACAGGAAAAAATTGGAAAGTTCTTTCATGAACTCGATAACCTTATCACCCTTCATCAGCGGAAGTGTGACGAGACAAAAACAGTAAAGAAGTACATGCTACAAAATATGTTTCCAGGAAAGGACGATTAACAATGGCTGGACTTGAATCAGAAATAGAAGAGAGACTTATACATCAGCTAAGCAGCAGTGAGTCACAGTGGACATACCGCCCAGATATCAGAACGGAAGAACAACTCTGGAATAATTTCAAATATATTCTGGAACAGAATAATAAGGATAAGTTAAATGATACTCCTTTATCTGAATCCGAGTTTGCCAAAGTAAAAAATGATTTATCACATGCTTCATTTTATGATGCTGGTAAATGGCTTGTTGGAGAAAATGGAAAAGTATATGTTCATGTTCAAAGAGGAAATGAAACTCTTCATTTAATGGTAATGAATAATGAGCATATTGCTGGTGGCACAAGTACTTATGAGGTGATTAATCAGTATCAGGCATTTGCTGACGAAGAAGATGAACAAAGTCGTGATCGACGTTTTGATGTTACGCTGCTTATCAATGGTATTCCATTGATCCATATTGAATTAAAGAATAAAGATCATTCATATATGGATGGTTATCGCCAGATTAAGAAGTATATAGCTGAAGGAAAATTTCATGGTATTTTTTCTAACGTCCAGATGTTCGTTGTAAGTAATGCGGTAGATACAAAGTATTTCTCAGCGGCAAGAGATACAGAGCTTAATAAGAAGTTTTTGACCGGGTGGATTGACCATGAAAATCTACCAGTATGTGATTATATTGAGTTTGCAAAGTCAGTTTTAAAGATACCGGAAGCTCATGAAATGGTAACAAAATATACAGTCTTGGATAATGATAAAAAGAAATTGCTTATTTTAAGACCGTATCAGATTCATGCAATTGAAGCCATGAGGACAGCATCAAAGTCTGGTAAGTCTGGTTTTATTTGGCATACAACCGGTTCAGGTAAGACTATGACTTCGTATAAGGCCACAAGAAATTTGTTGATGGATATCCCATCAATAGAGAAAACAGTCTTTCTGATTGATAGAAAAGATTTGGATATGCAGACTAAAGGTGCGTTCCAATCATATGCAGATAATGACACCATTGATGTTGATGATACAGAAAACGTCGGCAGTCTAGTTAAACGACTAGCAGATGATAATCGACAAATGATTGTCACTACAAGACAGAAGATGCAAGTGATGATTAATCGTCGTTTGCAAAAAGGTACAAGGGAATATGAAAAGATTCGTTCTCTGAAGGTTGCTTTTGTTGTTGATGAATGTCACCGGGCTGTGACTCCTCAGACGAAGAGAGAAATAGAGCGATTCTTCAGTAATTCGCTTTGGTTTGGTTTTACAGGAACGCCTATTTTTGAAGAAAATAAGTATGAACAGAAGGGTGATTTGGCACAGACAACAGAGGAACTATATGGACCGTGTTTGCATAGCTATACCATAAAGGAAGCTATTCATGATGGTGCAGTTCTAGGATTTAATGTTGAGAATATTGGTCCGAAGGATATAAAGCCGGATGAAGAGGAAGCTTATTATCATAGTGAAAACCATATGAGAAGCGTCCTTAATATTATTCTTAATCAATCAACAGTAAAGTTTGGTATACAGAATGGTCGAGGAAAATCGTATGAAGCAATGTTAACAGTTGATTCAATTGCGACAGCGCAGAAATATTATGATCTTCTCATAAAGATAAAGAACGATGAGGATGAACTTAAAATAAATGAGGATATAAAACGTGCGCTTCCAGATTTTCCAAAGGTAGCTGTTACATTTTCTGTTTCAGAAAATGAGGATTCTTCACAAAAGAATCAAAATGCTATGCGGAACATACTACTTAATTATAACGATACATATGGTACTAACTATCGATTAGAAGGGTTAGGTGCATATAACAATAATCTAAATGATCGTCTTGCAAGAAAAGAAAAGCGTTATTATGACAGGGATCAGCAAGTGGATTTGGTCATTGTAGTAGACCGTTTACTAACAGGATTCGATGCGCCGTGTTTATCTACGTTGTTCATAGATAGACCACCGATGAGTCCGCAGGGATTGATCCAGGCGTTCTCACGTACAAATAGATTATTTGATACGAAAAAAGAATATGGCCAGATTGTAACGTTCCGTTCACCAAAAGAATATAAGCAGAAGATTAATGATGCTTTGGTACTGTATTCGAAAGGTGGATTTGGAAAGGCATTAGCAGAAGACTGGGATACAGTACTAGATAACTTTAATGTATCATTAAAGACCATTAAAACGTTTGTTGCCACACCAGAAGATGCACTAAATCTTTCTAAAAAACAGATGAAAACATTTGTACATTTATTTAGAGATTTGGATCATGACTATGCGCATCTGAAATCGTTTTCAACTTATACACCGGAAGTAATAGAAAAGTTCGGTTTTGGACAAGATGTTTATGAGGACTATGCAGCGACATATAACAATATTGTTGAAATCTTAAAGAAGGAAAAACCTGAAAATAAAGGTAATTCTGTTGTAACAGATGATTATGAGTTAGTGGCCTACAACAAGTTTAAGATAGATTTCGAATACATCGTTGAATTATTGCAAGGATTTATTGATATCTTGAAGCCTGGAGCAGAAGAGCTTAATAAAGAAAGTTTTGAACATAAGTTATCAGAGCTGCGTGATATTGTTCGTGAGTATGCAGAAGACAATCCAAGTCTTGGTAATATTCTTACACAAGTGCTGGATGAAATTGAGAACGATAAAAATAAGTACCTGGGACAGGATATTTCTGTGATAATCAACCAAATGAGATATACAGCTATTGATAAGGAAGTTGAAGAATTTGCAGCTAAGTGGTTCATTGATTTTGAAAATGTTAGATACGAAGCATATAATTTCAAGGATGGAGAGCTTGCAAATGAGAATAAGCTAAAAGAGAATGCGGATTATTCAGCATATAAAACTTCAACAGAGAATGCCTTACCAAAGTTTAAGTTTAATGGTGCGTTGATCCGTGATTTTAAGGAACACTTAATGCCGACCATTGCTCCATTGATGGGTTAACAATAAATTGCAAAAGATTGCAATTTCATCAATTTCAAAGTCCTTTAATAAGGACACCATAAGTGCTAAAGTGAAAATGTAGTGCAGAGTACAACAATAGGGAGGCAAGTATGATACGAAAAATCTTTGGTTATTTTTGTGCGTTCATGGGAGTTGCAGGTCTATTAACTATAATCACTGGTCAAAGCTCTGATAGTTTAGCTGCGTTGATCGGGATATCGGTTTTCTTTCTGGCTATAGCGGCACTTTGTTTAGTTCCAAGAAAAGAAAAACCAGGTGAAGTAAGCTGGGTAGAGCAAAAGAAGGCTCAAAGTGAATTAAGAAAAAAACAAGTGAGTGGCACTCATATGGCTGGATTAAGCATTGCGGAAGGTATTTCAACTATAATCACATTTGCTGACAATGAGATCACAATGGACGCTAATTCTACGCAATTTTCGGTCACTTACGATAAAGTTTCAGATGTTCAGGTAATGACAAACGTAGACATTCAAAAGCAGTATGTTTCATCCATTGGCGGAGCAGTAGGAGGTGCAGTGCTTTTCGGACCATTAGGAGCAATGGTTGGAGGCAGAGCTAAACAGAAGAAGATCCGAACTATTGAGAATTACTTGGTAATCACATATTGGAAAGATGATACGCTAGATTACATATCATTCAAATTATTCGAGAGATCTAACGCTGATAGACTCATCGAAAAGAATAAAAGCAAATTCACTGGTGCAAAAAAGATCGAACTGTAATTGGTGGTAGCTATGGAATAATTAGGACAAAAACAACTAGGTGAGCTGAGCAATACGCCAAATATCAAAGGGGAAAGAGGCGAAGATGTAAGAATAGTCCTAAATATTCCATGATAACATTACATGCTAAGAAGGGAGAAGAGTTATGAAAAAGTCGCTAAGAAAATTAGCAATCATGACATTGGCTGTAATTACCGTTGTATCTTTGTTTGGAACTACAGCTCAGGCAAAGAAGAAAAAGAAGACCAAAACGAAAGCAAAAGTAGTGTATCAGAAGCCTTCGATTGAGATACCGGATGATCTCTATCTCAAAAAAGGATCACGTATTGATCTGAAAGCAAAAAATTTTACTTGGCTTTCATGTAAAGTGAAAAATATAGATTACCAAGATTGTGAAGGATATATTTCCATATCAAAAAAAGGAATTTTGACAGTAAATAAGACTCCAGAAGTGCAACGAAATTTTGATCTGGATATTGAAGGTGGAAATAAAAAGTATAAACTCAATAACACCTGGATCACGATTCATTTGTATCCTGAAGACTATGTGATTACACATCCATACGGTATTAGCAACGCTGACGGTGAAGGGCTTGAAAATGAGCCAAAGCTTCCTTATACAGTAAAGCTCAAAGGATATAATGATTTTTATAATGCAGCATATTATAAAATCAAAAACGATAATAACTACCCAATATCAGTAGATATAGAATGGCAAATTAAAAATAAAGCAGGAGAATTGATAAAAAAAGGAGAGCAAGGTTATTGTAGTAACGCCACAATAATTGGTACATTAGCAGGCAATGAGTTTGATGTATATATCATGCCAGGAGAAACATACACTATACCTATTATTATGGATAAAAAAGAAACAGATTATATGAACTGGGATTATTCAATGAGAGTAATCGATTATAAGATTCCCTTTGTTTATTGGAAGCCTAAAACCTTTTCATGTGGTACTGTAACTTCACAAAAATTGAGAAGGGGGCGTATAGAATTTTTGCTTCCGTTTGAAGTTTCGGAACAAAACCCAAATAGAAATGATTCTATGGCTAGAGTAAGTTTTGTAAAAAATGGAGAAGAAATTGGTTCTCTTACCACTTACATCAAAGAAAATAGAACGGTATCATTGCGCGATGAATATGGAATAGATAAGCATCTGCGTCCAGACATTGATAATGTTATTGTTAAACCTACCGTCACAGCAGTAGAAACGTTTCGTAAAGTCAGATATTAAATATGATAAAGGGCTTTGCCTAGATATCGTGTCTAGGTAAGGCCTTTTATTATATATCAAGCAAAGGGAAAAGTAGAATACATACTTTGTATAACCATGAGCTGTTCGCATAATATTAGTTAAACGAATAAAACATAGATGTAAGAACGGTTTTTGTATGATACAATAATTATATGAAGAATTACGCTTGTAAATTAACTAAAAACTACGTGAATAACGTGGCAGCATTCTATGCAGCTGTCCTAAAGGTTAAAGTACCTTTGATTCGTTTTGAAGAACAGGCTTGTGACAAAGGGATTACCTGTAGGTATTATGTTGAAGTTCGGGAACAAAAAGTTTATCAAGGGGAACTATACTTCAATCTATCTTTAACACATGATATCAGGCAGTTTTATTTTTTCCTTGGCTCATGAGATGAGACATCATTATCAGGCAATGGCTATTTCTGATAAGGAAAGACACTTGGAGTTTCCTGAGAAGATTAAGATATGGGAATCTGAGATGCTATCGTATAAAGAGAATAATCAACCTGGATATGATGATCAAGATATTGAATTAGATGCAAATGCTTTTGGTATACTGATGATGAATCTCTTATTTGATGAAGTAACTCCAGTTAACCCTAAGAAAGTCAATATAGAACTATTGGAGAATGCAATTGATAGAATTGCAGATGTGTATGACAATGACTGGTTATTTGATTTAGCAGAGGATTATAATCTTCCAGTATCTTTAGGATAAGAAAACCACCTCGAAAAAGAGGTGGTTATTGCTTTAGGCAGAAGTCTTATTACATTCTTCTTTATATTCTTTTGGAATTAGGGAATAAATATCCGGTATTCCTGCAGTAAACGGGTTGCTCATTGAGACGTCAATGGAACCAAGCTGTTTATCTACAACCTTGAAGGACATAATCTCATGATCTAATCCGGTACCATATACTATTGCATCTGATCCGATTTTGATTTGAGTAAAATCCTCGTCGTTGATAATAATCTTATTTTCCGGAGGCTCTTCTTCTACAGTAAATCCCCCGTGAAAATGAATCTGGATCCCATTTGACTCAATATTAATCCATAGAGAGAAGGTATCGTCTTCCTCAATGACATTCTGAATGAATTTTGCAACAGTTCCAAAATAATGTGACATATCTCTTTCCTCTACTTTCTTTGTATGTCTTCTTTTCAGTTACATTATATATATGGTTTTTCGATTATAAGGACAAAGAAAAAAATTTCTACTTATTTTTTCTTATGACCTTATATATATATAATGTGGAAGATGAAGAAAGCAGGATGAACCCAGAGATATTAATTCAAACATCTTTATTATTGGCTTTATCATTATACTAGCCCCATCCCCTCGAAGACATTCTAATTCTAGCAAAAAAAAAAAAACAACAACCTTCAGAAAATAAGTTCCAAAAATAGTGATATGATTTTGAAAAAATGGCATAAAGTCTTGAATTATCAATATTAGCGAGAGATATTAATTAGACATTATATTGTGTTTTGTCCATTGAAAGTACTCGTTATAAGCATCATATCTACTCTGGATTGTATCGATATTCTTTTCATTCTTCTTGCACCAATCAACAAAACAGTTCCAGTATTGACAGTTACCGAATTCAGGGCACCCTGCTCTATAGATACAGTTAGGAACTAAGACAGCAGCCTCCAGAGGATTAGTCTCAGAGAGTTTAATTTTAAAGTCTTCTGCCAAGCGCCTTGCTTCGCCTGCGGCTTGCATACAGAGTCTTTTTCTGAAGGCATCAATCAGGTTCTGCATATTAGCATAACCGTCGAATGATACCCTGGCATCTTGAGGAGCCTTATTCCGATCATACTTATCTTGACGATCGTTTCTCTGGCTGGAGATAAACTTCTCGAACTTATATCTACTCCATTCAGTAGATACCCAGTATTTAATGTTCTGCCATGACCAATCGAATTCAATAAGCCGGATTGGGGAATGCTCTGCAATGAGCATTGCCTTAACGAATTTCTCGGTTGGCTCTTTCTCTGTAAATTTCTTTCCTACTGTTGTCCGGCAATGATTCTTTACAGCCTTCCAATCATCAATAATACGGTTAAATGTTGTTTTCATCTTTCCTTCTTTCTAAGACCCGCAGGTCTACTTTATATTGACCGATGAATCTATCTAAGAATTCCTCAGTTGTGTATTCTTTTTCGTGTCGGCAATTCCCGTCACATCCTCTAGGTAATCCATCGTATATAACTGGAATATGCTTCTGGCAATTGTCACACATGAGACAATTACCCAATTCCGTTTCCTTTAATGTGTTGGCTAACAATAGAATTAACTCCTTGTCATCCATGTCAGTTTCCAATAAAATTGGACTTTCATTTACTTTTGTGGCAGACATTAGTATTCCTCCCAATGAGTATTAAATTCTTGTTTTGAAATCAAAAAAGTGATAGTACCCTGTCGGCTAAGTCGTATTTCGTTGTCTTTTACCTCAGCTTTCCATCTCTGCTGAGGACTAATCGTGAGAGTACAATCACCAAACTGGTACAAAAGTGAAGTTATTGATTTAACAATCATCGAAAGCTCCTTTCATATTTTATTCTGTTCATTAATTGTTTTATCAATCTTATCTCGCATATTCCCATTTAATTTGTCTAATTCATCAATTCTATCCCAAGACTTTTCAAGTTGATGCTTTAGTGTTTCATACCCCGATTGTAATAAATCATATTTCTTTCGCTCTACTACATCTGCGGTAGGTGTTCCACACACCATTTCTTCAACAATATTATCAATTAAAGTTGCAAGCCTACCATATTCTGCTTTCCTTTTCATTACTACATTGTGAAGGTCTCCTACATTTATATATCTACTCATTCTTCGCCCTCCATTTCCGCCTTGTATGCTTTTGGTAATGGCATCCAGGCATCTACATCTACGATTTCATGGTTCTCAAAACTGTAATAATCTTCGTCAAAAATATCCTCTGACACATATCCGTTGGAACTTACAAGCACCTCTTGTCCGTTCTCCGGCATTTCGCTTTCAATCATAAAGCAAAGTTCTTCGCCATTTTGTGTAAAATAGCTGTCCTTTTCATCCTGAGTCGCCTCTCTGTAAACTATCGGGATCCATCTCTGTGTAGGTGTCACAGGTGGCAACCCTGCTACTTTTGATTTGATGCCGGTAAAGGCTATTCTCGTATCTGCGTTATCACTTTTTGTGTCAGATAACCACTTGTCCTCGAACCTCACAATATCAAGTACTGCCTGTCTACTCACACAATCTTCACACGGCTCTTCTCCAATAAGAACATTAATATTAGCAAGTATCTGTAATAAATTCCAAGGCTCACCATTATACTCTTTATCCATCTCACAGAATCTTTCAAGCAAGGCTCTTTTAGTTACTAGAGTGTCGCCCTCTTTGAGAATCTGCTCCTTTAGCTCGTTAAGGTCTTTTTCATATTCTGTCATCTTTTTTTACCTCTTTTATCCATTTAAGAGTTCCAACAGCAAACCCTATAAGAAATCCACATATCGGTATAATCAATCCTGCAACTATTATCATTCCCTATCCTCGCTTTCCTCTCTTATAATACATGCAATTTCAAAACCTGATACGATACCAACAAATAAAATAAAAATTTCTTTAAGTACAAGTACCATTAGTTTACCTCACTTTCTGAAATACCTACAAAACCATCCATGCAACCATGGTATATTGAACCTCTTAATTTTTCCAAACATCTTGCATTTCCAAGATTTCTTTCCCGTCAAACTCACGCACCTGAATCTACAAGTATTACACGTCTTCACTCTTTTGACCTCTTTTCTTCTCTGCATTTATTATAATATGAGCAATATCTAAATCTAATAATAAATCTAATAAGAAATTACAAAGTACAATAAATAAATCTTTAATCGCAGATACCATCATTCCACCTCGCTTCTCGCCTTGTACTTGTCGATAACTTCAAGACAATAATTAATACCGTCAAGGAATTCTGTTTTACCATGAATTTCTTGTTCATATGCTCTTGTGTCAATTATCTCGGCTCTTATCTTGTTCAAAATAGAATCCTGCATCCTTTTCTTAATCTCTACAATAATGTCATCACGATAGTCCCTATAATATGAGGTATATCCGCAATAACTTAACGCATATATAAGTGCGTCATTTGTTGCGGTTTTAAGTTCTTCTCTTGTCATTTTTCATTCTCCATTTTCTTGTACTTGTCTCATCTCTTTCATTTGCCTATAATAAACCCAATGGCAAAACCTATAAGGAATGCACATGCCGGCATAATCATTACTGCAATTGTAATCATTCTTCTACCTCTTCAATCAGCTTATCTAAGACAGATAATACATCCGCCCTGTCAATGTATATTCCATCGTAAGTAGACCAGTTTTCAATTTCCTCTCTAGCCTGCTCTACCTTCTCCAATGGAATAGCCTTTACTTCTTCGGCTTCATTGATCTGGCTCTGTGAAAACGACACAAATCCATCATAGTAGTCGCTCCACTCAGTGTCCGGCTCTAACTCGTCCGCATTGATTAACTTACTCATGCTTCCTCGCTTTCCTCTATTCTTTTCTTTGCTTCTTCATATGTTGCATAGCATTTATTTGCATAATGAACATACATATCAACACCTTCATCTTCCAATGTTTCCTCGCACATTGTGTGAAGTTGGTCTACGATTCCATGGCAGTGACGGTATTCTGATGTGCCGATAATAAATTGTCCTTGTCGTGCTATAAAAATATATCTAGTGGCTTCACCATAATCATCTTCTGTATAATACACATCACCCAGTTGTAAATTACTTACCATTTACTTTTCCCTCGCTTTCCTTGTATGGTTGGCAGAAATGTCTATCAAACCAATTAACGTATGGATGACAACCACAAGTTACACACTTTTTCGATTGGCACACATTGTTCTCTGGGCAATAGTAACCACAATCTTTACAAGCATTTTTCTTAAACCACTGAATTAACTTGCTCATTCTTCCCCCACTCCCGCTTTCTACCAACATACTCCTATATACCATTTGCCCCATGCTAACTCTAATGTTCGATACAAGCCATCACCGTTGTGGATCAAGATTGTCGGGAAAATGTAAAAGTCTCTTATGTATGTTCCTCTTATCATTGTTCCTCCCCGATCCTTTTTAACTGCTCTTTAATTTTTGCATCTTTCCATTTGTCAATAAATCGTTGACATTCTAACAAGTGTTTTACTTCATCAATGCAGATTTCCACGTCCGCAATTTCTTCATAAAGCTTATCTGCCAATACCTTATTTGTAGGGTAACCATAACCACCAGCGACTCTGTATAACATACTGATGGCCTGTGTTAACTCTGCCATTTTTCCAATGAGTATATGTGTCTGGGAATCCAAACCATAATGCTCTGCAATCTTTTTAATATTTTCAGAAAAGGCATTATCTTGATTGTGCTGCCTGTTACTAAAAAGACGAACTTCATCTTTGTTGCACCATTTGATCCAGGCACCGCAATCCAGACAATATAATCCAATCTGAGTTCCTTTTGTTTCGATTCCTACGTTTTTTGAACCACATTTATTGCAAGTGTAATGCTTCATATTTTCTCCTTTTTAAAAAAGGGGTTCCGAAGAACCCCTATATTAAGCTGCATGTGTGTATATATTTATTTTCGAAGATCAACAATAGATTGGCCGCCACTGACAGTAGGCATCTTGCCATCCCATTTATTAATCTTGTTCTGCTCGATGAGCTTATCGGTCAAACTATTCGAAATCGTCTTATTTGCCTTTGCTTCTGCTTCGGCCTCAACCTTCTTCTTCTTTGCATTGATCTCCGCAACCTGAAGATCCTTGTCTGCATTAACTTTTGCAGTCTTAGCCTTTACCTGAGCAGTTTCAAGTTCCTGCTGAGCGGTAACCTTTTTCTGAATTGCTTTCATTGTCTGCTTATCCGCAGAAATACGAGTAAAGTTAACAGTATCGATCACGATACCATACTTAGCAAACTTGTCTGTAAGATAAGTGTCAAGCTCACTGTTAATCTCGTCTCTCTTATCTCCAAGGATCTGTGTTACGGGATACTTAGCAGTTACTTCCTGAGACCAAGCAATCATCTTTGGCTTAATGAAGGTGTCAAGGATATCCTGACCATCTCTTCCCTTAAATTTAACAAATGTATCAGCAATCTGGTTCTCGTCAAATCTATATGAGAACTCTAAATCACAGTTAACTGTCTTACCGTCCGAAGTAGGAACATTGAAAGAATCATTCTTCTTTGAATCTCCCTTGCTGCTCTTGGTAAGATAGCTCTGCTCTACCCCGATAGAGTATTTAATAACCTTCTTGCCAGGAGCTACAATATGCCAGCCCTGCCCAAGTGTCTTATCCTGAATACCACCATTCATGCTGTACACCACTCCAACATACCCAGCCGGTACTTTGGATGTACACGCAGCCAGCATAATCAAACAGACTACAATCAGAAATCCTAACACGATTGCTCCAATAAATCCTGATGTTTTACTCATCGTCTTTTTCTCCTTTTCTTCCAAAATCTTTATTGATATTAGTTTTTGCGTCCTGAATAATTAACTTAATGAAAAGTCCGATGACCGGAAATGCGAAGGAAAACAAAAACCAAATTACAATAGCAAGAACAATAATCAAAAAATAGAATGTAACCATCTTATTACCTTTCATTCATCACAGTTTACAGACTGTTCATAAGCAGAATCACGGTTATCCAGAGCTATGTCTAACGCACTCTTTATTGTATAGCTCTGCTCAAAGCACTCTTCGCAGAGGAGTTCGCCCTCCTGCTCATATGCATCTTCTGAAAGCTGTATATTTCTTCCACATATAGAGCAGTGAGGAGTGAACTTATCTAACGGCTCATCATAGATATCCATTACCGAATACCCGTAGAACCGAAACCGCCACGATTCTTACCAAGTAACCGTTCTACCTGAGAGAATAAAAGCTTCGGCTGGTGTTTCTGAATACGGAACTGACATACTCGATCTCCAGCTCTGATAGCCTCATCTCTAGTAGCATATACCGGCATCATCCACTGATCATTGTCTCCGCAGTAGGTCTCATCTACTACACCAATACCGTTAGTCTGAATGATTCCCCATTTTTTAAATGTTGAAGACCTGGGAGCAATAATAGCTTCATAACCCTTTGGTAACTTCATTGCGATACCAAGGGGAATCAATTTAAAATCGCCTTTCTTCAGAATTACATCGGTAGCTGCGTGAAGGTCGATCCAGTCACCCTTGGTGATCTTAGCCAGATGAATTGAATCTTCCTTGATGTACTTGATTAAAATCTTCTTTTTGAACATTTAATTCTTACCTTTCTTCTTTCTGAGTAAATACTTGTTGCTAACGTTTTTAAAGCTTCGCTTTCCATCAGAGGTTCGATAAACGATACCTTCACGGATAACATTTTCATTTAACTTGCTCTGTCCGTCCGCTGAAGCTTTAAGATCGTCCATAGAGTCTGGTAAATAGGTTGATCCTAAGAACGGTACTGTGGTTAAGCCATAACATTCACAGAACATATTCATCTCTGTATTACCTAAACGAATCATCTCACCGTTTATATCAAGATAGAGATTGAAAACAAACAGTTCTCTCTCTTCTAACTTATAATGATTTCCCTGTATCCCCGGTCCGGCACATTCGCCCTGGAGAATAATACGAGGAATGTCTTTCTTTTTTGCCAGTGCCTCAAGGATTTCTTTGATATCATATTTTGCAGCCATTTCCCAGTAAGTATTATCCTTTGAGAGAAGCTTTCTGTTACGGCTACAAACACCAAAGTCATAGGACTTACCATTCTTTTCAATATAGAATGTACAGGACGTTCCATCGACTTTTTCAGTCATGTTCCATGGCTGACGATCCTGAAGAATTTCGGGAATATTTTCAGCTCTTGTCTCATCAGTCTTCTTAATCCAATTTGGAAACGGCTCCCATCCAATAACATCTCTGTGATGCTTTAGATAATAGTTAATGATAAGATTCTTGAGCAAACCGAACTTCATAAGGAACTTCAGAATATGGTTCTTTGAAGCTTCTTTCTTCAGAACGGCTTTGATAAAATCTTCAGAAGAATAATTCTTCTTTAGAGCTGCATCTGTGCTATCTAAATACGTGATGCGAAGCTCCTTTGTTACATCCTGTCCGATTTCTGCGTTCTGAATCTCCGGGAAAAGACTTAATGGAAGAGCTAAACCCTGACTGATAATTCCACCTTCAAATTTATTAAGTCTCATAGTCTTGACCTTGAACTTTCTAGATTCAAGGAACCCAAACCTTAAATCGTCACTTGGAACAAGACTGTCGATCTCGATATAGACCGCCTTATCTCCGACCTTAAACTCACCTTTTCGAGCGATACACTGCCAGCCTAGTACGGTAATAAGTTCGATGTTATCCGCCCCTTCAATAGGTCTAACTGAACGAACCAACTCTACATGAGCCAATGCTCGATCCATTACCGAATCCCCCTTTCCCAATGAATATATCCATCTGCAACGATCCAAGCTCCCTCAGTTGATAACAGTTGGGAAATTGTAATTACATCCTGAATAGATGGATCTTCGCTGCTGATAACTTCTTTAATTTTACTTCCTGTCATCATTAACATATGTACTTTTTTCCTCCGTGATTAGTCAGCAGCCTTTAAAGCTGATACTAATTTATTAATTAAATCGTCTGTAGTAACTTTGTTAACGTTTCTCCTGAACTTCTTATGTCTTACACAAGGCTTAGAAGGATGATTCTGAATAGACTCTTCTCTTTCCTGAATCTTACTGCGTACTGCCTCATCCTTTGCTGCCACAAGATCATCAGAATAGTCGAAAACAAATACACATTTCGCTGGGTTATAACGGTTCTTCTTTAATGCCTTGATTGCATATCCCTTCTCAAGGAGAACCTGAGCTAACCACCAGTTCTTGATTACGATTGTGTCAGGTGTTACATTTGTTACTTCTGTGTTAGTTGCTTCGTTTGGCATTTTTAAATTCCTCCATTTAATATTAAAGACTGTATGTGCTAATATGAATCGGTCTTGCACCGATTTTTTTTAATAGTTGCGCTACTCTTTTATGTAGATAAAAATAAAAAGGATCATTTGCATCTCGCCGGTAAAACAGTGGATAAGTAATATCAGATAACGTTTTCACCTCGATCCGGACTTCTTTGGTTTCTGTGTCGACATACATATTACAGACGACATCTGTACCAATGATAGAAGTTCGTTTTAACCAATCCCCATCACGCGTTACTTTAAAGCCAGCAGCAAATAATGACTGGAACGACTTGTTTGTTTTCCACTGATAATCCAGCAAGTTTACAAATGATTTCATGCCTTCTCCTTTTTAATTTTCACCACTCTGTATAAACATTTTCAGCACTCGCCGTGCTATGATTACAGTATATTTAATTTTCACGTCCGCGTCAACACTTAATTAATATATTTTATAACTTTTCTTGGTGTGCTCTTCTTAACATCAATAATGCGTTGATTAGAAGACCCTCGATATTTCAAGTTCATATCCTTTAATTGCTCCATATACTGACCATCTACAAGAATGTCTACATTCTTAATGACAGATCTACGAAGTTTATTAATCTCCTTGTCACGGCTGAATAATCTTTTCTTCATGATGTTCTCATAAGTATATCCGGTGTACAACCAAATCTTAATTTCATTACCATAATGTCGTCGGAAGCACTTTATAATTTCAGCGATCTTTTCAACATTATATTCAGCTAATGGTTCTCCACCAAGAATAGAAAACCTTTTAATACCAGGTTCATCTGCAAAAAAAAGCAAATCGAGCATATCTCCACTCTTAAACGGCTTACCGCCTTTTGGATCCCAAGTAGAAGAATTAAAACACCCTTTGCAGTGTATAGGGCACCCCTGGACGAAAAGGGCTATTCCTAAGCCCTCTCCGTTAGAGATGTCCATCTTCCTAATTGAAGCGTAATTCATTGACCTACCTCCATGTTATCCAGGTGGTATACTCGATCATGGACATCAGCCATACGTCCCTGGTTAGCACCATTCTTGGCAGTCCCTATATATCCGCAGACTCTAAATGCGATATCCATAGTAGAGCTATCATCGTTTCCACATTGAGGACAAATCCATTTAAGAATGCCATTTTTGTCCTCAATAGGGATATCTCCAGAATAACCACACTTCTCGCAGTAACAAGACTTAGTGTTAATCTCAGCATACATGATGTGGTCATACATGAATGTGATAACCTGAAGTAGAGCATCTACATTGTTACTCATATTTGGTGTTTCAATATAGCTGATTGCTCCTCCAGGAGAAAGAGCCTGGAATTTAGACTCGATAGCCAACTTATTAAAGGCATCAATCTTTTCAAATACTGGGATATGGTAACTATTAGTGATATAGTTACGATCTGTAATACCCTCAATAACACCAAAACGGGTCTTTAGACACTTAGCAAATTTATAAGTGGTAGACTCAAGCGGTGTGCCATAAAGAGAATAATCAATATTCTCCTCTTTCTTCCACTTATTACAAGCATCATTCATGTGCTGCATGATTGCTAAACCGAATCTTTCACCCTTGTCTCCATCACTATGACTAGATCCAGTCATATACTTTACAGCCTCGTATAAGCCTGCATATCCAAGGGAAATAGTTGAATAACCACCATATAGCAATGGATCAATTACTGCTCCTTTTGGCAATCTAGCAAGTCCACCATGCCTCCAAAGAATTGGAGCGACATCAACAGATGTTCCCTTAAGCCGTTCGTGTCGCAAACGTAGAGCCTTATGGCAAAGCTTTAATCTTTCATCGAAAATATTCCAGAAGGTGTCTATATCTCCACCAGACGACAATGCTACATCAGCAAGATTAATGGTTACAACTCCTTGGTTGAAACGACCATAATACTTATGCTTGCCGTCATAGTTTTTCGCATTTGCCATATTACCCAATTTATCAGTAAAACGGTCGGGAGTGAGAAATGATCTGCATCCCATTGCGGGAAAAACATCATTCTTCAACTGTAACATGACTTTTTCGGAAATATAGTCGGGAACCAGCCTCTTCGAAGAGCACTCTGCTGCTAATCTAGTAAGATACCAATAAGGTGAATCTTCATGAATATTATCTTCCTCCAGGCAATAAATCAGCTTAGGAAAAGCAGGAGCTGTCCAAACACCCTCTTCATTCTTAACACCCTTAATCCTCTGGTGAAGCATCTCCTCAATCAGGAGAGATAAATCCTTCTTTTCCTGCTCATTCTTTGCTTCATTCAAATACATAAAGACTGTAATGAATGGAGCCTGACCATTGGTAGTCATAAGAGTAACCAGCTGATACTGAATGGTCTGAATGCCTTTTCTAACCTCTTCCATAAGTCTTTTTTCAGTGATAGCTTCAACCTTGTGTTTTAGTTTTTTCTTAAACATCGGAAGTTTAAATATGGGGTTAGAGAATAAAACCTCTTCCTTGGTCTGACACTTGATCTTATCTCGACTCACCTGCACAAAAGGAGCCAAGTGAGCAAGAGAGATACTCTGTCCACCGTACTGCGATGAAGCTACCTGAGCAATGATTTGGGTTGCTACATTACAAGCGGTAGAAAAGCTATGAGGCTTTTCTATCATCGTACCACTAATAACCGTACCATTCTGTAGCATATCCTCTAAGTTAATTAGATCGCAATTATGACTATGCTGAATAAAATAATCAGCATCGTGAAAATGAATAATTCCTTCATTATGAGCCTGAATAATCTCAGGAGGAAGAGTTCTCTTTACAAAATCTGTTGATACAGCTCCGGCAATATAATCACGTTTAGTTGTATTCAACCCCGGATCCTTATTTGCGTTTTCGTCCTTCCAGTACTCATTTTGATCCTCAATCAAAGTATTAATATCAGCATCTGTGCTGTTGTGAGTCTCGCGTTGGAAGGTGTGAATGGCTCGATAAGAATCATAAGCACGAGCGGTCAATTGCTGGTTCTTCTCGTTTAATTTATTATATACGTCCTCTTCGATATCATAGATAGATATCTCGTCCTGATCTCGGTATTTGGCAGCAATCTCATCTGCAATATCCTCTGCAATATTGGGACGTACTACACCCGATCCATTTGTCATCGCTTTCATTATTGCGTTAACAATACGTTCTCGATCAAACGGTTGTAGTGTCGCATCTCTTTTTACTACGTTCATTTAATATCCTTTCCTAATTGTATAGCAGTTCCAAATAATACTCGTTCAAATAAGTGCAAGCTTCTGTAACATCTCTTTTAATCGCAGAACACATAGTTCTTTGCCATGGATGTAATTTTTCTGGATTATTTGCAATCCCGATGACAGGCAGATTACACTTATATGCAATTGCCAATTCAGCCATGGTTTCTAAGTCAGAATCATCTAAATTTACAAGCACATGAGTTGATTTGAACAAATAATATAGAACAATGTCCATGGTTTGCTTTTCAGTTATTGGAGCATCGAGTGTATCTATAAGGTCAAGCACATTATTCGGATTAAAACACTGAGAACAAGGACATAATTGTCTTAATAAATCTTTTGCTTCAATCTTCCAGTTATTAGATTTATCAAAATCTTTTTCCCCAAAAGTTGATGTTTTCCCCGATAAATAGATACAAGGATGATCAACCACAATCATATTCTGCCTCCAGATGCAAGACATTTAATTCTAACCGCTGGATAAGCTACAGAACCATTATTGTTAGTGATAGTAACATCAATTAAATCTTCGATATCTTTAAAATCCTTTTCATCGGCAGCAATTCTGCGACTCACTTCTTCAGGCTCATCGCCTCTTGAGTGAAGTCTCATCCGTCTTGTTGACTCGCTTGCAGCAATATAAACGGATTTGAACGGAATTTCATTTTCCTCAAAGTATTTCTTTGCATCATGTAATCCTGCGGGAGTAAGGATAAGAACAATATTCTCTGCTTTTGCTTGTTCAACGCTGATTTTAGGACAGCCGTAATACCAAACATCACCATTTGCAACGGTATAACTCTTATATTCAATCAAATTATCATTATCAATCAGATGTTTAAAAGCTTTGTTTGACACAAAGAAATATGGATTACCCTGAGATTCATTTACTCTGGGTGGCCTCGTGGTTACAGTGATCCACTGTTTCCATTTATATTCCCTATGTAAAAAATCTGAAATAGAGGTTTTTCCGCTGGCTGTTTTGCCTAATAATACAATAACCATAAGCTTTTAATCCTTTCTACTTTACTGTAATGGACTCCTGATGAAATACAGATTTCATAACCGAATTTGGGACGTTTTCGATGTATATAAACCTCATATGACTGCCAAAATCGACCTCTATAGCATCTTTAGACGATTGCCTGTATATACGATAATACGATTTTATACCGAGCCGCCTACAGGCCTTAGAAATGCCTATATGGACAGCCTTCAAAACCTTGTCCCAAGTGGAAAATTCACCTATTACTTTTCGTTCCAAAGAAGTTTGGAAGCGACTACCATATGATATGCGCATTACTGTTTACCTAACTTTCTACCGCATCCAAACTTTTCCGGACAATATCCAAGCACTTCACATTTTGGTTGTGAGAACATATCCATAAGAGTATTCCACTCTGAAGAATAGCATCTTAACTGTTTGTTCAACTCATGCATTATGTCTCGAAATTCCCATAATGCTCTGTTACAAAGTCTTGTCTGCTCCATATCAATTAGCTGTCTTAGATTGGTTCGCCACACAATCTTAGTCTTCATTGCAAATGGTAATGGATAAGAAGCGTCTTCCTTCGGGATGCCTAATTCAGATAATGCTTTAACTCCATTAGCAATATAATCCATGATATCGTCATAGATTTTCAAAGCTTCCTCATTTGCTTTGATAGTTTTAGGAGTCACAAAAGTGAAATGCTCCTTTTCATAATTGATATATCTTGTAGATGCCTGCAGTCGTGTAGGACTTCCACCGATATGTGTATAAAATTCACGAATGACTTTTGCTGAATAATCATCAATTACGGCGTATAACTGAGGAAATTCAAGTGTTCTTCCGTGGTTCGCTTTAAGACATTCAAGACCTCTTTTATAATTCTTCTCTGGGTCTGATGTATCACTTCCATAACAAATGCCGGCTTCATAACCGATTAAAGTGATTGGGTTTTGGGTCGTCTCATTTTGAATATAAATCATTTAAAACCTTTCTATTAAGCACAATTATCTTGATAAAATACGTTACTTTCCATCCTTCATTGCGATATATACCTCCTCATTGATGATTGGAACACCTAATGCTTTAGCTTTTATATTTTTACTGGATGAACTGTGAACATCGTTGTTGATTAGATAATCTACATGGCTAGTCACTCCACTTGCAACAGTACCACCATGAGCAGTGATATCATCAACTAAGGATGAACGATTAGCAAAATGGGCAAGCTTACCGGTAATGACAAAGGTCTTGTGAGCAATCGGACTTGTTGTCGGCGCTACAATTAATGGCTTTACAAACTGAAGCTCATCGGCAATATCGAAGAGTTGAGTCACATTTTTCTCAAACCATTTGCTATATGATTCAGCACTTTTATTCTTCAGAACTTTTTTACTCATTGTAAGAGTCTGTTCTTTAAACTTTCGGATATCGTATCCGTAAAAATCAGCCAATGCTTTTGAAGCTTTTGAACCAATCAAAGGAATGTTTAATCCACAGATGAACTTATCTAAGGTGATCTTACGGCTCTCTTCAATTGCAGCTAATAGATTATTTACAGACGAAGTACCGAATCCTTGTTCATTACACCATTCAGTCTTATGCTCTTGTAAATGGTAAAGATCTTTAATGCTTTTGACCCAACCCTTACTAGTTAGGAAATTAATTGTAGCCTCGCTCATTCCTACAATATTGGCGCATTTTTTACTACACCAATGAGCAATCCAACTTACAATCTTTCCAGGGCATGAATCATTTGGACAGAACAAGGTGCCGTTTCGATTAATTAACACATGTCCACATCTCGGGCATAATTCAGGACACGTATAAGAGTCGCTCTCATCGATACTACTCTCTAATGCAGGAATAATCATATTTGCCTTATACACACGAACTCGATCACCAATACCTAACTTCTTTTCTTTGATGAAGTTGGCATTATGAAGAGTAATCTTCGTCACAATTGAGCCATCAATCTTAACAGGATCAATAATTCCAACCGGATTAACTGAACCGGATTTCGTTGTATCCCATTCAATGTCTCTTAATATTGTTTCGTATAATTCATCTTCCCATTTCAAAGCCTTACGGCATCTTTCATGATGTTCAGTAGCCCCTAATGAAACTGAAAGACTGGTAGAATCTAACTCAAAAATAATGCCATCCAACGGATAATCAGAAGTCTTTGGATTAATTGTATCCATAACCTCTTCATCAGAGGGATTTAGTCCAGTATGTGGAACAATCGTAAAACCAAGTCCACGGCAAACTTCCAGTTTTGATAGTTTGCTATCGCTTCCTCCGTCTGCAATGACTTCGAAAAGAACAAAATCAAGCTCCCTGTTCTTTATATACTTATCAGTTAAGGCTCTAATTGTTGCTGCAGCCAATCCTCTTGGATGTGAAAAATGTTCAGATTCTGTCTGAATAATCCGGTTAAACTCAGACCAGCGAACAACGCATTCTCCTCGTAATTCTAAAGGGGATGTTACATTAATATGCATTGGAAGATTTTTAATGTAATGACATGCTGCAGTAACATCTTCCCCTTCTTCTCCAGAACCTCTGGTCAATCCTTGAACAAAATCCCCATGTTCATCGTACTTTACAACTAAAGTTAATCCATCCAGTTTTGCTGAAGCATAAAAATCCTTGCCTGCAACAAAAGTACGAATATCATCCATGGACTTTGTTTTGGCCGCTGATAGCATTGGCTTCGAATGTTTTACCTTTTTAAGCCCTGATAATAGAAAACCCTGAACTTTTCTTGTAGGAGAAGTTGGGTCCCAATAACCAGTTTTCTTCTCTAAGGCAACAGCTTCATCAAATAATTTGTCATACTCATAATCGGTTATGATTGGATTATCATTCTGATAATAAGAATATGAAGCCTTTTTTAGAGTATCAACTAATGATTGATATCTATTAATATCTGTTTCACTCATACATCATCCTTTCCGTTATCTAAACCATTTAGTTAATGGTTCGATATCATTCTCATTGATTGTGTTTGCTATCAGCTTTGCACCGGTTGTTAAATCTAAGGCAAGTACGCCTAAGATGCTCTTGCCACTGCACATATATCCACCCTTTTGGATATCAATATCGCAGTCACATTTGTTCGCTGCCTGGACAAATTCAACCATGTCCGAAGTGCTTACGCACTTAATCTGTCTTGTCATAATTCTCCTTCCTACCAAGCTGTACATACGTCTAATTGCATGTTATTAGAATAGATAAATGTTCCAGTGTCTACTACGACTCCCATTCCTAACGAGGTTGGTACATGACTACCTCTAGGATGTATTGATAAATCTGCAGCACACATAACATAATCTCCTAACATCTTCACTCCATCATCTCGGATCCAGTACCGATCATTATTACCCATACGTCTCATAATATTAATTACTCCTGACATATCAAGATTATAATAACTTTCTTTGCCGCTTGGACCAGTCACAACTCCGTTGCGTCGGTTCAAGACTTCACCGTTCCAAGAGTATTTTGGAGTTTTATCGATTTTCTTTTTCTTTTTCCCAATGTACTTTTTTTTCATGTAACCATGATGGTTATTTGTGCTTATCTCCACCCATTCCGTGTCGGAATCAATGTATTTAACACGAGTATTAACATTAACCGTTATTATCTTTTCTGAACTAATCGAAGGCTTTTTTCGTAGATTTACCCTTGTCTGAGTATACCCTTTTGAATATGATACTATATGTTTAGAAGAGGATACCGGCTCCGAAATGTTGGCGCTAATATTTAATTTCGACATCTTATCAGACTCGATAAGAGCGTCCCCTACTATACTATTTAGTTCTTTAACAGCCCCTGCGTAAACGGTCGTTTCAACTTCTTCCGGATTATTTAATGATGTTGCCCCGCAAAAGGGGGCGACACCAACCGCTGTAGTAGCGGCAACCGTAAGAAGAATTTTTGCTGCTCGTTTCTGCATAAATTCTCCTTCCCTTATAGGTGTGGAATATCAGATTTCACAAGTGAAACAGGTATTTCTGTTAACAATAATGATTATACCATTTAATTTTCACTTGTCAACATTAAAAAACTAATGCAGGATGACAAATATCGTGAATACAGGTTTGCAAGTGCGTCTGTTTCTTTGATACGTTTTCTCTGCTGATTGCATATCTAAGTGCCCCTGTTTGAGCAACTACGTCACATTTCTTCTTAGCTCGTGAAATGGCGGTATATACCAGCTCTCTTGATAATAAAGAATAAGCCGAAAAATCGCAAGCGAATATCACATGATCATACTGAGAACCCTGCGACTTATGTACTGTAATTGCATAGCCTAAGTTAATTCCAGCCCAGTTAGCCCGGGGAATTTCCACCTCTCCTATTCCAACAAAGTCTACAACCATTAAATCAGAGTCGATATAGGGGATAATGCCAATATTACCATTAAATATAGGTGTCTTTAAAGAATAACAATTCGCTGTATTAATAATCTTATCGCCTTCGCGCAAGATAAAATCTGTACCATTACTGTGATTAACAAATTCCTTCTTCTTTTCTGAGCTTGGGTTGTATAATTCCTGGATAGCATTATTAAGTAAATTACAAGATGCCCCACCTCTCGATTTGATTGGGGAGATGACCTGTGTCTCAAGAATATTTATATTCTTATCCTGTAATGCTGTGCTCACAAGCTGCATAACTGAATAATAAGTATTGCTCGCATCAGAAAATCCATGAATAACTAGATCCTGAAGCTCGCCTCTTACTTCTTCTCCTGCCCAATCTTTGGGGACTAACTGTTCACCATGCCTTACCTTGATACTCTCTGTAATAATACCTGACTTAGCAGCCTGACGATGGATTTCAGTTAATTCAACAACTGGGATCTCACCACAATGGATTAAATCCCAAGCAATATTACCACATCCGATTGACTCTAACTGCCCGGTGTCACCTAATAAGATGACTTTTGAACCAGAAGGAATAGCCTGAAATAGAGACCGGAACAAGAATGCATCCGGCATAGAAATCTCATCAACAATATAAATGTCATAGGGTAATTGATTCTCTTTATTGTATTCAAAACCCTCGTTATTAAATCCAAGTAAACGATGAATTGTGGAACCTTCTTCTCCAGTAATTTCACTCATCCTCGCTGCAGCTCTACCAGATAATGCGGTTTGGATATAGGAATAATGCTTGCAATGTTCTAATAACGCTCTAACAAGGGTTGATTTACCGGTACCAGCAAGACCATGAATAATTGTTATATTGTTCTGCATTGCGGTATAAATACCATCTCTCTGTGCTTTCGAATACTTCCATCCCTGAAGTCCTTCGAGACGGGTTAATGTATCCTCTAGACCATCTAAAGAGAAGTCACTCTTAGCATCTCTTAATCGGATAACTTCTTCGGCAATAGACTGTTCTACATTCCGGTACTTTTTTAATCCGACTTCAGTCTCCTCATCATTAACCCAGAGCCTGTCCTTAATAGATCTAAGCCCCATGGTAATAGCCTCGTCCGATAAATCTTCTCCCAGATTCTCTAGGATCCCACCTAATAATTCATCCGTTGTAATCCACGAACAGCCATTCTTACCAGCATCATCAAGATATTGTAGGATGTAAGCACCAATTCGTTTAGGATCATCCCTTTGAATACCGCCAGCTAAGGCAATTGCATCAGCTCTTGCCCATCCGATTCCCTCAACATCACGGCATAATACATAAGGGTTATTCGTTACCATCTCAATGACTAACTCAGGGGAATTATTGTAGGCTTTCATTAGCCGTCTAACCATCTTATTGGTCAAATTATAATCAGCAAGTTCAGTAAAAATCTTAGCCATACCGATATTATCTCTGAATTTAGCGACCATTTCAGCAGCCTTATAAGCTCCGATTCCTTTGACCTTACATAAATTGTCAACAGCATTAACTTCAAGAGTGGCATATGGATCCGGTAATACTTCATACATATGCTCGACCTGAAGAGGTGTAAATAACGTCTCCAAGAACTTCCTTTTTGATGCCTCATCAGAGGCACCAATAGGAATGGCAGCATACATTGATATGATTTTATACTGAGGCCCAAATTTTGGATGCTCTGTATAATCCGCTTTAATTTTAACAATTTGTCCTACTTCAGGTGTAGCCATATTCCCTGTAAAGACAACATTGCGATTGGTTCCAATTGTTTGTAAATCGCCAGATTCAATATTATCAATAGAGCATTCGATAATTCCAAAATTATCTTTAAAAAATCGTACTCGCTCTATAGAAGCCATAACCTGGATTCTTCCTTTTTCCATTTTTAAACCTTTATCCTTTCACTCTGTGTAACCAATTCTCCGTCTGGTTTAATCTTCGTTATCAATGATAATGTGTGCTTGTATATCGTATCCTTATAAATTAATGGCTGGAAGATGTCTCCTCTTCTTATACCTGCAACTAATAACAGATTTCCCCTTGTAAGCCAACTGTTCTCAAGTATCTCTGACTTACCGGTCTCAGGATTATAAGCAGAAATACGTTTACTGTAAAAGGCATAGTGTCCTTTATTCAGCTTAACATTAACTAGTCCTGTAGGTGTAAGTAAAGACACAATTCTGTGGTTCTTATCTGTCGCTATAATCGTACCGAAGATACGGCTAATTTTAAACTTAGGCATCTTCTTTGCTTCGCCGTCAATATATCGGGTGTAGAATTCATAAGGTTCCGGCTCCTCCGGTAAGGAATTAAAATCTACTACTCCATAATCTTTAGGATTACTATGTGCAAGTTCATGTTCACCATCATAGAAGTTAATAGTCTCTACGCTCCAGTGATTTTTAGGCATCTTTACCTTTTCAATATACAATTTAGTGAAGATCTTATCGTTATATAACTTTAAGGTTGCGTCTGAAGCGAACCAATCTTTTAATGGCTGAATCAACTTATCCGTTTCCTTGATAAAGAGCTTCTCAGAGATTGTATAGTACTCACCTTTAACCCCTGTTACACAACTATCATCAAAGTGTTTCTTAAAAAAGCGCTGAGAGTTCTGATCAAGAACAAATATACGGTCGTGATAACCCTTTTTGGGAATTCTCCTTCCCTTATTGATTACCTTTTCAACACAGTTAGAATCCTTTAAGACATATTTCTTAAAGAAAACAGTTTGTTGTGCCAGAATTAACTCTTCAGGGATAATTCTAAAATCAATGCAGTTGTTGAACTGTGATAAGGTTAGACTGGATATCGGAGAGAAAATATATTCTCTGATAAATCGTTTCATGATGTCTTCCTTATTGCCAAAACAATTGAAACATCCACTTTTAATTAACTTAATCATCTGCGAAGTTTTAATGATTTTACTTTCATAGAGCTTCAGGATTACATCTTTGAATGAGCTGTATGGTCGATTTTCAATTATTGCATTTGCAATATCAGTATTAACTCCATTGATTCCCTTTAATCCAAAACGAATGCTTGAATTTTCTACATCCACATCAAAGCCGAAGTCTGATTTATTTATATCTGGTAGTTCGATATTAACGTTCTGATTGATGATATTTGCAATAGCTACAGCGGTTTTATCGTAATTTGTACTATCATTTTCTTCTTCGTTGTACGAACCTGAGTCTACGATAAGATTTGCTGCCTGCCAATAGATTGGTGGGAATTTATAAGATAGATTCAGCTCCTGAAGGAGAACAATTGAATAACTAAGTGTGTGTGCCTTATTACCTACCGCACTAGGTTTCCCTAGCCTTTTCAGTTGCGGTCTGGACTATACCATCAGCCAACATTCCATATAAATTCTTGTTGGTTGGACTTATTATAGTCTCTGAACATCTCTCTCAATAAAATATACTTTCGACGCATACCATATGGACGGTCATAAACTAAAGCCATTAACTTAAAAATATTAGTTTGCAACGAACTTTCTACTAACCATATTTTTGTTGAAGGATTTTGTATCACATGTAAATCTTCCATAAAAAATTTCTCTTCAAGAATTTCTTTTATCCAATTAACAAAGTCAAAAGACATTGAACAAATATTAAAAGATACAGTTTTTTGAGATGTATAATGAATACATCCATCGCCATCTATTATTCCTCGTAGCAAATACGGAAGAAACTTTTGCTCTTTACATGTTAATGTTCTTAATCCATGAAGAGAATGACTTTTTCTTTCTGTTATGCCGTATCTGGATAATTGTTTAACTTGTTTTTCTCCTGAAAAAACAATACGATACATTGGTTGATAGATATAATTATCTACAGTTCGAGACGGTATAGTTGTATAAAAACCGCCAGAACATTCTGCAATAAATTGAATACAATCTTCATCGGTTAATTGAATACCATAACGATTCTTAACAACATATCCATCTGTTAGCATTAATCCAATGAAATATGCCTTAAATGGTGTATCTATTTCAGAAAAATCTAAATGATATTGTTTTCGATTATCTCTTGCACTTTTAATAATATCTTTATATTCATTTGGATAATACTTTTTTACTTTATCAATAACTGATTTCTTTGATCTAAAGCCGTATTGCCTTAATAATTTTGTCACAGGGACGCCATTGCGATACTGCTCTACTAGACGTAATTCTTCGGCATTGCTTAAACGCTTTATACCCATTTATTTCCTCCTTTCCTTTATTCTATTGAGAGATTTTGCTGCGTTTGATGACCCAATCCTCAAACTTTTTACCATCTCAAAGGCTGTTACTCCTTGCCCTTGTCTGTATCACTACGACAAGTTGGTATTTAAGGCTCTTAGGGACTCCCCGCAATTTAAAGTCTTCTTTTCAAAAATGTCACCATTTTCAGGGTCTAATTTGTCTTGTTAAGTTGGTGAAACCCATAGCCACGCTGTGTCATTATCAGCGTATTCCACACATAGTTAGTCAAGTTCGTTGACAAATTCTTCTTTTTTGCATTCTCAAAGAACTCATTTTGTAGAACCAAGAACTGCTCAGGATTCTTTTTTGCTACACTTTTTCTTAATTTATCTGCCCATGCTAAGCTAAATCCACCGATCTTTGGATGCATCGTCAGTAGGAATAAGAATTCCTGTGCCTCACAGATACCGCAAGATACACCAAGGATTTCTTTCAGAATGTCTTGTTCTTCTAAAGTCAATCCTGCTTCATCCATTTCTCGGTACCATGCTTTGATATCATCGTGGAACCTCGCGTACTTCTGCAGAGGTGGTTCCGCTCCTTTTTCCTGTGCCATTAATCGGATTACTGAGTTAATGGTCGCTAAGTCATCAACTGAATGAGGTTTGATTAAAGCAAGAGCTGCTTTACCAGATTCTTTTTCCATCTGGAATGCACTTATAACTTTATGGTTCCAAAGTAATGACCACATATTATCATCTTCACGAATGCAGTTATATACTCCGATGTACTTTTCATACGTTGCCTTGAGAGATCCTTGCCACTTAATAACTCCATACTTCAACAAAAGATTTAAACAAGCATGAATCTTATCCAGTGCATCAATGCAAAGTAGATCAATCTTAATCAAAGACATATCTTCAAGCTTATGTAAGTCGAACTGAGTGATTACATCGCCTGATTTTGTACGCATTAATGCTGCAGAGTTCGTGATTGGTTCATCAACAATAACTACTCCACCGGCATGTTGCCCTACTCCACAAACCAGTCCTTCGATTTTTTGAGCTGTTTTCCATAATTCAGGATACTTATCCATCTCCGACTTAAACTCTGCGTTTGGTTTCATATCATTTTCAGGATCACCATAATACATTTGATGGAGGTTTCGTGTAATACCTCTATCAGCAACAATTAAAGATGCAATGTAAGATGCAACATCGTTTGATATATCAAGACCCCGTGCAGCGGTTAGAATGGCTTTTCTTGCAGCTTCAGTGGAGAGTGTCATTACTTTAACGGCTCTTTCACTGCCATACACTTCCTTGAAGTGATTTATTACTGTGTCTCTAGCGTTTGACTCAATGTCTGTATCAATATCCAGGACACTCGCTCTTTCGGGGTTCAAAAAACGCCATGGATATGTTTTTGTTGTTTCTCGGAATGGATCCACTTGAATGATGTCTAATAAATATAAGATACAAAAACCGGCTCCAGATCCTCTTGCTGGTCCGACTAAAGTACCGGATTCCCAGGCTAATCTTACATAATCTCGTACTTGCATTAAATAAGCCGACCATCGAACATTCATTTTTTCAGATGATGTCTTAAGATACATAAGGCACTCATCTACAGCAGCATAGCCATCTGGTGTTTGATAATGAGGATTTCGTTCAATGCCATTCAGGACTTCACGAATCATATGTCGGTCACTGTCATACTCACTTTCGAAAAAGTAAGACAAAAGTTTTAGCTTTGTTTTATATTTGTCAAACAAAACCTCGCTAGGTTCGGTTAAATCTTGTGGAATATACGGCATTTTCAATGGCTTGTCTAAGCTATAATCTTCAAGCTTGTCATAAATCATCTGGGTATTGTTAATTGCAGTATTAACTACTTCTGCCCCCAACGATTCATCCATGAAAGAATGAAGCTCCTGCTCGGACATTACATAAGTTGTAGCATAAAAATCGCCCACTTCACGTTCATGATCGTCTGTTTCTGCTTTCAAAAAGGCTTCATGAATTGGCCTGTCTTCGGCGGTCAGATAATGAGCATCGGTTGTAACGATATATGGAATATCAAGTTCTTCCGAAATCCGAGTAATCGTCTGATTCACAATCGTCTGTTCTTCAGTAGTTCCCGGTTGCATTTCAAGGAAGAAATATCCGTGACCAAATAATTCATCCATGTATTGGCACCATCCAATTACCGCATCCCATAAATCATCAATTGGATTAGCATGATACTGAAGAATCCAGTATGCTAAATTTCCTCCCAAACAGGCCGAACTACCAATCAGATGACCTTTATATTCTTTTAACAATTCTTCTAATTCATCATAGTAAGTGGGAACACGATAATGATAATAAACAAAGGCATTATGACACCATGAGTGCGTACTTAATTCTCTTATCGCTTGATGCCCTATAGCATCTAAAGCAAGCAGAATAAAGTGACTGAACCGGCTTTCACTGGTCACGTCCTCTTCATTTACGTCACGGGTACAAAGATAGATTTCGTTGCCTAGACCAAGTTTAAAATTCTCCCAACCAGGCTCTTTCGCCATCTTGTGGAAGTATTGTAAGGCGACCTGATGTGCAGTTACAGATTCATGATCTGTAATACAAATACCGCTATGTCCAATATCATGAGCATAGCGGATTAAATCTACCACCTTATTGGTCGAGTCGCGAAACCTAAGATTGGATCCCATATCAGTATGATTGTGAATTCCAATATACATATCGGTCGCTCCTCTCTTATTAAAACACTAATTTTCTCTTCGTTCCAACATTTAATTTTGTAGGCTGTTCAAAAGAAAATAAATCATCCCACGGCTTAGCTTTATCAAATGTCTTATTCTCTGGAGTCCAGAGACTATGATACTCGCATAAATTCTTAAACTCATGCGCATCATGATTAGTTTTGCAGTATGCACACCAATGACATAATGGAGTAGGATTAGGTTTATAGACGCTCGTCTTCTTCAATTCATCGATACTGTCGAAGATTTTATCTAACTTCTTATCTAATCGTTTCTCCCAGCCTTTAGTTAACGCATTCTGCTGATCATCAATCAGAATAAAACGATATAAACTCTCGACCGGCAGCTGTCCTGTCTCAGAATAAATTGCTAAAGCGTAAATTCCGAACTGTAATGAGGTTGGAAGCTCACTTTTGGCAAAAATCTTTTTCGAGGTTTTATAGTCAATTGTCCGAAACTCTTCTCCCTGTAGGGTTTTACGCACATCGACTCTGTCGATAAATCCTGATAAAATCGCTCTTTCATTCCAGACAAACCCAAATGGATGTTCGCACCATTTTGGTTTCCATTCGGTGTTCATCATCTCACTCTCAAGAACCTTCTGGAAGATGTTCATCTTCTCAGGATAACTCATTCCGGAAGCGTTATCAGGTTTATTCCATTCCATGAAATATTTCTTTGCCAATGCAGGTACTCCGAGCAAATGTTCGGTTGTTTTCGTATCATCAGGCTCTGGATTAGCTCCATTATCTATTATAGACTTTAATTTTGACTTGTCAACCTCTTCGCAATTAATAATCATATTTCCTTTATCTTCAAGAACCTTATGACAAAGACTACCAAGTTCTAAAGCTAAAGTGGTATCTGAAGTATAATGACCATCTATATACTTTAGTTTATATTGCATTGGGCAATGAAGAAAAGTACTTAATCTACTATAAGAGAACTTCTCAAAGTTCTTATAGTCTTCTTCTGTGGCTAGACGAACCTTGTTCTTAAAGATATCAATGGTACTCATATTACTTTTTCACCGCTTCCCTATATGCCTCTACACTTTCTCTTAATAGATCAGCGTTCTTCTTTGCTGCAACAGTCTTTCTTACATCCTCTAAAAGCTGTTTGATATTGCATCTTACTCCTGGGATCAAAGATAAATTATCGTCATTGAGATCAAAAGATCTTGGGTGACCATCCAGTCCCATTCCATAAACAATGCCCTTCTTTACATCAGTTACAATGATTGACTCTACTGGTCTATCGTTCCGCTTATATTCACATATAGCTCCAACCTCGACCATCGTGTAAAGATTCAGTCTCCGCTTAATATCATCAGCAGAATACTTCTCATATACATCTCCAACGGTGTTCTGACCGAAAATCTCCTTTAATACAGAAGAAGGAAGATATAGCATTCGGCTATCAACATCGAATGTTTTTCTCTCATCTTCTTCCTTCATTTTAAACATTTGATCAAATGAAAACATTTCCTTAATCCTTTCTACTGTTCGTCCTCTAAGACTTCTTGAACTTCCTTCATCGTAATCTGAATTTTGTTATCAAGAAGTCTTAGTAAAACATCTTTACCTTTATCTGTTGGTGAACCTTTGTAAGGCAACAAATCTTCTTTATCCAATAACAAGCAAACCTTAACGTATGGAACTAATGGAGCAACAGTCCTTACTAACTTGTTATAGTAAATGGTTGCATCATAGCTTTCGCTGTCCTCATATTCTTTATCGAATCCAACGATTACTTCAGATACCTTTAAGTCCTGAATAATAATTCTAACCTGCTCCGGTGTAATATTCGAACCACATACAGCACAAACAAAACTATCTTCACCGAAGTAAGTATAAGCTTGCATGCAGCTCTTTTCGCCTTCAACCAGCATTATCTTCTTACATCTCATGACCTTATCCTTAACAACATTTAAGCCGTAAAGATTGTTACCTAAATGATGCGCAAGAAACTCTCCATTAACCTGGAGCGGTACATATTTACCGATCCTTTCGATATCATCCTCATCAATATATCTTCCACGGATTCCGATCAACCGGTTATCCATATCTCTATGAGGAATCGTTATCTGATTAGTAAGTCCGTAATATCCGATCTCGAATCTTCCAAGTGCTTCAAGTGAGATATTATCATTCAACCATAACTCATGCGGAGCGTAATAGAATATCTCAAGGATATGCTCATTTAACTCCTTAAAAGGAGTAACTTCATTTCCTTTTGAAGTCACAGCTTTAATTCGATTAATCCAAGAAAAATCATTAATTTTCTTTGTCTGGGTCTTTAGCGAATCACCTTTTAAGATGGATAACTTTCCCGTGAAAGACCCGATCCAATATAAAGCCTTATACCATGTAAGAGTTTTGCCTTGCATTCGGTTAGCTCTCATGACCAACTCAATGATGTTAAAACTATCATCACACCCTGAGTAGCAATGGAATACTCTACCATTATGTCTACCTTGAGGTTCATGATAATAATACAATTTATAACTATTACTTGGATCTGGCTGATTGTGACAGATAGTTTGGAATATCAAATTCCCTTTACTATCATGCCTTGGTTCACCAGAACCAAGATAAGTGACAATGCGAATGATATCATCCTTTGTGAGACTGTTTAAGATCTCGTCTTTGTTTAGATACATAGACACCTCTTAGAACATCAATTTACCGTTTTTATTTACGACCGAACTTGTCTTCTGTGGCTCTGGATCGACTTCCTTTACCGCTTCAGACTCTTCTACAGTAGGTTCTTCATTGATAATTTCGTCTTCCTTGAAATCGTCATCGGTCATATAATGGCTTTGAGTCTCTACAACCACATCCGCATTTTCGATTTTAGTAATATCTACATCAATTAAAGTAAAGTCAAAGTCTGTTACAAACAACGGCTCTTCGGTCATTGTACCTAAATCATAGTATGACCAAATAATAATGTTTGATAACTGACCGCCACGAACTTTATAGCACCAGGACGCAAAATTCGGCATTTTAATACCAACCTTTGCACTCTTGCGAATGACTGGCTCCAGCCGTTTCAACTCTGCCTTTGTCGGCTTCATCTGGATGATACCAACATCTAACTTGTTTGCTAACGACTTAGCTCCTGCAAGTAAGTTCTGGTTCTTATAGTGTGCATCAATCGCTTCTGGCTTCAACTGGGAAGCGCTGAAAATAAAGATATCCAGCTTTTGTGCTAAAGCTTTCAGCTCTGTGGCAAAATCCAGTAAGATCTGATGCTCACCTAGCCTCATTCCCGAATTTCGATTGGCTTCTCCCATTGCTTTAACACTCATCCAGATATAATCAAAGAACACATATCTTACACCATATTGACGATGATATCTTTTAATGATATTGATAATATCTGAAATGCCGAACTCGTATATCTGTTCGATAAATATCGGAGATTGCTTAATATACTCAGCTGCCTGAAGCACTCTTTCATATTCTCCCGGTTCATAAGTCCTACGAAGAATATGATCTTCGTTAACCTTTGCAACAGATGCAAGTAAAGGTGTCTGAATCTCACGAATCGCCATCTCTGTTGTAAGGAATAGAGTTGGCTCACTCCATCCAGTGTGGATAAAATCGCCCTTCTTTACATCATAAACGTAAGGGATTGCGATATTCCGTGCATCACCGATAGCTAATCGTGTTTTACCTTGACCTTGTAATAAAGAACGTAAATATAAACATCCAGTACGTGCTCCCCTTGTAACACTTCCAATTCCGTCATCAGCTAATGGAACACCGATAGCTGGAGCTTCATGGAGTTCTTCAATCAGATCCAATAATCCCTCACCAGCCTGACATCCTTCACTTAATTCAGACTGACAAAAACTTGATTGTGGTTGCAAAACAAAAGTAGATTCAACGGTCTCTACAATATCCTGTTCTGTATAATTCTCGAACTTCTCTTCTTCTTTATTCAGCTGGTCACTAGGAGCTGAAGGATTATAGATGAATCGGGTATCCAACCCCTTCTTCTCATAATATCTAAGCAACGAGAATTTTCTCATTCGATGATAGAAATAATCGAAGTTCTCAAGGCTTGCCATCCCTTTGGCACTCGATAAATACTCTAAACCATTATTCCCCTGAAATATCTTATACTGCTCATCGTATGAACTTAAATAAGAATCTATAGCAAATTCATCTATCTTAGTCATACCTTGCATTTCAAGGTTATAAATTGCGACATAAAGAATTTTGTAGAAATCTTCCACCTCGAAATCTTCTACCGACAGTGGATGATCTACATCTTCCACCAGACCAGGCTCCTGCATGAAGCAACCTAATGTGTTGAGGATAGCCCTAGTATCCGCTAAACCACTATAACTCATACGCCACTCTTTCCAATTTGTGTGATATCAAGTTGCTTTATTTTTCTAGTACGATGAGGATCTATCACAACGGTTCTCCGTTTATACATTCCTTTAAGATCTATGTCAGCATTATTCTTCTCCACATCATGAATGGATTTAAAGTATTTCTCAGCATCTCTGTAATAATACGGGATCCGTTCAATTCCAGATTCATCTGGTAAAAGAATATTAGTCTGGATCTCGTGCAGATACTGTAATGTATCGTACATTCCGTCCCAAGTTAAACCGTATCGATTAACATATTTGTCAATTAAAGAATAATGTTTGGCTTCAATCTTTTCATCCCCTAGACACTTATGAACATAATCATAAAACCTTCGCTTATGTTTATATTCCTCTTCGCTCATCGGACCTTTTGCTTCGGCTTGAGAAACGGTAGTTTTTTTCTTTACTCCGGTCGATACTACTTTTCTTTTGCCTGCGGCTTTTCTCTTAAGCTCTTTTTCCTTTTCGGAGAGAAGGACAGAACTATAAGTGTTAAAGCATTTTGTATGAGCGTATCCATTTTTATAGGGCACAGACTGAGAATTATCCTCAATCCATGCCCCACAAATCTTACATTTACGTCTTCCCATTTACCTTAGAGAAGTGCTCTTAACTTACTAAGAATTACTTCTACAGCCTGTTGCTGCTTCGGAGTGCAGTCAGCAACCATCTTACCAGCACCAAGGACGCTTTCAACGACTTCCTGAAGCTCATTAGTTCCACCGAACTTATCAACGACCTTCTGGGCAACTTCCTGAATCTCATCCATAACCTCATCAAACGAGCGAGTCTCAGTTTCAAACTGCTTATCTCTTTCTGCTCTGCTTACCGGAGCAACACCCTCTACCTTCTCCTGACGGTCAAGAGCATCATAATAAGCCTTGATCAGGCTCTCAGCTGTATAATCCTCGATCTTAACGTCAAAATAATCATTACGTGTTCTTGCAAAGCAATGTCCCGGAGAACCAGCAAGAATCATTGAAGAATGAATTCTCTTTCCTGTAGCTTCATCTACTCCATTGCCCTCAACATAACCGATAATCTCTGAGTGATTAAGAATAATTGGAAGCATACGCTTCTTATCACCAACCGGAATAGCTGTTCCATCCTCGCCGATCGTAGCATGAAGAATGAAATGAACACAGAATCCTGAACCAATAATCTTCAGCATCTCGGATTCCCATTCATTCTGCAGCTCCTGCCATAAACCATAACCAGAGTTACCTTCCTTGATCTTTGTTACCCCATTGGTCTGGCAAAGGAACTCTTCACAATACTTCCATGCGATTTCCATTTCATCGAGAATGATTGTCTGGAAGTGCTGATGCAGCTGCTCAAAGTTACGAGGATCAGTAAGGGTTGCGAAGAATCTCTTCAGATCTGCCCAGTTCTTAATCGGCTGGAACGGAATGTTATTAATTCCTGAAAGACCACTCTTACCAAAAGCAATGTAATAAGGCTTCTCCATCTTTACCGCAACCGGCGTTTTACCTACACCACCAAGTCCGTAAGATGTGATCACAAGTCCATCGGTGGATTTTGCCACATGAGACACTTCGGGATTCAGAATAGCCTGGAGAGAGAATGGAAGAACCGGAGCTACTGTAGCTTCAGTATTTTCAACGGCTTCCGTTGTCTCAATGTTTTCCGTATTAGTTTCTGTTGTTGCCATATTAATAATTCAACCTTTCTTTTTTAATAGTGTCACGAAAACTAATCAATTTCCGTGACACTTACTACAGTTACGATTAGAAGCCTAATGTACGACCCATCTTAGCTCCTGAAGGCTTAGACTGACTAGCTGGAGTAAAATTATTTCCATTATGCTCTTCTTCAAGCCTTCTCTTACGCTCAGCAATAGCAGCATTAATTGTCTCAGAATTATATGGAGCAACAGGAGTGATGCCTTCCTCATAAGGCGCAACAGCGTTCTCAATAATCAGCTCTGTCTTATTGATAGTCTCAACCTTTTCCTTTGGCTTACCGATAACTACTGGAATCTGTGTAACCTTTGTCACACGGTTATTGCTGATCTTACCGAAGAACTTGGTCGTCTGTCCTGCAGCGAAGATCGACTGAATATCATTTGCAATATCTTCTGGGGCAATCAAAGTAAGAGGCTCAATTCCGTTATATGTAGGCATCCAACCAGTTACAACGGCACGACCGGTTACCATTCCCTTGGTATCTACTTCAGGAGCCACAGACTTAATAAACATCTCAACTTCGAACTCAGCCTTTGGCTCGAAATCTTCTGTCACACGATTAAAGAAATTAGACTTAAAACCAACTCTTGTTGTCATACTTCTTGCATCAGTGTAGAGGTTAATGTTGCCCTTTGTAATCCGAACTCGATCAGCATTTTCTTCGCCGACATCAGCGATACTCTTATAAGTGTCACGGATTGTTTCAAATCCCTTGTAAAGAGAATTCGGACTGCCATCCTTCTTTAAACGGTTGCAGTTCAGAGAGAACTTAATAAAACTAGTGTCTCCAGTCTTAACAGTGATATGACCTTTAAGACCGATTACTTCCTGGGTCTTCGCATCCTTCTTATCCTGGAAATCCATCTCGGATACAAGCCCCTCGACGTTAACCTGATTCTCAGCCTCTCTTAAATTTGTCTCGTTACTCATAGTTAATAATTCCTTTCAATTAATTTTGACTACTTATGGTATTTATAGAATCTGGAATCGTTATTAACGTCCAGAGATTCATCTTCCACTACTTTTATAACCATATAACTACCGCAATTGGGGCATTTGGCTAATTTAGTTGAATAACCCAAACCTTTATCATCCCATTTAATGGTAGCTTTATGCAGATCAAAAACGGTATTGCATTTTTGACAAAATTTTTGTTTGTTTACATTCAAAGATCTTTCCTCTCATTTCTATCCTCCAACTAGAATTACTACTAAACCATGGTTACATGTGCCTAATGGGATTCGAACCCACGACACCTCGATTAAAAGTCGAGTGCTCTGCCAACTGAGCTACAGGCACTTAGAAATATTACCTTTCTCACTCTCTCCTAAAAGAGCGAGCTTTCACGACTATTCCACATTACATAGCCAATCTTAATGGACTCGTCCATCAGTGTTATATCAGTCCGAAAACTATAGTGGGCAATAATAATTTAATATTAATTTTGTTTAAAATAGACCTTCTGGGACTCGAACCCAGGACAGACACGGCTTATAAGGCCGCCGCTCTAACCAACTGAGCTAAAGGTCCAAAAGTGGAATCCCAAACAATCTCACAGATTCCTGCTACGAGTTACCGTGCATCAGCCAAGCATCGGATTATCGTAGGTTTTTCGGTATTTTTTCATCACTAAGGCTTTTAGTGTTTTCCTCATGTTTCACGTTAGATTTTCGTACTAACAAGCTACAACTGTCGACTTAGTAGCAACGTTCAGTCCTAAATACTTAGGTTAGATTCCTCTGAATGCTATCTAACCTAATTTTAATCAGTTAATCTAATCAGTTAGTTAATGTAATCACTTAGTTAATCATTTGGTTTGCAAACCTGAGTAGCTCGAAGGAGAATCGAACCCCTGTCTCCACCGTGAAAGGGTGGCATCTTAACCACTTGACTATCGAGCCATGCTATTTGAACTAAGCTTTGGGATCCTATTCGAAATCAGATCCTTTGCTACGCGCGATTTTTTCGTTCTTCTTACAGCCAGGGGACGATGTCCCCTAACCGCAAAGGCTAATAGTTTAGCCCTAGACTGGGGTACTCGGATTTGAACCGAGGAATTAGGGAGTCAAAGTCCCCTGCCTTACCGCTTGGCGATACCCCATTACCCGGCTTTTCAGCCGGATAGAAAAATGTAGGAGGTATAATATCTACAGATTTAATTCTGTAGACTGCTGACAAAAGGATTTGCACCTTTACGAGATTGTACTTCTCTCCAGAGTTTCTCACTCCTGTGTCTACTTCCACCATGTCAGCAAATCAGATTCTTGAATCTGAGATAACTCCAACGGGGATCGAACCCGTGTTACCGCCGTGAAAGGGCGATGTCTTAACCGCTTGACCATGGAGCCTTGCGAAGAACTTAAGTCCTTCGACTTTTTAATAGTAACACCTTTTCCCTTGTTTGTCAACATATAATTTTGACAGGTGTTTGTTAAATAGAAAACTGTCCGGAAGTCTTCTATTTCTTTTTCCTTACATTAACTATACTACACCACTTTGCATGATAAGTCAACTGTAATTTTGACTTCTATTTTAAAATGGTGAATTCTTGAGACCATTTTTTATCTTTACTTGTTAATCTATATACTATATCTGTTCCAATGTCTTGCAACTTCCGGATCTCCCAATATTCTTTATCAATTTGTAAATCCCTATCCATATCACCCATTATTTCGAGTTTTTCATCATCGTCATCCAGATCAGTTAATAAAAAAGTACTCTGTAACCCTCCAATCATTTCATCATCTTCGTTTTTAAAGATAATGTTTAGATAGACTTCTGATTGTTTATTTATGATATTCCCTAAGTCTACTACGAAATCTGCCCATACCTTCACACTACAGTCGTTCATTACTTCTCTCCCTTTCATTTTATTATTTAGCATTAACAAGGTTGATATGATGATTTTTTATTTCTTCATCCGTAAAATTCATCAATATTTTTTGCAAAGCTGCTTTGTCATAAGAAGTCGCAAAAATCTTCTCTGAATAGAAACCGTGACACTCACCGTCCTTATCAAACTCGATTTCTCTGCCAACAATATAGTACTTCTCTTTCTGTTTTGAGTGTTTTAATGTATCTTTTAACTGCTTTTCTTTAAAGTCTTTCTTTTTCTGCTTCGGTTTTGAGCTGCTGATCTTAGAAAGTGATTCAAGATAATTATGGTCAAAAGAACTCAGAGAATGCCACGCTATTACGTTTATTCGCTCCATGCTTTTTTGACCATCAGCAGTATTTTTTCGACGGTACCAACACTTATGCTGATAATCATACACCGCTATCCCAGGGAATGGATCCCCCTGGATAGCACACGCAAAACAGTTCCATCCATTTTCATGAACATCTTCAGCGGATGGGAGCCTATCATAAATCCATTTGTTAATATCCATCACTGTCCCCGCATCAAACAACTGTTCTAGTACATTCACATTATAGCACCTTTTTATTTTTTGACAAGTGCAAAAACAGTTGTTTTTTATTTTCTTAAAGCAAATCCATATTTAGAAATAAATGTACTCTTAACAATGTTCCTTCCAAACTGCTTTTTGATATATGCGATTCTTGTTCCATCATCAGTTGTAAGGAACTCTTCCCCACTAATTCCAAGCTTTTCACTTTCTGTGTTGATATAATGAATAATACCGCTATTAATCAAACTCATCTTATTGATTCCCACCGTGCCCAGCCACTTAAGGATCCGTACTAATCTGGTATAAATTCTTCTACCCTTATTCAATAAATCCTTATCCGGGTCAGTCCCCCATACCCCAGGAAAATCGTTGATGATATACTGAGTTGGAACCAAGTTGATACTTTCAATAGTTTCACCAGTTAAAGGACTGTATACATAGGTTGTATCAGCTTCTAAAGCAAAATGATACAGTTCTTTACTAATCATTACGTCACGCTCTTTCTTGCTATCAGTAACATGTATTGTAATATTCTCTAGATCGTTGCAAGTGATATTTTTGGCTTCGGCAAGCGCAATCTCAAGATATTCTTTACCACAGATGCCTTCAAACAAGCAAAGAAGAATAAATGCATCACTTGGATTCTCTAATTGTTTAGCTAGATCCAGTACTTGCTCTCTTGTGATTACTGATTTCTCAACAATGATCTGGAAAATACACTGTTGCAACTGCTGCCTATCGATGACTCTGAAATAATTGATGTTCGTTTTTACCATCATCTTACTTAAAGCCCAGTCTCCATATAACGCTAAACGACTGTTTAAATTATACAGAGAATCAATTGAGGTCCAAACGTAATTTTTGTACATTTCAATGATTTCGAACTGGTTAAAGTCATAGACATCTTTACCGAATTTCTCTTCAAAGGGTTTACAAATATCAAATGCCCTTCCTAAACTTCCTTCCGGTGTTGTCGTGTTTGATTTCTTCCAACTAATGTAACGATGTTTAATCTCGTTATTGTAATATTCTTTCTCTTCTTCAGTTTTATACTCTTCATTCATTGGCATAGGCTTTCGACCTCCCCTTTGAAAGTCTTATTTTATTGTTCATTTTTCTTGCTGCTCCAGATTGTCTAAGATGTTTTCGAGTGCTCTTCGAGGAGCTTTTATTCTGAAGGCTTTATCATACTTTGGATCATTTTTAATTAATTTAAGATATCGTTGGTACTTTTCTATCACTGTTTTTCTCTTAAGAGATGTATCATCTAATTTTTTCTTAACCAAATACATTAAAACAAACAACTCATAGAATAGTAATGTTCTATCAAGAGAAATGATTCCCTCGTCAAAGAGGTTCTCCAGTTCTTCAGCTATATCATTTTTGATTTTAACAAGTTCTGGTATCTTATATTTTTTCTTGGAATTTATCCAGAGATACCCAATAATCGCTGAGAATTCAGCATAATCAATAACGCCATCATGCCGCTTAATTAACTGCCTATAGTTAAATTCCTTATCAGTAATCATTTTTTCAACGATTACATTTGCATTTGATCCAGTATCCATAGAAGCTTGATCAACCTTAGTCATATGAGTCTTCTTGTCTTCTTGGAAGATAAAGCTTCGAACCTCTTTATCCTGAAAATACAGGATCCTTAACTCGATGGGATAGTTAAAAGACGCATCTCTACCACGCATTTTTGCCATTGCCTGGTATCTATGATATCCATCAGAAATATCGAAGTGATCAAGGTCATTAATTATAAGTTCGTTCTTCTCAGAATCATATACAACAGATGCATTTTCGTCTTCATCCATTGGAATGTTCAAGGTAATTGTATTCGGGATAAAGGTTCCTCCAGCATATTCCTCCATAATGGAATCAACTGCAGTTTTATTTAAACTAATCTCATAATATTCTTCTGTCCCTCGAATAACTCGCTTCATAACTCGCTGAGCATCGAAATTATAATTCAGCATACCATGCTTCTGCAGATTAATTAAAAACTCTACATCTGACACGCCAATCCACTGGGTTGCAGCGTTTGGATCTCCTTGAGTAACCGGGAAACACTTGATCCGTATAGGTCCTTTTATCTTCTCTACATGATATTTTTCAGTAGAGTAATCTTTAATTTCTTTTTCTGTGAAAAACTCATTAACAATTGAACTCTGATTAAAATGGTCAATCGCATAAGCTGTAGCAAAAAGAAAAAAATTAGAAACAGAATCTAATCCTACTCCGCGAAAAAGATAATCAGCTATCTGGTCTCTCGGAATTTCAAACTGTCTTTGGACATAATCACAAAGATCAATATTAAGATTTCCAGTGGATATACCACCATTTTTTGAAGCTATTGAATCAGCTGTTTCTTTTATTTTTTTATATAATTCTTCTCTTGTTTTAATCATAGCTGCCACTTCCCCTATTAATAAATAATTCTCACACCTATAATGTACAACAGAAAATATAATTTTGTCAATTAAAAAACCTAAAAACTGCCGGTTAGCATTTATTATGCTAGATCGTCCATGGTATAGACCGCACTAAATCACTAAGTTCATCAATTTCAGAATAATCTATAATGTCTGGATTCATAATTAGGATAGAATCACAATCCCAACCGTATAAATCGAAATATAAATCACGGTCTTCAGCTATTCCACGTACCTCGATAGCATCAATACCATCTGCTAACATTTTTTCGAAGTCAAGGCAAGTCCACTCCAATCGTACGTCTCCTGGTAATTTTTCCTTTGGAATTTTTGGTAAGGAATTTAAGTCTTCTGAACAATGGATTTCAACAACATTCGCTCCCTTTTTAAGTGGAAAACTAATGTGCTTTTCATAACCTATCCATTTATCAAGCACTTTATGGTTATAATCTATCCAGTTAAATCCATCCTTACAGTTTCGACTTGCCCAGAATCCTCCAGAAGGTTTTGTCATAGCAAATCTGTTTTTGATTGGTTCGATTTTCTTTCGATCAAAAAGATCCCCAAAATGAATATAACGACCATCCCATTCTTTTGGAGGATCATAATAATTGTAATTAAGATTCATAAAGTCACCTATTCTATTCTTCTATATTGCTAATAATTTTGCCCATAATATCTGCCGCTTTTCGCTTCTTCTCATCTCCACCTCTAATATACATCTTGGTAATTGTGGGACTGGAATGAGACATCATTTCCTGGACAAGTACTATGTCCTTCGTTTGATTATACAACTGAGTCGCAAAAGTGGCTCTCAACTTATGGGGCGAAATCTTCTTACCAATGATCCGCTGTGAGAATCTCTCTACTATCTCGCAGATACTCTGCTCTGATAGTCTATTTCCCTTTCTTGAAATAAACAAGGCATTTTTATCAGTTACTTCTATTTCATGAAGTTTTATCTTTCTATCTTCTATCCACTCTTTTAATGCATCTAAAGTGTTTTGAGGAATCGGGTGATCAACAACTAAATGTCCCTTATCTGTAGCAGTAATCACAGCTTTCTCAAAGTTAACACTATTTACATCTAACTTATACACAGCTCCTTTACGGATTCCAGTAGTTAACATCACAAGAATTAAAGCTCTATCTCTTTTTTTCCATTTAGCTTGGACACTAACTGCGTGGTGAGTTCCAATTCCCGTATCGATTGTTTGAAGCAGTTTTTTAATTTCTGCTTTTGTTAAGTAATTCTTTTTTCTTTTCTCGATTGTTTCTTCTGTCTCAAACGGCTTTGGACGTTTAATTCTCTCCATTGCATAATCTTCATTTAGCCCACTTGCTTGAAGATAATAAGAAAACTTTTTTAATCCGGAATAAACAGCAATTCTATATGATGAAGTCTTAGTTCTTAGTGAAGCTAAATAATTAATATAATCATCGTATTTAATTTCTTTAACTGGCTTACCACAATAATCAACAAAGACTACAACATAGCGCAAATACGCAAGAGCTGTAGTAATTGAACCATCCATCATTGAGTTAAAGAACCCTTCCAAGTACGGTTTGTCAGGGTTCTTCTCAAATATCTTATGCGCAGCTGACACTCGATTTTCTTCAAAAACTCGGTTTCCGTCCATATTCGCGACACCTCCTTTAGGCTTTGTCTTTTTGTATAGGTTTTCTTATCCAACTTATTGCTAACTGAGACGGCATAAAACCACTTTCATGCCCTGCAATAACATATTTATTCCAGAACTCTTTATCTCGCAATTCTTCTGGAGTATCAGCCAGCATCTGTTGATGTAATTTTATTATTTCCTTTTTCTTTTCCTCTAGTGCATGTTTACTTCGATCTGGATTAAAGTCAGAATCATCTCCCGGATAAGTGAGTCCCAATCTCTGTCCATCACAAAGTCGAACGGGGTCACCTGTTATTAAATCCATAAAGTAAAATGCAGTATCATATTGACATATGCACATATATCTCCCAGTTTCTTTGTCTTTATATATGCCATCTTTAATCGGAACTGCTGTCATACGAGGATCATCATATATATATCCTTCTCGTTCAAGTCGTTCTGCTCTTTTAGTGCAATCCTCAAGAATTTTATGACTTTTTACATCTAAAACATAGCAATGCCCCCGATTGTCACGGTGACAAATGACATAACTATGGAGACGAACACTATAGTCTCCGAATTTTGTAGGGACCGTTCCCCAAAAATCATCATAACGAGGGTTTTTATAGTAATCCTCGTCTGTTGTATTAAAAAAAACAGAACATATCCAAATAAGTATCATTAACACTATAAAAGCTGGCACACAGTCTTTTATTAAACAACGTATCAAATAAATCAACGGACTGTCCCAGAATATCCATAACAATAAACCAATCAGTACAATAAATTCTGTCACCTCTAGGATAAATAGTTTTTCTTTTGATTTTTGACTTATTTTCATATCCCCCGCCTCGTTAATAAATGCTTTCTAATCCCTCTATAGCCTCCTCTATACTATTAACCACTTCGTCTAAAGTGTCAATAGCTTCTTCTGACTCTTCGCCTCGTGTACTTCCTTGAAGATTCTCTGGCATTGAATCATACGCATCTTGCTCTTCGTACATTACGTTCTGCACTTCACTTTTTATTCCATCAAGTTTCGTTGAAATTGTTGATATAATTTTTCTCCTTGCGTTATTCATTAAAAAAATTCCTTTCTTAAACAAAAATCTCCATTTCTGATTTCCAACATTTTTTCTATTTTCTTACAGAAAGGGCACCAAATATCTTTGATGTGTCCTTTCTTTCGATTCTTGCATTTGCCTCTGGGAATAGGAAAAGATTTTCCACACTTAGGGCAAACACAATAGCTAATCGTGAAGTTGCGTCTTCTTAGAGTTCGTGAAATGTACCTCACCACTTTCTATCTATTTAACTGTACCATTTATTGCAAATGATATCAACATTTAATTCTGACTTCTAATGTGCAGAAAAAATAACATGCTCCCCTCTCTTTAATGCCCAGCATCCAGCTTCTTCAGTTCTATCTGACTTTCGATTGAAATAGCATTCAGAACAATTCCCTGTACAATATTTCGCACCAAATTTGGGAGCTGTTGTGCTTCCGTCCTGCCAAAGAACATGACTTTCAGGCAAATTATAAGGGTTATCTATCTCAACGCCTTTCCACCTAGAGAAGATTACATGCATGTTTTCTGGAATTTCATTTCCTTCATCCAGCCAACGATTGAAATCTGCATAGTTCTTGGTGAAAAAAAGAACGTGTGTGATTGGATTTTCCAAACAAATCGTCTGGATATACCCGAAATCTTCGTAGATAAGATCGCCACCAACATTAATTCTCAATTCTTCAACATACTGTGCCTTAATCTGGTTGCTGATCTCTCGCCAGTATCTTATAGTATCTAATTCATGAATTGCTGAATTTTTCGCTCGATCGTTTATTACTGAAGGCATTAACAAATCATTACGTATATCATAACAATCGTTGCAGCACCCTGAACAATTAGGACAATCTATTATTGGAGCAAGTGAGACGGTATAGCAGTTATTCCCCGTCTTTCTATTTCCTGGCTGAATCTTTACATGAGCGTTGGTAATGTTTCTTTTCCAAAACTCTTTTCGTTTGAGTAACTTTTGGATTCTCGTATTTATCGCTTCGTCAGAAAAGGTACCAACTTTCTTTGGAGCGATTGTTATCGTTTTTGCTGATCCCATAATCTTTTCTTCTTTCTTTAATTAAAAAAGAGATGCAGTGATTGCATCTCTTGTATTCTTGGTATATTCTGTTTTACTCTTTAGTTGCCATCGCATTTTTTGGATTGCAGCTACTGAACGATGGATCTTTTTCGCTAATTCGGTATCCGAGATTTCATGTTTTTGAACCATTCTCATCTCAGCTAATGTCCATCGATGCAACCTATTTCGCCCAGTTGAAGTTCGAGCGTAGTACTTTTTGTTGTATTCGGCTCTAGCTATTTTTAACTTAGGATTATTTGTGTACCTTGACATTAATTTTCCTTTCTTCGGATAGGTTCTTTCCCTTCAGCTTCAGCTCGAAGGATCTTGAAAGGGTCCTTACCAGCTTCTTTTGCGGCATAAGCTTCTCGATTTTTCATTTTAAAAATCTCAAACCCGTCTATCTCACCAATTTTACAATATTTAGATAAATCTATCATAAGACCTTCTTTCTATCGGTTCCGAACCGAAAAATCTGGATCAAGCAAGATCCCGGACAGATAGCACGGTTCCCCGTCTGTCTCAATTGCATAACTTCTGTTATTAACATGCAAATAATATTCACAACTACCATAATCAATTCCGTAGTCTTCCATAGCTTTGTGGAAAGATTCTTCGACTTTTTCTGTTGCTCGTGCGAGTCCTAGTCTTGAAACAGATTCAACGTTTAATCCCGAATGATGGGTGAATTCCACGAAAGTCCACAAAGATTTAGAAATAGCAAGTATTACTACCCAATAATATAATCCATCCTTTTGATAACAAAACCATCTTGCGTTTTCTTCAGAAGTCTCAATCTTTCCGCCTGGAGTTTTAAAAAACAATTCCTTTGAATACTCTTTATACATATCAATAACTTCCTTACGAGCTTCAGGCAAACTGGACCGGATTGTAAATTGACTACTCTTACAACCTTCTCTAGCTTCGATAATAAGATAAGACTTGTCCAAAGACCAGTCCGGTAAAAGTTTCTCGAAGCCTGCTGTGTTAACGTAGTATAACCCGTATCCCTCTAACTCTATGACATCACTAATAGACAGTGAACGCCCATAATAATCTCCGGGCAAGTTAATGTTAAATCTCTCGAACAATCTTTCTAGTAGTTCGTTTAGATTATTTAATGTCTTTGTTTCCCCTTCGTAGACTACTTTATAATCTCTTGGAGAGATCTTGATATTATGTTCCTCTAAGAAATCTACTGACATATAGCTATACCGCACTTCATGCGGATCTACAATCTGATAAATTTTGTATTTCATTTAATCGCCTCACTTTCCTATACTAGAGTGTTCTTTAATCACTCTTATACCATCAGGTGTTCCACGTAAATATAACGTCACTAATTTGTTATCATAGAAACATTTTGGGCATAAACATCCATGGTATTTCATAGGGTTATTATCAACACTATACATTCTATTTCCGCAACAATCTGTGATGAAGAACATTCCATTTCCATGTAATTCTTCACAATACTGATAAGTTGCTTCTGATTTTTCCATTACTCATTCCTCTTCTACGTCCTTGAAAAACTTAACCGCTCTTCCGCACTTAATACATCTCGGCTTACCCTCTTTTTTACTAACAAATTTGATATCGCGAACCATTCCGCTTTCGCTATATATAACTTCTCTTGTAACAATTTGTCTTATCTTGTAAACCTTTATTTTCCCACAGTTTCGGCATATAATCATGCTTTGTCCTCATTCTCCATAATCAGCTTAACCAGCTTTCTTCTGCAATTGTCGCACAATACAACGGACGTTCCATTGCTACCATCTTGTGAAAACTTAATCCTTTTCGTTTCTGTCCTCTTTAAGCAACTACAACACCACTCTCTACCGCTTTTTGTACATGCTTCGACTATTTCAATCATACGTCCTCACTTTCTTCAAGAGCCGGCTCTTCATTATCGGCATATATCCGCTCACGAATGGATGTAATAGCCACCGACAAAGCTCGATAATACGGTTCTTCTTTTTCATCAAAACAGCTATATTTGGCTCTTAATTCACTTAGCAATTTGATACTTTTCCATCTTTTATCTCTCATTACCCTACCTCTTCAATCGGCTTATCTTTCATCTTCACCTTCTGACGCATGGACTTCTTGAAACCTCTTAACATTCTCTTTTTAATAGCAGACCGACACTTGACTTTTGTTACCCTGCCACAGTCTTTTATGTCATCAAATTGACCATTGGCTATCTTATCAGCCCTATTTTTGTATGCTCTCATTTACTTATCTTCACTTTCTTTATCCAACCATCCGGAACTTTATATATTCCGTCCCAATAATCATCAACTGCCTCTTCAAAATCAATATGTTTAAGATGACAACTAACTCTTGATGGTTGGTCTGTAAATATACGAGTTTTAAGATTAAAGAACAAATCATATGCTTCACTACGAGTTAAACGTGCATCATTTATCAGTATAAGAGCATCATCTATTTTATTATTTTGATTATCATCAATCATATCCCCATTAGGCATCCTCTCTGTAATGGGAATTGCACTTACCAATGGTTGTCTATCAAGCACTTCTAGCTCCATTGAACAATCGTCATAAGTTGATAATAAGTCTTCTCTGTATTTATCTGCGTCAATCAGCCTCATTATTCACTCTCTCCTTCTGCCATGCTCCCGACATTCATGCCGGTACCACCTGCCTTGTACTTGTCGATAACCCTCTCAATATCTCTTAATCGTTACTTAATTCACAAAATTCAAGAAACCTTTTTGTTAGCACGACATCTCATGGCTATGTCACCCTATCTTGTTGATTTTGTGACTTTATAGATAGCTCTATCTACTGGTATTAGCCTAATACCTCTACCCAATACAACTCAGGCTACTTTTAGTTTAGTTACCTTTTCTCGATGTTTTATTGGTACTGTATTCTGATACTTCTTGATAATCTGATAAGCACCATTCACATCTGCGTTAATAATTTCTCCTGTGTTACTTACAAAACAACCTCTCGTCTTTCTACGCTTTTTGTTGTAATAATTCTCCGTAGGTAGCTCTCCGTCCAAATAACTCGTACCACTTGTATACGCCTCATTCACAACTTTGACTGTGATACCTACAAGGTTAGCTTTATACTCTATCATCTGTATAAGCATCAAATACGGAATACCGACAAATACCTGGTTTGTTTTCTTACCCATCTTGACTTGTTGTTTCCAACCTTGATTATTACCTATGACTATTATGCCTATATTATTACTAACCGCTATATCCACTACCATTCTACTTACCTTATGTAGATAGTCCTTGACTTTGTTGTTTCGTCTATCGGTCAATCTACACATTCGCTTGGTAGCATAACGATTATTCAGTGTCTTTGCCAACTCTTGTAGTCTTGCTGTTTCTTTGTTATACCACTGATTGTTTGCTTTCAATGGTTTTCCGTCTATAATAACTGGGTTATGCGTGTTACTAAACACGGCAACCACCAAATTGTCTATATTCAGGTCTATACCCATTATCTCGTTACTATCAACTGACTGTGCATCCGCTACCTTATACAGTATCTGTATCTTTATCCTACTGCCCGTAGTGATTATCCGTACTTGTGTGATATTATCGTGTCTTGCTCTGATACGGATACCCTCAAATGCCTTTGGCAACTCGACATTTCTGTTACTGTCAACCTTGATATTCTGATATGTCAGCACAAGCCAATTTCTGCCCGTTTCTTTATCATAATACCTCGGTGGTCTCGGTCTGCCCAACATCGAAGCTGGGTTTTTCTTCCACTGTTTCATACCTTGATAAAAGGCTTTCCAATCTCTACATATCATTTGAATACATACTTGAGCCGATGTTGCACTCGGCATCTCTTTATATACATCAAGCCGTTTCAAATACCAACAGAGAAAATAAGCATCTGCTACAAAACCGTTAGTATTATCTATATACTTAGTGTGTTTTTCTTTACCTGTATGATTATACTCATAAATCGCACAGTTAATACGATATATAAAACCTTTCTCCCAACTGTCTAATATCTCGCCGTCTTTTAGTTTGTAACTAATCCGCGAACACTGTTTGATTATATAATTCGTATAATTCCGCAGGTTTTTAGACGCAAAACAATACCTATCTACTTTCTCGTATAGGTCTTTATTCTTCCGTTTAATACTGTGAGTTTCTGTTAATATCATAATAAAACCTCGCTAAACCAACAACTCTGGAGGACAGAGCCTTTTTTGTTATATCTAGCGCGACATCTCTTTCGAGAAGGACATTTATCGTAATTCGACATTTACTAAATCTCCTTTCAATTTATCTAGGATCATCTGTGCCGTTTTCTGGATGGTTGCCATTGAATCTTGAAGTTCTTTGACTTCTCTTCCAGTTGTCCAGGATCCAATATATTCAAACGAATAGTCCGATGTATCCAACCCCAAGCAATTCGCAACTACATAGCTAACAGACTCGGCTTCAACTTCCTTCGTCTGACGATCTTTCTTTTTTCCTTCTTCACTACTGTGCAGCAAGGAATGCGCCAATTCATGAAATACGGTTTTTATCGTCTGCAAATCAGACATGCCTTCTTTAATGGCAATCTTCTGTTTACTGAAAGAATAATACCCATTTGATCCATTTGTGATCGTCTCAAATACAATCGGTACGGGAGCAATCTCTTTTACCTTTTCCAAGATCTTAGGAAGAAAATCTACCTGCCCGGTTAGCTCATTACAAATTTTCGGTAGTGGCTCACCTTCCGTATCCGACACGTCAAATACATTCACTGCACGATACTTTATAATTTTCACTTCTTCGTAATCATTCTCTGAATCATCAACTTTTTTATGTATGGTTATAGGACACGGAGCTATAATACTAATAGCATGTGCACCGTGCTTTACATGACGATTGAACTTACTTTGCCAAGTTTTGTATCCAGCTACCAACTGAGCTTCGGGTTTTTGCATAGCAATAAGCAAGCTGTTTGAAAACGAATATGTATGAAAAGCGCTCATGACCCGTAAGTATGAAGCATATTTTTCTGATGTAAGAAATTCTTTTACACCTTCTTCTAACTGTTTTGTTAGTGCTTCTATCTTCTTTGACACAAAATCACCTCCACTTGTTACCATTACTTTTTGATAATCTGAACACCATACGAAAAGAATTTTTCTTCCAGTTGCAATTCCAATTCTTCTAAATTAACTTCACTCAAATTGTATTGAGCGGACACATCTTCCAAATACGAGCTTGCCTGAATCATTTTCACATCGTCCACATGACCATTGGCCTCATTAATTATGACAAATAGATCAACGCCATCTTTCCCGTACAAATTAATGTATTGCCCGGTTGCTATCGTTGACGCTCGTCTTTTTTCTATTTGAATCACTCCTTACTATTCACTAATTTCTTTACCTTGAACAATATCACTGATCAGATGCATACTCTTTTTCATCAGTTCCTGATGTTCTGACATATTTCTCGTAAGAAACCCGGTCTTGATTTTTCGCATGATTTCCATTGCATTATTCAAAATCTCTTTTTCCTCTTCCTCCAAGTCAAACTGGACGGTTACCCAAGATTGCATCTGCATAATATATTCCTCCCTTCACGACTCAAACATACAGCATTAACACATCTTCACAGCGAACCATCCTCTCAATTTCCAGGTGGTTGAACTCGACTGGTATAGAATTTCTACCATCGTACTCCGCGACTTTCTTTCGTCCTTTGATTATTTTCACTGCAAGCGAATCACTTACAGTTGCTAATATATGATCAATTGTCAAACTCATCACCTCCAGTTAATTCTGACTACTTGTTCGGAATTCTGTAATCACTTCCCTATCCGGAAGCTTGCGACCAACAGTTATCATATCCTCTGCATACGACACACTAATTCTTTCCTTTGGATTAGCCTGGAGCCTATCTATCTGGATTATTAGACTACAAAATTTTTCTAACGTAATTTCCCTTTCTTTAGTTTTAACAAAGAACTCTCCGTTCTTCTGTGTCATTGTCTTCTGTTTGATCATTTAACCACCATCCTATTCTTCAATAATTGTAGTTGACACAACTCTTCGGATCCTATAGTTGCCAAAAGCGTCATGATATTTTTTGATACCTTCTAACAATTTCTCCACACGTTCTTGGCTACATACAGCGTGGAAAGGATGGTATTTTTTAGACCACTTCACTTTTCCGACTCTGAGAATACCATCTTGATCAACCCCATATCTCGAACAGCCGTCAAAAAACATTTCACCATCTGTAATAATGTATTTCTCTTCTTTGTATAGTAATCGATTTGACTCACTCATCTACTTTATCCTCTTTCTATGTCGACTATCGTGACTTTTTGCTTCTTGAGCCAAAAATTCACAGAACTTCTTATCGCTTTTACAGTTCTCATATACATCAAATAGAGAGATTTTACCTTCTCTAAACTGCTTTACAATTTCCTTATTCGTGAACTACCTCTGGCTGAAAACCCCTGGCTTTAGCATAGCTGAGCGTCATAATTTTTCACCTGTCTTCCAATCGTATCCTCTCTTTGCTAAGATGCGTCTTGCTGCATGGGTAGCTTTTAGATCTTCGTGCCCTCTGGCTGTAATCAGAGCTTTTTCAATAGATGATAACGGTCTAATTTTCCCCTGTTCAATTAAGAAGTTGTACTCATCAATTACGTGTTGTCTTTTGGTTTGATACTCAGTTTCAGCTTGCCTTGCCTCAGTTTCAAATCTTTTTCTTCCCCGAATTGTCCGTAACTGACGGTTTTCACGGAGTTTATCGATACACCATCCGCTCGATGGATCTTTGACACCATACTTAGCAAGATAGCCATCCAAATCAATTGCATTCTCAGCAACCAATTTAGAAATAGGAACTACATCATTTTCTACCATTTAGATCACCTTCTCCTAGATGTGTTTTTTTTGTTAATGAAACTAGATCTTATCTGCTTTCTGTGTTAATGAAATATTGGTTTTACTTTACAGACGAATCAGATTTCGCCAAAGGGCAATACTTAGGAAAGTCTTCGTCACACATACTAGTGTGACTTTTTCTACAATAATGCGGAACTTTACCGCCATCATTTTTATCTCTATAGGGGCAATCCCAACAGTTATTGACTACTATTGTAAAACTCATTAAATCCTGTCCTCCTTATGAAAATTTAGTCTTATTTGCCCTTATTAAGAGCTTGTTCCATGATTTCCTTAATTAAGTCATCAGCTTCGTGACGTGTTTTAGACCAAAGTATCATTCTCTCGTTTATATCATAATGTTCTGTATATTTTGGAGAATAACTCGCTATTCCTATGTGATAATGTACGTCAAAAATATTCACACACATATCACATAAAGTATTTAATGCACTATCCCAATCCAGATATTCTTCTGTAAAATTCTTTGTTTCTTCCTTTTCCCATTTCTGAGGTTCAGTTGTAAAATCGAATTTGCACAAATGTTTAAGATACTTATAATCTTGAGGGATAACGTTTTGAAAATAATTCATTTGAGTTATTTCATCTTTAGCATACTGAGCTTTAATCATTTTTAATACCAGTTCAGTATCCTTCCAATCAAGATTAAAACGATTTGTATGAATTTCCATATTTTCCTTTCCCAATGAAAACACTATTTTATCGTGAGACATTTCTGCACCAATCTGATGTTCACCAGATTTCTCCGGGTACCTCACGGTAATAACCGTAATGGTACCCGGATACATCTGGTTAGCTAAATATTGATAACCTCGTGTTTTCTGTCTGTCTCAACCTTATATACACTCAGTCTTTAATGCATGTAACTGTATCCAGTTGATATTAACCAGTACCGGATCGCTGCATGAACAATAGGGAAGTTGCAGCGATCCGGTACTGGTTGAATTGAAAATCAGAACATTGTGTATATTGCTTCATGCTAAGCCATTACTTTGTGCTTAAACCTTCTTGCGTATTACTCTAGCTAACTGATATTATAAGCTCAGTGCCGAAAACGGGCTTGATCAATAGATAAGCCCGTTTTCATAATGAGCTTACTCATTAAATTGAAGATTATCACACAATACCTCTACGCTAAGTTCTTTGCTCAAGCTAAACTGTACATTGCTTTACTTTCTTGATATTCGAAGGCAGTGCAGCGAACGCAGTCGTTGATCACGAAGGCGTTGGCTGTACTGCCTTCAGGATTGAAGACATAGCCATTACAAAGTATCCTGTACTAGATTGTGACTGCACTGTGTTTGAACGAGATATTACGATAGTGAGCTGATATATAACAGGTTGAAGCTGTCCAGCAGCCGGTGCTGAGTCAAATCTCTGACTCAGCGACCGGAAGCTGGACACGCATCCATCTGTTATATTAAATCATCAAACCTCATGCAGTCTTCTCTATCTCAAGAATTTAATTATGTATACTTATGCACCGAAGTGGAAGTTATTATCTGCAATAACCTTCTTAAGCATTGCAAGATAACGCCATCCTTCACCTGTATAAATATCCAACTTCGAATCTACGAATGCCATACCATCATCACCGTATAACTTATTCCCGTTATCATCGATGATGAATACATCATGAAACAAAATCATGTTCTGCAATGTATAGTAAGCACCAGATCCCTTGAAGGCAGCGACCCAATCGGAACACTTACTTGTCTTCCGAATCAGTTTAACATGAGGCTGATGATTGAAGTTATATACCAGGTTATGCAGCTCTCTGTATGAGTTGCATACTGTAACCCTTCGAAGCATGTTCTTAATCGGATTAAGCACTCGAGTCTTGACTTTATTAGATGGAACTCGACCAATACCGGAAACCCAAATATGATTACCACCCCTTGCCTTCAATTGAGCACATAAACTTGAAGTCTTATCCAGATAATCAGAAAACAAACTGAATACAACACCTTTTGTAAAGAACGTTTGTCTTGCTCTAAAGCTTTCCGGATCTCTTGCTTCCATGTGCTTTAACACATTCAACTCATCCTCAAGCATACTGAACTGGTACATGTAACTGTAGTTCTTCTTCAGGTACTTGGAATAATCTCCACTGTTCAACATCTTAAACATCTGAGCCATCACCCAACGACGGTGAAGCTTGTTATTCTTGATATATCCGCTCTCAGCCACATCGCTAACATCTACACTGTCTCCTGTTGCAGCATTGACAACCGGATCGTTTAGATTATTGAAGTCAATAGTAATACTAGATCCTGCGTTCATTCCATTCGGAAGGTCGATTACGAATCGACTTGTATCAATTCCTGCTGCGTTTAATGCTTCTGCTCTGTTTATTCTGTTTGTTGCCATAATTCTCTCCTTACTCGAACCAATCTTTTAACACAATTAATTCTGGATACTCCTGACTTTGCCAGAAGAACGAACCCCATTCAGGATTCCATTTTAATGTACCATTAAGTTTTGCACATAAAAACCAGACCTCCAATCTAGCCTTCGCTAATGATCTATCCTCTGCTAACATGAGCTTTTCATCGGGAATATCATCCATGCTTAATGCTTTGAAGTATCCCTTTCTTTTTCGCTCTTCTCTTGCAGATGGAAGTGAATATTTATACAGCGCAAATAATTTCTGCAACTCATCCAATGGATTATCGCAAGGTGTACTTAAGTCATATTCACTCTCTCCTTCCTTTATGATCTTTTTATCCCCCACACGAACTGTATTAGTTTTGAAATCAACGAAACATCTTTTCCCTTGCTGCACATTCCTTTGAACGTATTCTAATATATTCATTTTCTTTTTCCTTTTCTGTAGTACCTGGTGGATATTGCGTAGCGCTCTATTGCCTTGATGTATCATTCAGGACCCGAAATCCAAGACTGATCGGATGGAGGCTGATCTGCCTCACTGACTGATCAGTCTTGTCTCGGGTCCTGAATAGTACTGAATGAATCCGCATAGTATCTACTGTTTACGCAAACATCATGAATCACATGCTACGAACTATTGTGTCATAGGCATCACGACTGGTTCTTAACACATTCTGCATACACTTAATCGTATAGTAACCATCTAGATTACCGATGATACTTCGATTAGTGGTCACATTTCTCCCCGTTCCTCTGCTGACTACCCCGAAGTCTCTACAGTCTTCATAACCGATACCTCCAATCTTTCTTCTTTTCTGATCTCTTCCGCATGCTCTAATTGCATCCATAACAAATTTATCAAGCTCCAAAATATCATGATCGCAATTCATTATCGGCAACACACTTGTTGCCCAAGAGAATCGACCATCTCCCCGATACATGTAATCATTAACTGCATTCAAGGCTTTCTGGACTGAAGTATGTTTTCTCTTGATAGTCCGACTCTCTATCTCTTTCTTAAAAGTCTTCAATCGTCCTTTACTCAAACTGATCATATCCCCTTTAATCGAGAACCCTAAGAACTTGAACCAATGATTAGAATCAAGGTACTGCACTTTCTTAGGATTAAGTGTAAGACCCTTATCAGCAAGCAAAGCTGTCATAGCATCCATTGCAATATCATAATATTCTCCTACGTATAGACAATCATCAGAATATCTTACGTAGTACCCCGGTAGGTCAGACATAACATCATCTAGTTCGTATAAAACAGCATCAGCAAGAAACGCAGCTACAGCACATCCCTGCATTAAACTCATGTATTTCTTCTGTAAATGACCATCTACATCAAAGCAAAGATCCTGATGATAATATTCTCTGACAACATCTAAGATTACTGACTTTCCAACTCTTTGCTCGATCTTGTCAAATGTTGCGTCAATAAATTCAATTGGAACAGAATCAAAATACTTGCTTAAGTCAGACTTCCAGCCAATCGTTTTACCATGAGCTTCCCCTACAATATGAGCTACATCTTTTACAACTTGCCCACATCCGATTCCCTTTTGATAAGATTTGCACCGTTCATGAACCATATCAGAACAAAGCTCAAATAGCAGATTGCTTACAATTGATAAAAACAACCTATCTAATGACTCATTGATATATACTGTCCTAAATTCACCTGGCTTATCCTTCGGAATAAGTTGAGCATGTGGAGGAGCAATGGCATAATCTCCAGTTGCTACTCTTGCATAAAACGTAGCTCTTACCTTTGGGTCTGTTAACTGTAAGAGCAATGCTCGGTCGATGTCTTTATCGACACCAACCTGCAAAGCTTTCTCCCACGTTTCTTTCTTAAAACACAATTCCAACAAGCAATCCATATAATTTTCACTCCTCATTATATACTGAAACCGTTTTTGTGTTCATGTCATAAATATAAGGAACATCACTTAACTGTTCAGCTGGTACAACATCGCTATTATTAACCATTTTAATCATAGTTGCTAATTGCTTTGCTGAACCCATCTCCTTATCCGGAGATAAGACGATAATCTCATGAATTGAACTTGGTATAATTAACAACTTAACATTTCCAATCCTATGGCAGATCTCATCCAGAACTTTTGGACTTGCAAGCATTCCAGCGCCATGTGTATTTCTCTTGTTTGATATTGCAAGCATTGTAGGACCAGCTGTTATTCCTAATAAATCCTTTCTAATGTCCATAACACTAATATCATTTAAAGAGTTTTCCTGTCCCTGTTTTAAGAGATCATCTACTGTCTTACCCCACATCTGTAAGTGCTGCTGGGTTACAACGAAAGAAGCAACTTTATCTCCTTCGTTTGAGACCATAACTCTAAAGTAAATAGCGAGATTTGCCAGCGGAACAAATGGGACACTTTCCTTAAAATCTGATGAAGTATTTTTACTTGCAGCACAAAGCGTGATCCTTGGTGCTACAACATTCCAGTGAGTTAACTGCTTCAAAATTTCGTCATCAACAGGAGGTTCTGTTGATAATGCTGCCACAGCTTTTGCTATACGTTCAATAAAGGCATCACGCGCATCTGAAACAGTATATAATCCCTGACGATATTTTTCATAAATATCATCAACATAAACTGTCGGAGCTACCATTGAACCGTTCTGCCTTACGGTAACCCCTAATTTTTTCCCGGTTTCTTTTATGACTTCGTGAGTAGAAATCTCTAAATTTTCTGGTACATTGATTGATTTGATTAAGGATTCAATAAATGTTTTCATGTTTTTTCTTGTCCTTTCTTTATGCCTGACCTTCCGGTCGGATTATTGTTTTCTAAACTAATTCGAATAATGCAGTTTCAACCATATCCCAGCTGACTTCTGGGAAACGTATCATAAATTTTCCAATAACAGACAACTTGCTTTCAGCTCTTAATGTTACTTCGTGATAGTATCCATTCTTATCACAGAAACCGAAGATACCTTCAACTTCAGTCTGTTCAAGATCTGACTTCAAAGCCATGTCTGAAATAGTAGCTGCGCAAGGTTCTTCTCCTTGTTTGTCGATATAACCATCGTAATCGTAATCATCATCCCAAGCATATCCGTATCCGTAGAGATAGCCGTTTTTTGTATATCCACCATATCTGTAAGTGTTTTCAATGTACTCGAACTGTTTTACGTCTTCTTCTGCAGATTTCTGAACCAGCTCTTTAACGACCTCAGCAGTATGCATCATTTCTTCATAAACAATTTCTTCATCGAAATGATGCTCATGATAATAACCGGAACTCAAATTAACGGAGCTGACTCCTGAAGCCTCAGAAAGATAACAGATATCAGAGCAAGATCCATACGCTTCCTTATATCCGGTTACTTCTTCAACGAAGGAGTGAAAATCTTCATTTATATCTTCGTAAAAGACGCAATCACTGTTTCCACGTCTGTCTATCTCTACAATGAACTTCATCGAAGTCATTGCATCAGCCCATTTGCATTTACAAAACTTATTGGCTCCCACACATCCAATCTCTTCATCTTCGCAAAAGAGGATACTTGGACGCATCTCTGTATTTTTAACGATTTCAAGAATTGCCCAAATACCACAGCGATCATCACCACCAATTCCCTGAGGAGAAGCCAAAACATGTTTTCCATTTTCTTCTCTCTCGTAAAAATCTTTAATGACTTCTTTATGAACCGTGTCCATATGAGCAACTAACATCACCGGATACTTTTCATCTCCCTGAATATAAAGATATCCATCACCATCATGAATATCTTTAGCTGGATAGTATCTTCGCATCTTGACTTTAAGCCACTTTTTAATCTGAGGCTGAGTCTTTTTTAGAAGCTTTACAAACTGCGGGAACGAAGTTTTATTTTTCGCTCCCTTAAATTCATAATCTGGGTTACTATAGCCGGCTCGAACTCTGGTGGAAGTCTTATTAATGTAGTTACCAAATGAACTGTAATTATACAAAGAGCCGCCTGCATTCTTATTCCAAATATTACTTACTGTAGGTGTTGAAAAGTCTTTGCTCATTTAATTTTCCCTTCTAGTGCGTAAAACAAATAATTGTTTTACGCAACTTCTGCCTTTATCCATATGCCATTTTCCTGAAGAATGTATCCTTCATTTTCTGCATCTTCTTCATTGCAAAACAATGTACCATCTGACATAGTAATTACTTGATTATCTTTAACCCAAACATCAGAGTAGTCAACATAAACATAATTGTCTAAAATCGCATTTTCCTCTGAAGAATACTTAGCGCCATCTTCTGTCTCAATCTCAGGATCACCGTAATACCATTCACCGTCCCAATTATCTCGATAACAGTATTCTTCTGTGTGCCATCTTCCGTCATTCACGCATGCATAAACTCCAGAACGTTCTGCGCAATCTTCGTCACAATAATATCGGTCATTATCTTCACAATGGATATAACAATCATCTTCTGCAATACCACCACCACAATGACTACAATATGCAATATAATGTTTTCGACATTTTGGGCATTCAATGCCATTTGAATCATCGTGATATTCGCCGCAAGAGATACAGATTGGTGCGTGACCTACCGTAATTTTCTCGAAGTTTTTCTTGGCTTCTGGCTGTCCCAGATAACTTACATTACAATCGTCATAATTGAAGTAATCTGGGTAGTTCATTGCACCTGTACCGTGTACAATTGCCTTGTGACAAGCGGATCTTCCTCTTTTTAATGTCCAATAGTTTGGAACTTCCAAACATTCGCTAATAACTCGCTGGAAGATGTTCCGCATCTGCTCAGCAATATCAGTTTCAGAATCAGAACCATCACGACCATCAGGATATACACGACCCTGAATAATCTTTCCGTTTCCGATGTGGAAGTTACATCTCTTAACACGCTCTTGGAGTTCAAAGTGCTTTCCTTTGTACTCCTTATCCACCAAGTACATTTCTACCGTACTATTATCCAATGCATAGCTGATAGTACCAGCAGAATACATACCATGATAATGGTGTTCTTCGTCTGCCTGATTTCTGACATTTGTGCAATCTACTGTATGACAAGAAGACCACTTATGTCCAAGAGACATGAATAAATAATCCATGAAGTTTACAGAGATAATCGTATATCTCTCAACTTCACAAGGCTTGATTGCATCACAGAATCGTGTAAACTGATAATTCCAGCCCAGATCCTTCTGCCTTGTGTGAACTTCTCCTGTATTAGAGTCTGTCCACGATATATTATTTAGATCTTTGATCTTATCCAAGCCAATTTTTTTCGCAATTTTCCGGACAATAGTTGATGTCTTTTGTCCTGCCTGGGCAGAAATATCAAATAGCCTGTTAAAGAATCTTGCTCCTTCTTCAGTGATACGCTCCTTGCTCAAGAATGATCGGCTAGTTGAGGATAAGAAAGAATCTGCTTTTTCTTCCCAAGCCATACCCTCTTCAGTGAAGAACACACAGTTACCGCAGCTATCATGTCTTCTAGCTCTAAAAGCGGAATAGTATTTTTCTGCTTCTGTTACTCTATCTCTCCAGTAATAGAAATCCTGTCCGGCGTAATCTGCTAGAGCAGGCTCTGGCATTTGCATCATTGTGTCAGCTATTTGACTGGCTTCGTTATATGCTTTTATACCATTTTGCACCTTTTCCGAATCTAAAAGATACTCTTCTGGAACGTTATCCCAGACTCTCTCAGCAATCCAAGACCAGAAAGAACTCTGGATCTCTTCGTTTGGCTTACGAGTATACTTTTCGGTAAGCACGATTCCATGAAGCTCTGGATCATAATTAGGATGAGCAGAAAAGATTCTTTCTAACCATCCCTTTTCTTCGTTACACTTACGAATAATTTTCTTCCCTACTTCAGAATTCCAATCATAAGGTAACCCCTCGCAGTTTTCAAACTCTGCTAAGGCTTCGCCTGCTTCGTCAGACATACGCTCAATTTCCGCATCTGACCAAACGATAGGTTCAAAGTTCTCTGCTACGAGAACATTACTAAAATCATTGGAGTCTTCCTGAACCTCGTCTGGCGACTCATCTATTGAGATGGATGTGATGTATTCGTCATCCAATTCGAATTTAACAGTAGTGGCTTCGCTACTCCATGGGATTGAGAACCGATTTTCTATCACAAAATCGGTCATATGCGCATTGTAGAATTCCTTCGGGGAACACAATTCGAAATAGCTGCGATCTACCGGGAACTCATGGTTCAAGTCTGAACCCATATGACGAGGGCCGGCTACAGGAGCCACTCTAATATTCCCGCTTTCGGGAACTTTTGTCACAATACACAAAGTCTGTGCTGTGGTAATCCCATATGGATTGCCTTCTGTACCTGTTACTAAATTTCCCACCTGAAACATTTTTTATCCTCCTTTCAGGCTTTGTTGTTTTATTAATTTTCACAACCGAAATGTATGATACACTTGCTGGCTGTTTTTGTCAACGTTAATTTTGACATCTGTTTTATGAGATGTGGTATCGTTTTTTGATATGTCTTACTACGTCGTCCACAGTTCTCTGCTGACAACCTCTGTCAACACAGATTCCCCGTGTGACTTCAATCTCTTTATACACCTGTTCTGGTGTTGGATGGATGCCGTATTTTCTGTAAATCACCCTAGCAGTAGTCAGTACTTGACCTTCTGCAAACAGAATTTCTAATTCCGATGGGCGATTTTCTTTTTCATACTGTTCCTGTAACACCTTGTATGTAGTACAGGCTTTACAATGCCGGCATTCTACAGTGTTTGAAGCCGAACAATGTTCACATCCTTTTTCCATCGCTTTATCCAGAGTCTCTTTATTTCGAGTCTCAATAAGATTATTTATGAGCGAACTTAATGCCATACGGATTCACCTCCAATCTTTTCGACATCGGCAATCTGTCCGTATTCCATTGTGACCCTAACCTTGTCACCCTCCTGGTAGTCCCCTGAACCAATTGTGTAGAGGGCAGACATACCATCACAATACTCGTCCTCTACCGTGTAATGATCTGGTGACGTTGAGCCATACACTAGACTTTCAAAAGTATAGTGAGGGTCTGGCTTTGCCTTTGGGATGACTACAAAAAGAGCCATAAAACCAACTAATACAGTCAGTGCTATGGCTTTAGACAGCAGTTTCTGTTTTCTTCTCCGTGTTCTTCTGATATCGGCACGGGTAATTTTTTTGTATACCATAAACATTCCTTTCTTGTACTTTATGGCATGGTTAATGAGTTACTTATTTGCAGCTGTTTCTACGGCATCCTTGATAGACGCAAGGATATCGCTAAGGTCTACCTGTGGCATAAACCCACCTCCTCTCTAAAGTTACACATTACAGTGTGAGAAACGAGATGCATACTCACATTGTTTTGCGGTTAGTTCTGCTCCGTCATAGTATCCGTCTGCGTAGAGTATTTCTAAGTACTCTACTGGTGTTATGATACCTTGACGGAGCAAGGTAGTCGCTGGTAGCCCCTTAATCATAGGGTTGCCAAGGTTTGCGATGATATACATCGCTCTGACGTTTCCCATACTGTTCTCCTTTCCATGGTTAGTTAATAGGCACAATAAAAGCCACTACTGACTTAGAGTGTGCAAGTCGCCTTACGAAGTGCGTCCAACATAGGAGTTGCCTTGTGGTCACCAAAGATCCACTCATGGCGAGCATGAGCCGGATGAGCGACTACACAGACCTTACCGCCCCACATATCGTGGATTTCGGCGGTAATGTCACAACCGAGAGTTTCAGCCTGAGACAGTACGTCCTGAAGTTCGCCCTGGACGCAAGTGACCTCGTCACCAAACACCTCTGAAGTGCTGGTGATAGACTCCGCAATCTTACGGAGGTCGGAACTTGAATAAATATGCATCATGGAAAATACCTCTACTTTCTTTAATAAGGTCTTTATAAGTTACAAAAGACCACCTAGGGAGTCGAACCCTAAGTAGCCTGTACAAATCAATCCCCTAGACCGCTAGGGGATATAGTTAATTTTAGCCTGTGGTTAGTTCTGCTCAGACTCCTGGGCAGGCTCTGCATCTTCCTTTGGACGGATTGAGATCAAACCATCCTCAGAAACACTGAAGCACTTGTTCTCTACAATGCAGACCTGCATGAATGAGAGAACTAAGTCCTCAAGTACCTTTTTACGGCTTGAGGTACGGAGATAAGTTGCTACAACATCCCCATTGTCATCTACATACTTTCCGTCCTTACCAAGTGAGAACTTGATACGAACAGAGGACGCATAACGGGCAATCTTAGCGATTGTTCGCTTAGTTGCCTTTTTGTCAGTCAGTTCAAGACCGAGCGTCTCAAACCAAGTCGAGATAGCATCTGAGAATGATACCTCTACCTTGGTCTTAAGACCCTTTGCCAGCTGCACAGGCTGAGTTGTCGTACTATTGAGGTTATCAATAGCATCGGTCTGGAGAGACCAAAGGTAGCCTGTGTACAGACTTGCAGACAGAGTTTCATCGTCGAACAAGTCAGTAATTGCCCGTTCCTTAATCTCTCGCTGGGTCTTTAAGAGCGGAGCATACTTCTTGTCTACTCCGTCAATCTTGACAAGAGCCTCCCTCTTCTCTGTTGTGGTAGCAGAATCTGAGTTTGCAACCTTGCGGAAAGGTGCCTGCTCTGCCTTTTTTGCGCTCTTTAACTGTGCTTCTTCTACGAGAGCCACGTTGAGCCTGGAAAAATTGTTAAGTGCAGAATCGTTTAACTTCTTAATGTTGATAATTTTAGCCATTTTTAGTACCTCTTCTTTCTGTAATAAAGGTTTAATAGTTCCATGGTGTCTATCACCATGCCAAAGCGCACAAAGATTGTGCGCAATGGTAGAGCGATAGCTCTATTACTCCCTATTTTTTCAGGAGCAGAGCACGATTTTGTATAAGGTTACCGTGAACCTTGCCAATTCCAAGGCGAACCTTGAAATTAGCCCCAAAGACCTCAGAACTCAGACCTCAGAACTCACTGCAGACACATTTCGGGACTATGACCGTAGTCTTACCCTAGGCGTCACTCGATACACTAACCTAAGTGAACGTGGACGAATCCACTCACTGACACACGGACAGTGTGGCTCTACATCGGCGACAAATGGGTCACTGAGAGGTAAAGCGGTTCCCCCCTATAAAAGGCTGGTTAGTGCGGGCTAACCCGTTCTACGGGTGCACACTTTGCACCCACCTACATCCCTGGGGATAAAATGCCACTTCTATTCCCAAAGGCAAAAAAGGTTGTTAATTAGACAAATATCCGCTATTACTCCGCGTGTGCCACTACACGAGGATTGCATTAAACGATGGTTCACGGGCAGATCTTACCTTTCCCCACGAAACGTACTCCGATCACTGTTCGACCGCTCTAATGAGAGCAGGACAACGTCCTACGTTTTTCGCTTTTCTCCCTACGGTAGCGGATACCATTCCAAAAAATTTCCTTTTTTGGGCATATGAAATTATCAATGTACACACCATCCTAAGAGCAAAAAACCCAAAGCGATGGAAAAACTTCCGAGCCAAAAACCCAAAAGCATTTTTTAGTTAGGTGTCGCAAGGGAAAAGGTTTGAATAAACTAGATAACCGAGCGGTTTTTCGTTTCCCTCTTGACACTGACTATACATCACAGCCAAATTTGGAAAGCAAGTCTTTTTTTTAGAAAAAAAATCGTCCACAAACCGCGTAAATACGGGATTCCTTACTATACAAAACCGTAGTTTGTAACAATTATTAGTAGGGGGTGGTTTTAACCGAAAAACCCCGATTTCCTGGGGCTTTTTTGGCAACGTAGTCCATGTCGCAAGCCCATTTTTTTATTTTCGTCACCGATATCTCAACTCCCACAATCCTCTTTTAAAAAACTCGTCACAAAAATTCCAATCGGACTTCTTATCGTCAAAACTCGCTAGTACCAACCTTCTTCTCCACCACCTCTTTCAAAAACATACCCATATCCCCTTTTCTCACCTTTCTTTTTCCCTACAGTCATCTACTTTTCGTCCGATTAAAAATTCGACCTAAAATTTCTCCTATTTTGCAAACAAAAAACAGCCCTTACAGGCTGTTTCGTTTCATTGTACTTTTATGCACTTTTTAGTAATATTGTTTTATCCTTCTCTCAGAACAAGGATCTAACTTAATCTCATTTTACAATTTCTACCATCTCTGGGTCTCCTAGATCGAATAGTTCTTATTGGACTTTCATTCCAATATATTCGTACACCTCAACCTGTCACCTAGGTTCTCTCTGTCAATCTGACATCTATCCTATCCTCAGACATACCTCTACAGCTCTCGCAATACCCCCTATTTGCTTCCAAAACCCATCCAAGGTACAATTGTTACCCTCCAAAATTAAACGCCTTATAGACCTGTTATAGGGCTATATTCGGCATGTCTAATTTTCTACCATTGTTTTAATAATCTGAATCTATGATCTTTAGAAGTCTTCCTGCCAAAAAATCACATTCTCTAGGCTAAAAAACTCTCTGGTTGGATGCTTCTCCCATTCACTCAGAAAATCATAGTATTTAACCTCAGGCATGAATTTTTCGATTGTCATAAGTCTTTCGACCTCATCTTCCGGCAAAGGAATAGATGCAAGTGGATTCTTTACCACAAAAGTTACTTCTCCCTCTACTCTAGCTAAAAAGTCAAAGTAACGGTTACGTCCATACATCCATTTTCTGATTTGAGATAAATCAAAGTCCTCATCTTCTATTCGTTTCATACGAACCTCCGGTGGCTGATGATATTCTGTTATAAAAAACTCCTGTATCAAGTATAACACGTCTTCAGAAAGTTTTGGGTTTTCTGTTTAGATACCTTTAACTTCTGTACTCGCTACGCTCGATTATTCGCTACGCTCTTTTTATTATTTATGGTTTTTCCGCACAAACATATGCATTGCTATACGCAATGCTTATATGTTTGTGCTGGTGATTTTGTAACGCAGTAGCTAACATGAGACAAGCTCATGTATACGCTACTGGGTTACAAAATACGTGTTACTAATTTTTGTCTGATTACATTGCTAACTTATATATTATATATACTATATATATTATTATATATTTAATAATACTATTATAATATAGTACTCTCTTAATAAGTATAGTTGGAATAGTAAGAAGTATAAAACGAAAGTAGTAGTTATAGTAGGTGACAGTAGTACAAAGGTCGTATTTGAAGTAGCAAAAAAGTTCCAAAAAACACTTGTTAAAATTATATTGCGGTGATATACTGTTTGCAGTGCTGAAGATCATGCAGCAGTAAGAATTTGTTTTTGTTTCAATTGTTATTATTAAATTGCGGGAGGGTAATACATGCAAAAAACGAAGAGTTATAAGCTCAAGAAATTAACTTTATCATCTGTGAAAAGATCACTTACCGTAGGGGAGAATCTTAAGTACTGTAAACTCTGTGAAGTATTAGGTCAACAAAAATATACTGGGGGACAGAAGAATACTCAATTAAAGGAGTTTGCACGGTACTTTGATTTTAAGAAGAATGGTATGTACTTCTTAATCACAAACATTCACTCTAAAGTATCCGAGCCAGTCGTTAAGAAGATTCGGTCAGACGCTACATATCCGAACCTCATTGGTTATCTATTATTTAACGACATAGCCAATACAGAAGGAAAAGTGTTAAATTTGACTTGGAAGAGATGGTGGCTAAGAATGAATATGGTTAATCGAGAGTATCTTACATATGCTTCTGATTCGAAAGAGAAGAAGAAACTTAAGACTCTTAATGAACGTATGACTATCGATGATATAAATAACTTCTTCCATAAGTCTGAAACAGGAATTTACCGTATCTTCAAAAATGCTTTAGCCTCTTTGGAGAAACGAGGACTTATTACAGCTGAAGTGGTTTATACAGTTGTTGCGGCAAATGGAAGACGTGTCCGTCCTTTGGATTCGCCGAAGAATAAAAAAATCTGGTTGCAAACACAGCAAGCTGCATTGGATAAATTAGGATTAAGATCTATGGCTGAAATCCAGTACTACCCTGAATCTGTCGCTACAAGATTTTATAAGATTGTAAATCAGCTTAGGCTAGAGCAAGCAGGATGGAAAAGTGGATGTACATCCCTTGAAATCACTTTAACTGAAAAAGGGTTAAAAGAAGCTGATTCTTTTAATGGGGCTGGAGTTGCAGAGGTTCGTCAACAGTTAAATAATGCGATCCGCACTTCAATCAATAAGCAGATTGTGTCTAGAAATTTAACAGATTATGACGCAACCAATACCGGTTATTTTGGCGATGATTTCAACGAAGCAATGAAAGCGTCTAAAGTTCTATCTTTAAATCTTCAGTTGCTCTTATCAGATAAATTATTAACATGTCATAATTAAACGGAGGATATATGTTGACTGGATATAGGACTAAAATGGTTTATAGAGGACCCGAATGTTGTAATTTACGATCTGGGAACGAATACGAAATCGAGATATTCGATCGACCTAGAGGCGGCTATGTAGTTCACTTCAGCTACGATTTCACAATTGACGAAGAGGTAAATCTTGATATGTCTATCTCTTCGGAGGATACATATAAACGCTATTTTTATAAGGAGGCAAAGTAATGTGCTATTTAGATAACGCTGGAACCACACGACCTACAAAGGACTCATTGACAACTATTTACAATAGTCTTTATGAAGATTGGTTCAATCCATCTTCTGTCTCAGATAATTCAAAACGAGTTAAAAACAAAATTGAAAAAGCTCGTCAGCAAGTTGCTGAGTTTATTGGAGCTGCTGCAGAGGAGGTCTACTTTACTTCTTCTGGGTCTGAGTCTAATACATGGGCTATCCAGGGATACAGCTCTCACAATGATGACATGATGACTCTTCTTACATCTACTGTAGAGCATTCTTCTATTCGAAACTTGAGCCAGCACCTACTTAAGCAAAATCTCATAAATGTCCGATATGTTGTTGTTAATGAGAATGGTGCGGTTGATTTAAGTACTCTTAAAGCCATGATGTATCAGATTAACAAAGATGATCCTGAGGATCGCCCTCTCGTGTCCATCATGTTTGCTAATAATGAAACCGGGGTGGTTAATGACGTTAAGAAGATTGCAAGTATTGTCCATAGACACCATGGGGTATTCCATACAGACGCAACACAGGCTATCGCTCACGTCCCAATTAGCGTTCATGACATGGGAATTGACATGATGACTTTCTCCGGTCATAAACTTGGACTTCCAAGAGGTATTGGTGTTCTCTATGTAAGGCACGGTATTAAGATTGATCCGTTGATTTTTGGTGGCAGTCAGGAGAACGGACTCAGAGGAGGCACCGAGAATCAGGCTTATATTATCGCTCTTGGAGAGAGTTGCCGGTATCTTAAAGACCATTATCAAACTCGTGTCACAATCGAGGAAAAAATGAAGGCATTATTTGTTCAGAACCTGAAGGACGCTCTTGGAGACATGGTATCATTCCATGGTTCCCGCTGTGATACAGAAATTAAGCCCGCAAAGCTACCAAATATTGTAAGCGTATGTTTCAAGGGGATTGATGCTCAGGCTCTTATGAGCTTGCTTGAGAGCTACGGAATCTATTGCTCTGCCGGATCTGCTTGTGAAGCATACAAGAAGGCTCCTAGCCAAGTTCTCTTGGCAATGGATGTTTCTGAAGAGGACGCTTTATCAACTCTTCGCTTTAGTTTCTCTGCAGATGACATAATCGGCTATGAAGGGATCACTTATGTTGTGAATACTATTGTTAAATGTATCAAGTCTTTACAAACACTAAACGACTAAAGGAGGTTATATGTCAGAATTTGGCTTACGCATCTTAAACATCCAGGCTGGCTCTTTATATGGAGTCAACCTTGGAGTTCGGGATATGCTGGATGTTAAGGATGCTATGTTAACTAACTCTCTTTTCACAAATTATATGCTTAAGCATGGATTAAATGTTTGGAAGGGAGAATCCACACGAGATATTATCTGTTTGCAGTTTGATTACGGGTGCAGAGGGTATGACCAAGAGGTTACATATCTCAAGAAATCTATGAAGGATTTAGAAGATCCCAAGAAGGTTTATAAAAAATATGGAAAATTTTTATCTGAAGCGGAAATCGATGAAAAAATGGCAACTTTTAGTAAGTTTTTGTTAAAAGCAGATGAAAATAAGAGCCTTTTTAAAAAGATTTCGAAAGAAAAGATCCGTTCTGAATACTACCAAAACGGTGTTAATGTGACCTACTATACTCACGATCGTAAGGGGGCTATTATCGACTCTCAAACAATCCACTATAAGATGCTATATCGTACTCCTGGTAAGGCTAAGAAAGGCTCCTGTATGTTTATTAATGCAGACCTTTATGACGTGGCTATCGACTATTTGCGGATGGGTATTCAGCTTCCTGAAGGCACTGCCCCTATTGTAGAGATTGGAGCTTATGCTTCGCTCTCCACTTCCACTATCGTGGGGACTGTTACAGTGGATCCACATGATGTACTAATTCTAAACGATGTCGTGTCAACATTTAAGACTAGTGTCGTTAGTATTGAAATGGAAGGAGAACATTGTGTAGCAAAGAGATACAATGATTATGAAGTCAGTAACGAGATGTTTGATGGTCAGGCATTGATTGATGAATCTGTATTTCCCTCATGGGCTTCTGGGTTTGTTTTATTGCGAGAGCACTTCTGCAAGGCTGCCGCTTTTTGTACCAAAATTCAGAAGTTCTTCCGTGAGTATTACGGTAATGATTATGAAACGGCTGAGATTGAGGATATCTTTGGTGTTAAGCATAAGGCTAAAGACATTAAGATCATCACTACTACTAATGCTATGAAATGGCTTAAATTCGATGTAAGCTATGAAGAATGGTGTAAGAGAGTCACCCAAGATAATGACAATCAGTTTGGTATCGTAAAGACCTGCCACCCAAGTAAGTTAGGTGAAGTACAAAGGATGTCTTATCAGATGATTAACGCCTTAAATATAGACTCTATGTCGGAAGTAATGCAGACAACCGTTGACTATATCGAGAAGTTGAAAACGGATGATGACGTGTTCCTAGATTATTTGGAGAAGAACCAAAATTTCAGTAATGATTTCGAGGCTCTACTTGCTTTAGTTAAATGGAATCCTGATTTTATCTACTCTGAGTATTTCCGAGAGCGAAAGATTAAAATCATCGAAACATATATTTTGAATTTTAAAACTGGAAAAGTGATTCAAAATGCTGATAATTTAGTTATTGTAGGCAATCCATATGGTATGTTAATGCACACTGTAGGCTTAAATGCTGAGGATGACCCTACTCTACGCCAAGAAGATCATGCAATACAGTGTTGGACACCAAGATTTAAAGATGGTGAATATTTAGCTGAATTTCGAAGTCCGTTTAATTCAAAGAATAATATGGGGCTACTTCATAACGTTTATCACGAATACTTTGATAAATACTTTTGTTTCGCTGACCAGATAGTTGCTGTTAACCTTATAAAAACCTTTTTTCAAGACCGCAATAATGGGTCAGACCAAGACTCAGACGTAATTTATACTACTAATAGCAAAGTAATTGCTGAATGCGCAAGTGACTGTGTGATGAATTATCCGACTATTGTAAATAATATTCCCATGGAAACCAATCACTATCATAACACGTTAAAAGATTTTGCAGAAGTTGATAATAAGCTTGCAGCAGCTCAATTAGCTATTGGAGAAAGTTCTAATCTTGCGCAGCTTGCTTTAACATATACTTACAATCTTGAGGACGAAAAGTTCGATGATTATGTTTGTATTTTAAGTGTAGTTGCTCAAATTGCTATCGATAACGCCAAGAGAAGTTATGCTGTTGATTTAGTTAAAGAGATTCCGTACATTAAAGCTCAGATGGATATTAAAGAAAATGGATATCCTGCTTTCTGGTTGAATATCCGTCCTGGGTTTCAAAAGAAAAAAATAAACCCTGAGCTGCAATGCCCGATGAACACTATATACGATTATAAACTTAGGGAATTTCATAGCAGTGTACCAACTATTCCTATGCAGGAGTTTTTTGTAAAATGGACTTCAGAAGGGTTTAGCCGATATAAATCAAAGGCAGTTGAAGCCCTTATTGAGAAGTATTCTTTAGAGCTTTATTTAAGTCAAGCCAACGAATCAGATTCACGGAATGATAATTTTTTTATACTTCGAAAAGATTTTGAACAGATGATTGAGGACATAAAAAAGGTCTATATTTCACGGAATTATCAAGATCTTATGAGTTGGCTAATTGACAGAGCGTTTGTGATTACTTCCGATGCAAAACGACATAGAGGACAAACGGAAACAAGGCTAAACAAGAATAGATCTTTATTATTTGCAACCTTGTATCGTATTAATCCGGATGTGTTTTTAAAGTGCTTTAGGAAAAATTTTTTTCGCTTGGAAGAAACCGAGTAGCATTATACTTACTGGCAGTAGTTAAAATTAAACTCATCTAATATCCGCTAGTGATAGAAAATATATGAAATTTTTATCTTCGAGCGAACCGTGTTTGTCACCAAGTAGCTCACGCGCTTATTCCGATTGCGCTTAATAAATATGGAATCATGATGCGAAGCTCGTACAGAAGCTCTATCTGTACATTTGCCCGAGGCTGGGGGCATGGTTCCCAGCCATTTTAATGGATTAAAAGGAGAAAACTATGGAGAGATTATCTAAGGACACTATTGCTGTGTATAAGAATTTTGAAAGCCTTCGGAAGGCATTTGGTCTGCCCAAAATTAAGAAGCAGACTAAAGATAAGACAAAGCTCGCAAAGCAGCGTGAGACATTTGCAGGTAAGCATGTATGTCGCGCTTGCGGTAAACCAATGGTGATGGATTTGAACACTAATATTATGGTTTGTTCCAATCCTGATTGTAAAGGCATTAAGCACACCAAGACTGACGTAGAAGGAAATACAAAGACTTGGTATTCGCCCTCTTTCTTTTTACTGAATGAGAAAAGTGCTGAGATTGCCAATAATATTTTTGCATAGTAATTGCCCATTAGGGCGTAAATATTTTTCATAAAAAAGGAGAAAAAGGAATGAATAAGAAGGAATTAGTAAACGCACTTGTAGAGAAGCTTGCTGCAAATGATATGAAGGTGACCAAGAAGGACGCCGCCGTTTATATCGACGCTGTATTTGAGACTGTAGGTCAGGCTCTTGTAGATGGTAATAAGGTAAGCGTAGCAGGATTTGGATCCTTTGATGTTGTAGAGAGAGCAGCTCGTGTTGGACGTAACCCGCAGACCGGCGAGGAAATCACTATCCCGGCTACAAAGGCTGTTAAGTTCAAGCCAGCTCTTGGTCTTAAGACAGCTGTAAAGGGAGAGTAATCACATTAATGTCTAATCTAGCAATACCCGGCTTAACTCAAGTCGGGTATCTGTTAGTTATTTAATTGAGCTTAGTATGAACTCAGTGAAGAAGGAATAATCACCCTGCTGAGAATACATGGACATCGCTTTTTGATTTCTCGGATATCGAGGAAAAGAAAAGTTCGAATGCCTGCGAAGGCGGTTAGAATACCGAGTAAAACTCTAAAGATAAGTGTATGTACCATAAAAGTTAGCGAGATAAAGGCTCATTTCTTACGGCTGCGAAAATAGACGCTCCAGTGGAGAATAACGATGATGCCTTATGTGTGGAAAGCATAAGGAGTTAAGTAATCGAATTCCAATTAAGCAGTTTCCCGAGGACTCGAAGAAATTTGAGTTGTCACGTAAGTTGGTGGAACAAGTAGGTCAAGGGAATCAATTAAAGATAATAATTATAACAGATATTAATTCTTACAAGTGAATGATGGCTGAAAGTTAAAGGTAATCAATCCTTTACGCACATTGGTCAATGACAGGGCTAATAGTTTATGATCGACGGATTATAAATTCACATTAGTCTTGGCGTTTGCTGAATATATCGGTTAACTTTTATGGCAAGGCGAAGGTCTCTTGCTATGCTCAATTAAATACCTAACAAAGGAGTAACAAAATGGGACGAAAAAGTATATACAATAATATCGTTACCCCTGAAAAATTTGATGAAGTAAACAAAGACAATATCGATTTGGGTAAAGATTTTATCGAATATCTTCGCTCGGTTGATCGAGCGGAAGGAACAATTAAAGGTTATGAGAATGACCTTAAGATTTTCTGGGTCTGGGTAGCAGAAAACTGCAAAAATAAAGATTTCGTTGATTTAAGCAAACGAGATATCTCCAGATTCCAGAGTTATGCGATGAATGAATGGAAGTGGTCTCCTTCCCGTATTCGAAGGGTGAAGTCCACTCTTTCTTCGTTATCCAATTTCATTGAGAATATTTTGGATGATGAGTATGAAGATTTCCGTCCTATCATTCGCAAGATTGAGAATCCCCAGAATTACGCTGTGCGTGAAAAAACTGTTTTCACGGAGCAAGAACTTAAGGGACTACTTGATCAGCTTGTAAAAGAAGAAAGATACGACCAGGCATGTATGCTTGCATTAGCAATGTGTTCCGGTCGAAGAAAAGCAGAATTACCACGTATGAAGGTTTCTTATTTCGATGATTCCAATATCATCTTTGGCTCATTATACAAGACTCCCGAAGAGGTCAAAACCAAAGGTCGTGGATCTCATGGTAAAATGCTTACACTTTATGTGCTAAAGAATGGCTTTAAGCCGTATCTTGAGAAGTGGCTTAAATATCGGAAAGAGAATGGTATTATTTCCGAATACCTCATTCCTAAGTATAAAGGCGGCGCATATTTAGATGAGCCAATCCCTATTAGCACTTTAGATAGTTGGGCTGAGACCTTTAGTAAAAAGCTTGATAAGCCTTTCTATTGGCACAGTCTCCGACATTATTTTACTACACAACTCTCTCGCTCTGGATTACCCGATAGTGTTATTAAAGACATTATCGGTTGGTCATCGTTGGATATGGTAAGTATCTATAATGATCGCTCCACTGACGAAGAATTTGCTGCATATTTTGATAAAGATGGAATCAAACAAGCGTCTACCTCCTCGCTTGCTGATTTATAGATGTTGCCATAGTTATGGTTTCCTCCTTGATACTGAAACAGATCATTTTTCTGGTTTGGATCTAAACTAAACCAGTCGCATGGGCATTCGAAGATTCTGGGATGGTGCAACTCCATCCATGTCCTTTCACCCTCTTAGAGGGAATCCAAAAAAGAAATGAGGGATATATTGTTTAGAATTACCAATTCTGAAAGAAACTATCTTGAGAAGAATGGATGCAAATTTCCAAATGACTTACACAAGACAGTTGCATCAGGGAAGAAGAAAACAATTTACGCTACTGAGAGCGAGAAGGTATTAAGCTTGCTTAAGCAGTACTATAACGGATATTAAGAGGAATAAGTATGAAGACAAAGTATGTAAAGACAAGAACAATCACAGATAAAGTTCGTATTTCAGGTGAACTTTCTGCCGATGGAAAAACAATTACTTACGCTGAGGACGACACTGTTGATAAGACGGTTTCTGTAGATGATGTTCTCAAGGTTTTCCGTGGGAAAAGTATCGACCTTGCGGTTTCTGTTAAGACCGAAAGTGATTTAGATGACGCTACTGCTATTGCTAATTTTCCGGTAATGGGATGATGAATGGATCGGACGGAATTTTTAGAAGAACAGCTGAAATTACTTGAAGAACGGAAGGAAGAAGATAGCGTAACTTGGTTAGATATTAATGAATTCCGTTGTAAAAATTTAGATATCTCAGAATCCATTGATACTACCCGAAAAGGAGCCAAACTGCTTTCTGAATATTTGTTCTCAGGTTGGCAGATCATTCCTCCTGAATCTAATATAGATTCCAAACAGCACGCTATCGAGATAGAGCGAAAGAAGCTCTTATCAGAAAAGAATGAATATTTAAAGGCTATACGTCAACAAGCTAGAGACGAACTTATTCTTGAGCATATTGCCGAAGCCGTAAAAAGTGTTCCTTCTCTTCCGGTGCCGAAACCTGTAGAAGTCACTCCTAATAACAAGAGTTATTTATTAACTCTATCTGATTGTCATTTTGGAATAGAATTTATTCTTCAGGGAATTGATGGGAAAGTTATCAACGAATATAATCCTGAGATTTTTCAACAACGAATGAATACTCTTCTTTCTTATGTTGTCGATTCTGTCAAGAAGAACAATATTGAAAAACTGACGATCTTTGAATTAGGCGATGCAATTCAAGGAATGCTTCGACTGAATTCTCAGTTAATGCAGCTTCGATATGGAGTAATTGAATCAGCTGTGCATTACGCTTTTTATCTGTCTACATGGCTTAATTCGTTGAGTCATTATGTGAAGATAGATTTCCATATGGTAAAGGATTCTAACCACAATCAACTCCGTTTGTGTGGTGCTCCTAAGAATGCTTTTCCGGACGAAAATATGTCAACTGTCATCTTAACCATTCTTAATGAACGTCTTAAATCGAATCCGAACATTTCTATACTATCTAATCCAACCGGCATGAATTACGCCGTTCTTTCGGGATATCCAGTATTAGGAATCCATGGTGAAGTTAAAGATTTAAAGACAGCAATTAACACATATTCTCGTGCTTATAGTGAACCATTTTCTTATATCTTCGCTGGTCACATTCACCATAAAGAATCAGCGGAGACAGGAATTGATTCACAAGTTATATCTGTAGGCTCAATCATTGGAGTTGATCCTTACGGATTAAATCGTAGGTTAACTTCAAATGCTACAGCAGATTTATTCTGCTTTGAAGAAGGAAAAGGAATCACCTGCGATTACACCTTTAAATTAAATTGATATGCTACCCTTTTCTAAGGCTTGGTCGGGTAAAACCGACCTTTTTGGGAATTTAGTTCAGTCGGTTAGAACGCATGACTGTTAATCATGATGTCCCAGGTTCGAATCCTGGAGTTCCCGTTAATCATAACGAAAAAATAAATTGATTTTATTTGTGAAAGGAGTTGATTCCATGGCGGCTTTACTTACTGCTAAGACAGAAGACGAAGTTAGAAAAACCACCGTCGGTCAGCTTCGTAAAGACTATAATAAGTTAGCTGATATCTATACAAAGCTGATTGAAGGAAAATATATGTACTGCCACTGTTGCGGCAAATTCAAATCAAATTATACTTTTTATGAAAGTGAGAATTATGCGAGTGGATTCTTCCCTATTTGTAAAGATTGTCTATTAAAGATAGCTGAGCAGAGGAAAGAAGACCGGGATCCTGCTAATGAAACCAAAGAGAGTGTTCAGAAGGTTCTTCAAATGATGGATCTACCTTATAATGATGCTCTTTACGAAAGTTGCCGCAAAAAATGTGCTGATAAAACAAGTGAACGTGCGTATGGTGCGCCTTTTACAGTTATGTTAACTCAGCTTAAAACCCTCCCTCAGTGGAGAAATAAAACTTGGAAGGATTCTGATTTTGGTTATACAAATGAAACCGAAAACGGCATCCTTGAAGATACCAAGAAGAATAAGCAAATTATCAAAGCCGGTAAAAAGCGATTTGGATCAGGTTATACGATTGAAGAATTATATTGGTTAGAGAACGAATACCAAGATTGGATTGCCAGATATCCATGTGGTTCAAAAGGTCAAGAAGTCTTGTTCCGGCAGTTATGCTGCCAGGAATTAGAGCAAGATCAAATGCGATTAGCTGGTAAGAATACAAAAGACATTGCGCACTCTATTCAAGAAACAATGTCTTCTCTTGGAATTAAACCTTCTCAATCTAATGTTGATGCTATGATTGATTCATTATCATTTGGACAATTAATTGATAGATGGGAACACGAAAAACCAATTCCAAAGCCAGATCCAGAATTAGAGGATATAGACAAAATAGGTATGTTAATAGATGTCTTCTTTAAAGGACATCTTGCAAAGAGCCTTGGTATTAAATCTGGCTTTTCTCATTTATATGATAAATTCATGTCTAAGTATACCGTCCATAAACCAGAACGGAACGATGAGGAACAAGAATCTCTTTTCAATAAGATTTTTGGCTCTAAAGTAGATGAGGAAATAAATGGTGATCCTTAATGGCTAAAGGAAAAACCATTGAAGAAGTTCAGCAGGAAAAAATAGGCAAAATAATGGGTGTTGTTGCTGAACGGGCAGCTTATTACCGTTCAAATCCTCAAAGATTTCCAGAGCTTTTAGGTATTCATTTGAAATGGTTCCAAAAAATTCTTCTTTGGGCAATGAATTATTATTATTATGTCATCTACATGGCTTCGAGAGGGCAAGGAAAGACATTTCTTACTGCTATCTTTTTAATAACTAGATGTATTTTATATCCCGGAACTAAAGTAGTAATTTGTTCCGGTACATTATCTCAAGCTAACGAGCCTTTAAACAAAATTAAAGACGATTTATACCCAAAATCTGAGCTACTTCGTCTTGAAATAAAAGACATGCATGTAGGTCAAAAGGATTCAGAAATAATTTTCAAAAACGGATCTTGGATTAAAACCAAGACTTCCTCTTCAACCGCCCGTTCTGCTCGTGCGAATATATTATTCGTGGATGAATCACGAATGGTCGATAAAACAATTTTGGATACCGTTCTCCGTAAGTTCTTAACGGATTCTCGACACCCAGACTATTTAGATCTACCTGAATATAAGAATCGTGAAGACTTAAAAGAACGTAATCATGAGATATATTGTACTTCTGCTTGGTTTAAAGATCACTGGAGTTTTGAAAAGGCTCAAGCTTACGTAGTTAATTTCTTTGATGATACTAAGCGATATTTTGTTTGCGCTCTTCCATATCAGCTTCCTATTAGGGAAGGTCTGTTGATGCGCTCTCAAGTTGAAGATGAAATGTCAGAAGCGGATTTTTCTGAAACAGCTTGGGAAATGGAAATGGAATGTATGTGGATTGGCGATGGAGACGATAGTTTCTTTAAGCTGAATTCATTAAATCAAGCTCGAAAAGTCGAAAATGTTCTACTACCGCTCCAGTTCTATTCTAATGATTATCCAGTTCCTGATCCACCAAAAGAAGGTAAACGTGTCCTTTCATTGGATGTAGCTTTAATGGCTTCAACCAAGAAAAAAAAGAATGATGCTAGTGCTTTCTTTATTAACGATTTAGAAAAAGTATCAAATACTGCCTATAAAAGCAGTATCGTTTTTGGTGATAGTTATGAGGGATTAACAACAGATGAATTAGGACTTATTGCGATGAGATTTTTCTATCAATACAAATGTACTGATTTTGTTATTGATACCAACGGTGTCGGTCTTGGAGTTTTTGACTTCATCATAAAATCTCGTTCAGACTCAAAAACAGGAGAGCAATATCCTGCTATGACATGTATCAATAACGATGATATGGCTATACGTTGCAAAGATCCAGATGCTAGAAAAGTTGTTTGGTCTGTAAAAGCGAATGGAAAATATAATTCTCATATTTGCATCGCCTTGCGTGACGCAATAGCAAACGGGAGAATGGCTCTTCCTAAGAACGAAATGGTTGTTGATGAATATCTGTCAAAGCATTTCAAATTCTATAAGAAAGCTACTCCTACTGAGCAGGTAAGAATAAAGACAGCTTATATTCAAACAACAATGGCTATCTATGAATTGATTAAGCTTGAAACAACAGTTACTGACAATGGCATAACAGTTAAAGAAAAATCAGGTATGAGAAAGGATAGATACTCTTCTCTTGCTTATAGTAATTGGTGCGCACAGCAGTTACAATTGCGTTTAAAGCCAAAATCTAATAAGAAAAGCTCTTTAGCTAAGAAGCTTACAATTAGGCGTGGCTCATATTTAGGTCACAGTATTTAGAAAGGTCGGTCGTTATGAATTATAAAAAGACTCCTTCAAAAAAGTCTACGCAGCCTTCCTCTTCTGAAGTGCGTGACTTTTATAACAGTCGCAAAGAGCAGTTATCAATTGCCAATTATAATAAGGCAAAGACTGCTCTTCGTCAGGTAGAAGATTTATCAAAGTCTACCACAAAAACTATTCAGACTTTTGATAAAACAAATCTTCGAAATTATTTTAAGAATATCTCTTCTAACCAGAAGAATTTAAGGAATTTCTCTCGCTTCTTGTATTACAGATGTCAGCCTTATTTCAAGGTCATTCAGTATCATGCTGGTATGTTCTGTCTTGATGCAAGAAGCGTTATTCCTGCATATGATCCATTAAAGAAGAACCAAAATATCAATAAATTCTTAAAGGGATATTATCAGACCCTTAAGCAACTCGAAATCATGAATATTGATTACGAATTTTATAAAGGTCTGGTTTCGGTCTTCCGTGAAGATGTCTTTTACGGATGTGCCTATCTCGATGATGAAGGATTCTTCATTCTTCCATTAGATCCAGATTATTGTAAGATCGCTGGATTATTTCCTGATGGTACATTTGACTTCGCTATGGATATGTCCTTCTTCAGCGGAACAAATGAAGATTTGCTTGAATATTACGGTGAACCATTTAATTCAATGTATCGTGAATACGGTGGTAGATATGAAAATCGTTGGCAAATTATGCCAGAGGAATATGCGGTATGTATGAAGTTCCGTGCTGATGATTGGCAGACTTGTGTCCCCGTCTTCTCCGGTATTTTTAATAGCATTATTAATTTAATCGGAACAGAAGATGTTCAGGCAATTGCTGACCAGCAGGATATTTACAAAATGCTTTGGATTGAGTTAGAAACACTCTCTGGTTCAAAGGATATCAATGACTGGAAAATCGACCCTGATTTAATGATTGATTATTTTAACCGCATGATAGATGATGCACTACCAGATTATGTATCTGCGGCTATTATCCCTGGAAAGATTAATTCAGTATCTTTCGATAAGGATACAGCTAGTGATGTAAACAAGGTTGCCAAGTCTACTGAAACTTTGTTTAATACATCAGGCGGTGCTCAAATTCTTAACAGCTCAACTCTTGAGGGTTCTACTGCTTTCGAAGCAGCAATGAAAGCTGATTCGGAGTTTACGATTTCCCCACTTTTACCTCAGATTCAAGGTATTGTAAATAGATTGTTGAAATCAAAAAACAAAAATGCAGCTTTTGTAAAGTTTATGCCTATTACGGTATATACAAAAGATGCTTACAAGAAGTCATTAACAGAAGATGCTACTTATGGTCTTCCTGTTAAATTGGCTCTTAATACACTTAATCACTATACAGAGCAGGAAACACTTGCACTAAATTACTTGGAAAATGAGTGTTTGCATTTAGCAGATGCTTTCGTTCCTCTTCAGAGCAGTCATACTACCTCCAATAAGGACACAGATCCAGTTGCCGGAGGTAGACCACAGAAAGATGCTACTGAATTAACAAGTGATGGAGATGCAAGTCGTGATAAAGCTGATAGAGCGAGGTGATAAAGCGTGGATTGTATCATTAAAACTAAAGACAAGCAGACAGCAGATTGCTTAAGAGCATCAGGGTGTCTTGAATTGTCTAATACAAACGGTGTATGGACTTTTGCAAATACTGGAAGAGCGAATTTTTCCGAAGAAATCAAGTCTAACATCGTTTTCGATAACCGTTTAACTTTTTAGGAAAGGAGTAGTAAATGTCTAAACGTTTACTAACACTCTCCGATCTCTACGATTTCTACGTTAACAACGGGAAAAATGTTAATTTTAGTGCGCAGACAGAAGATAATACTATTGTTGTTCAGGTTCCTGAAAGACTTTTGTTTGACGCTGAATCTGATTATGACGCAAATGAGCTAAAGGCTATAGGTCATTTCCAGTTCTGTCATATAGATGAGAACGCAAATCATACCTCAATCGCAAGAGAAGTCATGGAGCAGGCTATCCCCAGTGCTTATAATATTCCTATTTTGGCTTATATTTATATGAATGAGGATGGTGAATGGGACTTCGCTGGTCATGAGATTGATTATGATGAAGACGATAACCCAATCTATTATGAAACTCCTGTGGGTACTGTACCCGAGTCAGGTGACTTGAAATTAGAGTATGACGAAGATAAACAGAAAACTTATCTTACTGGCGATGGTATCATTTGGAAATACTATTCCAAAGCTACAGATATACTCAAACGGTATGTAGACTCTCAGGGGTATTGTAATGTCTCAGTTGAATTAAACCTTGATGAGATCGCTTTTAACGCATCTAAAAAGATTCTCGAAATTAAAAAATTTCATTTTTCCGGTGTTACTTTACTAGGCACAAAAATCGGAACTAATAAAATAATTAAGCCAGGAATGACTGGTGCCAATGTTACTTTTTCTGATTTTTCGCAGACTAAAAACCGATTATCTCAGCTTTTAGGCGAAGTGCAAAAATTAAATCGTAACATTGAAACGATGAGTTTAGCTACGAAGGGAGCAAAAGTGAATTTCGCAGAATTATGTAAGAAATATGGGGTATCCGCTAAGGATATTACCTTTGATTATGAAAACCTCTCTGAGGATGAGTTAGTTCAGAAGTTCGAAGCTACTTTTGGTGCTGCTGCAAATACCCCTGAGCCAAATGAAGGAGCTGCTACAACTCCTGAAAATCCAGACCAGGGCGATACACCAGCAGATCCAGAGGGTGAAGCAACACCAGATACAGGTGCTGCACCAGTAGATCCTGAGCCAACAGAGCCTACAGGAGACCCGACACCAGTCGGATATGCAGTTAAGATGTCTGATGGTTCGATCAAGGAATACTCCTTGTCACTTGATGATGTTTATTCTGCTCTTTCAAATCTGGTTAACACCACTTATGGTGAAACAGATAACACTTGGTATAGTGTAGATATTTACCCTGACGATAATAGGGTAGTTATGCAGAGCTACTGTAATGGAACAGCCTATAGACAGGAGTACTCACGAGTAGATGATTCTTTCGCATTAGTCGGTGAAAGAGTTCCTGTTCATCGTGTTTGGGTGACTAAAGAGGAAGAGATTTCATTGAATGAGATGAAGACAAACTACGCTTCTATTTCTGATAAACTTGCAACTTATGAGCAGAAGGAAGAGGCAGAGAAGAAAGAAAAGATCCTTACTGAAGAGGTTTATAGTTCCATTGCCGATACAGAAGCGTTTAAGGAGATTCTTGAGCATAAGGCTACATATTCAGCTGACGAGATTGCTGAGAAGTGTGACGCACTCTTATTGCAGAAGGTAAAGAGTTCCATGAACTTTGCTCGCAAGGCTGAGAATAGCCGTGGCGTGACTCCTTTGCCAGGATATAACGCTAATGACGAGTCCGCTCATGATCGATATGGCGGAATTTTCGATGACTAAATCGAATTGTTAAAATTAATTTTTGAAAGGAGAATATTGAGATGATCAATATGAATATTGGTAAGCATGCCGTTGCTTTCCCAGCTAAGGTTGCATCCGGTACTGGCGCAGGACACCTGTTTGACATTGAGTTAGCAAGTGATACTGACAACGGTGCAATTATTGGTGTTGGTGATTATATCGCTCTTGGCACTTATAAGGAAGCTCCAGCTCCGGCATTTAAGGGAGTGATCCGTGAGGTAGCTGGTAACGGTCATTTTTATGTTGAGGTAACTGAGAACACAGATGCTGTTTTCGTATATATGCCTGAGGTATCTCCATACAACGATGCTAAGACACGAGTTCCTTCTGCGTTTTATAACGCTAAGGGAGAGATCGTTAAGGGCTACTCTTTAATTAAGCACGATATGATTGAGGAGTCTGTTGAGAACTTTGATGGCACACCAGTAGTAGGTGCTGAGATTACTGGTGTTAAGAATAAGAAGCTTGTAGTTGCTACAGCGTAAGGAAGGAGGGAGATAGAACAATGCCTAAGTTTATGAATTTTGCTAAGATTACTCGGGATGTTATTGGTTCTGAGGAGAAGTTCGAGGGATATAAGCAGCTCATGTTCGACCTGATCAATGGTGAGACTGTAGGTCGTTCTAAAGAAGACGGTGAGAAGAAGCTTCACACAATGCTTTGCAGCATCGCAGAGCTTCCTACTGAGCCGACACAGAAGCAGGTTCGCCGTGCTCTTCGTAAGCATGCAGCCGATGTTTATGAGGTTATTGAGGATGCAGTAGATATGCAGGTCAAGAAGGGATGGCAGGAGTCCGAGTTCTTCAACCAGTTCGTTGAGACAAAGACTGTTGGTATTGATGATATTCTTGAGTTTACTACTGATGATCAGACTTTCCTTTCTATCGCAAAGGTAAGTGGTGAGCATCATGACTTCCTTCTGCAGCGTCTTGGTGAGGGTGAGAGCTATACTGTTCAGATCTCTACTTACGGTGCAGCTGTAGGTGCTTCTCTTACACGTTACTTCGTAGGTCAGGAAGATTGGCAGAAGCTTATCAATAAGATTGCTACTGCTTTCACCGCTAAGATTCAGAATGAGCTGTACGCTGCAGTTATGAATGCTTACAAGAAGCTTCCAATTCAGGATAAACTTGTTACAAACGGTGAGCTTGTAAAGGATGCTGTTGATGAGAAGATTGAGATGGTTGGTGGTTTGAATGACTCTGATGTATACATCATGGGTACCAAGCTCGCACTTAAGAAGTTCAATGCTCTGACAGATGTTGATTGGAGAGCTACTTCCCAGAAGGAAGACGTTGCTCGCCTTGGACGTTTAGGTTCTTATGAGTCTACTGACCTCATCGAGATCCCACAGCGTTTCGATAACAATGACATCACTAAGAAGCTTGTTGATGATAAGGTTCTTCTGTTCATGCCTAAGACTGGCGATCGTTTCGTTAAGTTCGTTGACGGTAATAACACAGAGATTACTCAGGTAACTGAGAAGGGCGTTAAGGGCGGTCGTGTAGACGATCTGATGAGCTATGAAATCACTCGTGATATGGGTGTTGCTGTAGTTCTTGGTCGTTACTTCGGCGTTCATATCTTAAACTAATCATTTTGAGGCTCCGTAATGGAGCCTCTATTTTTATGGAGAAAAAGGAATTTGTATGAAGAAGACATATACAACAAGGGTTAAGTCTGCAGAGACTGAAACTGAGCCAGTTAATTCCAAGGCTGAGGTCAAGGAAACCGTTGAGGCTCCGGCTAAGAAGGTTACAGTCATTAAGGCTAAGTCTGCCACTTATGATGACAATGATTTAATCATCTGTCGTTCAATCAAACCCGGTTCTACTTATATGACCGGATTACGTTCTAAGGAAATTTACGAGTTTGAGGCTCGTGACGCTGAAGTAGGAGTTCGCTATTGCGATCTTATGGCAGCAGTTAATAAGCGAAGCTCATTCTTGTTTGCACCATTCATTATTGTCGAAGATGAAGAGTTTGTAAATAACTCTCCTAAGCTTAAGGACTTCTACGATCATATGTATACCGCAGCTGATTTAGAAGCGATTCTGGAGTTACCACCAAGCAATTTAGCTGAGGTACTTCCAAGATTATCTGGTTCTGCCCAGGAAGCATTAAAGTCAGCAGCTGCAACTGGAATTGCAGATGGTACATTTGACAGTCTATCTCGAATCAAGGTTCTTGATTCTTACTTTGAGACTGACCTTGTCCTGTTAGCTGGTTTCGAGGATTAATGGGAAGGAGGTCTTCATTGCCTTCTATCCAATATATGGAAATTTATTCCAGTTTTCTGTTGAAAGCTCGCCCGAGCAATCTTTACAACACAATGTCTGAAGAGACTCGTAAAGAATATGTTAAGGGCTGGATTCACGCTGCTTGTGCTGATTCTCATATCTTAAAACTATATTCAGCCTTGAGTTATACTGATCCGAGTGTGGACGAAGACGGAGTCGAAATCGACGGTTGCGTTACTTACGAGCTTAAAGATGTAAATAGTGCGACTGAGCAAAACGACAGACAGTTCACACTTAACTTATTCGCTCAGAAGGTATATTTGTCATGGTTTGAGAATCTCATTAACACTCCTGTTAATGCGGTACAGATCATCGGCACAGCAAGTGATAAATTCTATAGTCAGTCCAATCACGTTGCTACTCTTCTGGCTCAGAAGAAAGAAAATCAGATTGAATTAAACAAGATGATTCGTGATCGGTCAAGCTATACAAATTCATATCTGTCATCTTCAAAGAAAGAGGCTTCCTCATGAAGATGAAATATGGAGAATTGTCTTCAAAGCAGTTAGATGCTTATAGGAAGAAACTTCACAGTAAGGTCTTTTGGCTTCTACTCTATGTAGATCCTAAGACTAGAGATCAGTATCCGAACGTAGATGTAAATAAATATTTCGAATCACTTATGCAGCAAATTAATGGATTTAATTGCCTGCTTAATTATCCTGAGGAAGTAGTTGAATTGTTAAGTCTGTTAGAGGCTGCAAAAATTGAATACAACAAGGAATTCTTTAATTATCGTCTATATCACAAGTACGTCCTTGACGCTCATGCAATGATAGATAAATTGCAATTTGGAGTTGGCTAATGATTACATCTAAAATGTTCGAAAACACCTTGTTAAAGCAAGGAATGAATTATTCTCAGGAACGACAGATTGATGCCGCAATGATTCGCAATGAATTGTTCTGCGGTGCCCCTGGATATAAAAGAGTATATATCCTTGACCCTGATGGTTGGAAATGGTGTGATGCTTTATTTACAAGACATTCTGATTATTCGTTAACTACGAATGAGACAGATAGATACCTAGAGTTTAGACCAGGAGAAAGACATAAAATTGGAAGTTATGTATTCATTTCAGATACTGATGATCCATATGATAATATTGGTTTTTCGGAAGATAACCCAATCAATCCTTTCTCTGATCCCAATTTTAACATTAATAAGCTTTGGATTATTGTTGGATATAATGATGGTTCAACATATCCTAAATATAATGTTCTTCGATGCAATTGGGACTATAAATGGATCTGCAAAGTTAATGGGAAAAGCACCATTTTACATAGTTATGGTGTTATCCGCACCCTTAACGATTATGATTCAGGTATTCGTACTAATAACTATACCACTATTCTCGATCAGGTTTCTGCTGGTTGGATTCCAGATACTCACTATATCTACGGAGACAGAGCAAAAGCATTCAATCTCTGTGATACAAGATATCTTAATTATGGGATTCGATTGATGGTAACAACTAATGCCATTTATCCAAAAGTGTATCAAATTTCTAAGATTATCGAAACTGTCCCGCCTGGAATCATTAAATATGTCTTCAAGCAAGATGAATATAACGAGACTCGTGATAACCCTTCTTTAATGGTTTGTGATTATTACGATATTTCTGGTACAGAACAAACTGAACCTATCAATTCGTCTACGCCGTCAGAAGAAAAAACAACCACTATTTATCAGTGTGATGTTAATTCTCATGGTGAGATGGAGCGAACTGATTCTATTACCGCTCTTCACTTAGGTAAGATTTCTTATTTTGAAGTTTCCTTTAGTGAGCCAGGTATTCATCCCAAATGGAAGATTGATTGTATTGATAGTCTTTCTGATAACGAAAAAGCGTATTATATTAAGTTACTTACGATTAATACGTTAGATGAAATGACAATTTCAATTAAACCAGGAAAGGCAAACAGCCTAATCGGAAAGAAGTTTAAGTTAACTGTAACAAGCGAAAACGGAGATTATGCATCTTCTGTTAAATTGGAGGTTGAAAAGTGATTGAACGAAAACCTTGGGAGATTACTCGTAACCTCGAAGATATAGCAAATAGCGATATCATCTCTAAAAAAAGAAAGATTAAGGAGTTGTTTCTCAACGACCCTGATCTTCTTTCTGTTTTAGGGGCAAAGGATCCTTTCCCTCTAAACAAATTCGCTGATCCGAGTAATCCAACTGAAGAAGAGTTAAGAAAACGGGAAGAAATCTTAACTTATAATGACAAGATTCAACATGAACAAATTCTTGATTATCTCAAAGTAAATGATATTCAAGATGAGGTGTTGAATTTTATTATGTTTGATATCCATGACGAACGACCAAACCCTGATAATCAGGCATTTAAGATACAGTATATTGTCGTGATGATTGTAATCAATGAAAACGACATGACTACTGAATATGATATTTCAAGGGCTGATTTATTAGATTATATTGTAAGAGATATTTTACAATGGTCTAATGCTTTAGGTGCAAAACTTGTGCCAGCCTTAGATTCACCACAAGTGCTCGATCGTAAATATTACAGCCGTGAGCTTAGGTTCAGGGTTGATCAGATTAATTCTTTACCAGTTCATGGACTGGTTAATAAATATGACCGAATCTAAAAAGTTTCATTTTAATCTTGAGAAGATGTACTTCGGTGAACCATTCCAGGTAAATGAAAAAATAACCATCTATCAGCCTACTCTTGGTGACATTATCCATTATAGAGATGATGATCCAGAAGCAGACGATAAAGAAAAAGGAGCCACAGGCTTCTTTTCAATGCTAAATCTTTTCATTCAAAACACAACCTCATGCAGAGTCCAATTATGGGACTTAGGTGTTAACTGGAATGATATATCAAATTATGAACTGTTTCAGCTGTTCGTAACAGGCGTTAAGCCTACAAGGAATCAAACGGAAATATTATTCCCAAATATAGATTTTTCTAATCTGCAAGTGTACAGCCAGACTGTACAAAACCCCAAATACAATCCTGATGACAAAGACTCCGATGAACCAGAATTTATTCAAAGTTCTTCTCTATATGATCCCGCTCAAGACCTTGAAATTAATGAAGATACTTACACACTCATTGCCACTTATTTGAGAACCATGTTCAATATGTTTCCAAAGGATGAGTTTGTAAATGGAAAACTTGCTCAGAAATGGGTAATTCAAGACGAAAAAGAGCGGTTGGAGTTAGAAGCAAAACAAGAGAATTCTCGAAGTTCATATTTGCTGCCTCTGATTTCTGCTTGTGTTAATCATCCAGGATTCAAATATAAGACAAGCGAATTACAACAAATTCATATTGTCGAATTTATGGATTCAGTAAGTCGATTAAAGATTTATGAATCTTCTACAGCTCTATTAAAGGGCTTATATTCAGGCTTTATCGATTCATCTGGAATTGATCCGGAAGAACTCGATTTTATGCGCTCTATCAAAAAATAAATTAAGTAAAGGAGAAATGTCAATATGTTCATGCTCGACGATCTTGCTATTGACCGTATTGTGTCTGGTGTAGCTCTGAATTCTGATGACACAGAACTTCTGTATCATCTGTCTCAGTTGGCTGATGCTACTATTGCTACTACTTCTGATAAGAAGGAAATCAATGATGCAAACGGTACAACTATTAAGGTATTCCACCGTGGTAAGAAGGGTACACTCACTGCTAACAACGCTCTTCTGAATCTGTCCATCCTTGGTGCGCAGACTGGTGTTGGTAAGAATATTGCTACTGCGGATAATGCCATCGTTATGCCTAAGATTATCACCGTTGCTCCTGGCGATACAGTAACTCTTAAGGATTTCATTCCTGGTTCTGTTATCGTTTCAGAGAAGGCAACTAACGGTGCTCTTGGTAAGCAGTACGCACTCGGTACTGCAGCTTCTGATACAGAGTTTGCTGTAACTACTGCAGGTGCTGTATCCCTTCCTACAGACAAGACGGTAGACCACTTCATGATCTTCTACAAGCGTAAGGTTACTTCCGGTGTAAAGATCACAAACAGTGCTAATAAGTATGCAGGTTCTGTACACCTTATTCTGAAGGCTCTGGCTATCGATCCATGTACTCCATCCACTCTTCGTGGCGTATACATCGATGTTCCTTCCTTCCAGGTATCTCCGGATGTATCTATTAAGATTGGTGGTTCTGATACACAGCAGCTTGAGTACAACGGTGATCTGCAGCTGAATTACTGCTCTGAGAATAAGGAGCTGTATTCTGTAATGGTAGCTGAGGATGATATTGAGCAGGAGGGTTAATCCCACTGTTTAGACTTAAATAACCATTAAGATCAGCGGGTGTCAAAGCTCGCTGATTTTTTCTGTCATTTACATGACAACTACAAATTATTAAGAAAGGAATCCTATGGCAGTAAACAAGACTTGTATCGTATGCGGTGCTAAATATGAATACTGCACTTCATGCTCGAAATATGATCGCTTTCCTACCTGGATGAACCAGTTCGATAGTGAAAATTGTAAAAATCTGTTCATGGTTGCAACAGATTATAATGCCGGAGAGTTGACACTCACAGAAGCAAAGACTCGCGTAAAAGCTTTAGACGTATCTCATATTGATGAGTACGCATCTGGAGTAAAGAAAACAATCAAAGAAATTATGACCGCCAAAGAAGAAAAGGTCAAAGAACAGCAGACAGAGAAAAAGGTAGACGCTCCTATTGCTGCTGAAGTAAAGAAAACAAAATCAGATGATATTCCAGCCGGTTTATCTTCTGAAGACAAAGAAGACTACCAGAATTTTATGAACGCAAAGCGCAAGAAGCGTAATCGTTAATAGTTGAAGTGATTAATTTAGAATAATAAACCCAGGGGGCATAGTCACTTCAACAGACTATGCCCCTTTTTTGCTCGGAGGAATAAAAGGATGAAAGTAAAAAGTAATGTAACTGGAATTACTTACTCATCGCAAGATGTGGTAAGAATTGTAAACCCTAAGCAGGCAGCTGCTTATATGTTTTTTGGCGCACCATTGATAGATGTTTACGCAAGTCTTCAATCAGATAAAGGTTCTCATGTCTTAGTTTTTCTATTTAATCGTGCTGACACACAGGAACTTTATCAGCGTTGGTGTAACCATGAGTTAGGCGACTCTAATGAGTAAGACTCTATTTCTTGTCTTCGACCAGGAAGTCGTCGACCGCTATACTGAACATTATTTCAAATTGCATACAAGAGCACGTAAGGCTCCTATTGATCGTCCAATTCATCCAAGTATTAATCAATGGATGATACTTCCACGTATGCAGATGAATCAGTTGAAACAGAAATGGAAGGCTTTTATTGTCTGGTGGGTAAAGGATCTCGGATATCAAGATATGAAACTGGATAAGTTTGAGATTGACGTTAAGATTTACATGCCAACTAAACGTCGCTCGGATCCTGATAATTTTAGTCCTAAATTTATTAATGACGGTTTTACCGAAGCCGGTTTAATCATCGATGACGATGGCGAGCACTTAAAGAAATTATCATTAAGTACCGCTTATGATAAAGCCCGTCCCAGAACAGAAGTAACAATTAAAATTTTAGATTAAAAGGAAGGTGTCAAACCATGAAAAAGAATATTACTGTAAAGCAGTTTGTAGATAATTATCTTGCCCTTAAGAATGAAAACACAAAGCAGACTTTGCTTAATTCGATTAAAACTGTTGACTATATGGACTATAGTCTACTCACTTATTACGCAAATCAGATTCTTGCTAATTCTTGTATTGATGAGAATGGAAATCTCCATATTGATTCGTGCAAGAAATATTTAATGACTGTATTCACTTTAATTAATGCTTATACAAGTATTGAGTGCTCTCCTGCGAATTGGGTGGAGGAGTATGACCTTTTGAATAAGAATGCGCTTATTCCGGTTATTATTAATCGTATTCCAGAGAATGCAGTTAAGGATTTAGAGAATTTCGTACAGATGAAGTTTGATGACCTTATGACAAATACATATGAAACTCATGCTTATTTTAACCAACTTTTTGCAAAGTTATTGCCTACATTAACAAATGGTATTGAGTCATTTACTGATGCAGCAGCCAAGTTCTTTGAGAACGTTGACGAAAAAAAGTTAGAAAAAGTCTTAAAGGCTTTTAAGTAAGAGGAGGCAACTTATGGCATCAGACGAATTTGAAGAAATAGCAAAAGATATAGAAGTGGATCTAAAAAATTATTACAAAGCTTATGGTATGGCGGCAAGCCGACAAGCCAAAAAAGAAATTTCTCGAAAAGCCAGGGATGTAATGAATAAATATTATAACTCATACTCTCCTGCTTATTACAATCGTACAGGTGCCATGAAGAATTCGCATTCCCCATATTTATCATCTTCTAAAGGAGGACTTGTATATGAAGGTGGAGTTGAACTAAACATTGATGCATCTGATGTAGGCGAAGGAATTGATTTTGGCGATAAAAGTTTTATTGGTATTGGAAATAGTTCGTTTGATCAGAAATATAATACTAGTAGAAATTATTCAACTTCTTCAATTACAAGTTGGGTCTGGGAACAAGGACACCATGGATATGAATCTATAAATGGACGACATAGATATATCACAGGCAAACCACATGTTCTCCCACTTGCTGAGTTAATGAGATTCACAGAATCTAATTCATTGCTAGATCGTGTTGATAGAGCTGGAGAACTTGCTGCAAAAATGAATAGCTATAAGATTCTTCAGTTTTGATTTAGAGAGGATAATAAATAATGGGCAAAAATGCAACGATTACAATAAAGACAATTTTTGAGAAGGCTAATACTTCTGCAATTGTTAATCAAATAAAAAAAGATAAAGAGGCAATTGAGAAAGCTGGAACAACCAATGTTCCTGTTAATTTCGATTTTAATAATAAAGATTTTAATGCGGCTCTACAAAATCTAAATAAAGGATTAACTGCCAAAAATATGGCTGGATTAGATTTCAGTAAACAAATGATGGAAGTCATTCAACTGATGTCTAGTCCTAATATGGCAATCGAAGAGAAAACTTCTGAGATTAATAAAATCGCAGAGAGCTTTAAGTTGATTTCTTCTTCAAAAGGTGGATTTATAACTGCACAAGATCGAGAACTTTTTAAGCAGATGAATTCTAACCAGCTCTCAAGAGTGATGGAAGAGATTGCTAAGATTCGTGATGAAGAGGTAAGAAATACCAAACTTAAAGAGCAGAACGATATATATAAATATTCGAAATATTATGATCTTGGTAATGGAGACGAGAAAGTCGGCAGTAATTTTTATAACGCTCTTCTAAAAGGAAAAGTATACGATAGGATAGAGGGCAAAGAAGAGGCAGATCCCTTAATCCCTAAAACTAAGCTTAAGCCACAGCGAACGACTATTGGTGCTTTTGGTACTGATCTCGGTATAAATTATAACAAAGCATTAGAGAGAGCATTAAGTGAACATAGGGAAGATCTTAGCGCTGAGGATATTGCAAAGTCTAAAGGTGTTATCGAAAAGAGAATCAAAGAATACGGTACTATCATTAGACGAATAGAAGAAACATTCGAGACTTTTAACGACCTTCATGAAAAGACTGATTTTGAAAGTATGACCAAAAAAGCCGGTCTTATCAAAAGAATGGGAGCGTTATATTCAATCGCAGAAGAGCAAGAGAAAAATCTCAAAAAATTAGATAATAAGGCAAACGCAAATGGCGCGATTGGAATCGATGAAACAAAATTCTTTACCAAAGCAGAAGAAGGCGAATTTGCCGATATAAGAAAAAATATCATATCGACGATTGGTTCTAATTCATTAAACAGAAAGGATATCACTGCCCTTTTTAACGATGTCCGGAAGGAAATACAAGATACCTTCTTATCAGAAGACACTCCCGAACTCGCGGCGGCTAAACAGCATTATAGAGATTTTATTAGTACGTATGCTAAAACAACTGTCGCTAGGGTCACTACTGCTGCCGCTGAGATTTTGGATGGAGAATTAGCATCTGCAAGTAATAAACAAGTAACCCCAGACGCATCTTCACAGACCGGACAGGCGGTTCAATCTATAGAAAAGCCAATTGAAGAAGCAATTCCAAAAATCGATCTAGTTCATAGTACTAATTTAAAAAAAGAAGACATTGAAATAGACGATCCAAAAGAATTAATCAAACAGATAAATGATATAAGTGCTGAATTAGACAAATCATTATATCCTACAAAAGGAAAGCCTACCGCACCATCTCAAGAATTGTTATATAAATACAAAGCTCTTATAGGAAGAGCCGAATATCTTAATGACAAATTATCAAAACAAGGAATTTCAAGTTTTGATAAACAGTTTGATGAAATCTTTGACAAAGACTACGAATATTTTGAAAACTTCTTTGATCCAGATAAAAAGAACGAAATAATCGGTAGTGCGCAGCGGGAAGTTATGGAAGATTTATATGCTAATGCAAGTAAAAATGCAATAGGTCCTTTCCTCCGGAAAAACTTTTCCCCTCTCCCCACCGATGCTGAATTAAAAAAGTTTGAATCAGTGCAGTCAAAAGGTGAACCCCCTAAAGAATCTGAACTTAAAGCCGAAGAAGTAATTTCTACCAAGGTTGATGAGAAACTTGATAAAGCAACAGAGTCAGCTGAAAAGACAACTGAAGAACTTAGCCAAATGGCTGAAAAACTTAAAGAAAGTGAAGAAAACGCGAAAAGCCTTCAAAAGAATCTTGATGATTTAGGAGACGAATACTCTAAATTAAACGAAGAAAAAAAGAAAGTTGAAAATGACTTATCTACTGCTCAAAAAAACAAAGATGATCTTGAGAATAAAATACGAAAAGTAACTGGTGCAGGAACGGATGAAGATTTAAACACTCTGCTTTCTAAAATTGAAAAAGTAGATACTTCTGAAAAAGCTAATCTTACCCAGGAAGAGTTTGACAAATTCGTTGATGAACGAGAAGCATTTAAGAAAACGAAAAAAGATCAAGCACATTATGAGAAAGAAGCTGTTAAAAAAGATCAAGCAATCAATGATGCTCAAGCTAAAATAGAAGAACTTGAAGGACAAATAAGTCAATTAAAAGAAACCATTAATGCTGGAAATCAGTCAAGAAAAGAACAACTGGGAGATGTTGCCAAATATAATAGCTTTGAATTAGCAAAAGAAAAGGCTATTAGACACAGCAAAGGAAACACTGAAGAGCAAGATTTCAACCGTAGGCAATATTTAGATGAGCACATTAAAGAATTCTACGAGCATGGTGGCGACATAAACAACGACACACATTTATATCAATTATACAAATCTGGTCTTATCTATCATACGATTCAAGAAGAATATCTTAATCAAGGTAAAGTGCCTCCTAACTATGAATATCAAGGGAAAGATGTTACTAAACTTCTTATTGACGCTTATGAAAAAGGCGAAGAAATTCTAAAAAATAAAAATAATAGTGTTGACGAACTTAACAAGACGAACGAAGTAATCAATAATCTTAGGACACAAATTTCTGATTACGAATCACAAATCAAAACTTTAAAAAAAGATATCGAAGACTTGAATAAAAGTAAAAAGGCTCTGGAGAATGATGCCAAAACTATTGAAAAAACAACTGCACCTAAAGCATTGGTTAAAGAGCCTAAAAAAGTAAAAGAGTCTACTCCCGTAACTGTTACTCCAACCAGCGAAGATGAGTCTGTTGTAGTGCCTGCCAGGAAGACAACTACTACTTCTAAAACAGCCGTCGTTCATCCTGAAAATTCGCAGAGGGCTGCAGTTAAAACTACGGTACCCCGGATTACCAGTGGTGCAACATCTGGAGAAATTGCTGCAGAAACTGAAGCCGTCGAAGCGTTATTTCAGATTATTAATGAAGTTACTTCAGCTGTAAATAAAAAGACAGATGCTTTCAAGACGGAAAATACAACTGTCTCTAAAGTAGTAAATAGTGAGAAGACTAAACTTGAAGAGTTGAAGACTACTCTATCTGAGATAAAGGAAACGTTAGGAGAAAGTCTTGCTGCAGCTCCCACAAAAGGAACTGCCGGCAAAACTGTTGAACAACAAGCGGAAGCACTTGTCAAAGCAGTCTCCTCTTCCCTCAATAAAATACCTATTTCGTTTGAGACAAAAACTGCTCTCAAGGAACTTCAAACAGCTTTAAAATCTGAACGAGCAGAAGTAAAAATTATACCTGATACTACGGGCTTTAAGAAAAAGATTCAGGATAGTGTTAAATCTCCAATTAAGGTTAAGGTTGAGCCTTCTGTTGGAGGATTTACTAAAGAACTTCAAAAGGCTGTTAAGGCAACTCCGGTCGAGATTAAAATCAAACCACTGGCAGATGCTTTTATAAAAGATATCAAGAAACTTGCTGGTATAGATACTGAAAAGACCACTGTTAAAAAAACTGGTAAAAAGAAGGAAACATCTACTGTCGAAATCAGTGTTAAAGCTATTAAGGCAGAGATCAAAACCTTAGAGGCGTTAAGCGACGGCATCAATAAGATGCTTGAGAAGTATGACGCTAAACGTTCTACTGAATTAAAAGGCATTGTAGAGTATCTCACAGAAGTTTCAACTGCGTCAGAGAAGGCAGCCGAGGCATTAACAAAGGCGTTCTCTGGAAAAGCAATTGATAAAAAAGCCATCAGAACAGCTCTTAGCGATGCGCTAAATGTTAAGCCCATTAAAGTAAAAGTTACTCCAGAAGTTAAAGACTTTCTAAAAGACCTTAACACTTTCCTTGAGGGGAAGAATATTAAGGTTGAGATAATCCCTATTGTCAAGAATTTTAATAAGCTTATTGCTAAATCCATTCCTCAATCACAGAGAGAATGTCGTATTCAGGTTAAACCGAATACAAATTCATTGATTGCCGATATTAAAAGAGCACTAAGAAAAAACGATTTTTCAATTAAAATTACAGGTACTGTTAACGAGATTAACAGTATTCGAAAAGATAAACAGTTTATTCAGAAGAAAAACGAAGAAGTCGTTTCGGCAAAAGAGCCGAAAGAAAAGCCTAGTAAGCCCACCATGGCAGATAAAGAGTTTAACAAGACTCTTAAAAGTGCTATAGATTCTAAATTTAAAGCTTCTGAAGAAATCGCTCTCGCACAACTTAAAGGCGACATTCCATCAACTTCTTTGTTCGCAAAATACAGAGCTTCAAAGAAATCTGTGAAAGACCTTATGACTCAGGCAAAGGAAGAAGATAAACTTACAGATGAACAGCTTGATAACTTTAAGGGATATATTAAAGAGAAAAAAAATGCGTTACGTATACGTATTGCTCCGGATATTGAAGAAAGCAAAGCAGTAAAAGAGCCAGAAAAAGATAAAACCCCGGAATACGAATCTGCTCAAAAAACCATTAATAGATATTATGAACTCCAGGCTCAAATTGGTGAAAAAGGAATTCCTCAATCCGAAGCCCAAGCAAAGCAACTCGCAAAGCTTAAACTTGAGCTTGAAGAAGTAAGTAAAGCTTACCATAAATTATTTGCGGAGTCTGATCATCGATATATTGGTGATCCTTTTAATCATACTAATTATAAGGATTCATTAATTAATCTTGACAAAGAGAAACAAAAACAGCAGAAAGAAATCGTTGAAACTGCTAATGATGCTAGTGCTAAATTTTATAGCACCGAAAAAGTTAAGCTCAAAGATCTCGAAACTCTTATTCGTCAGTATGAGAGAATCGTTGATAATACCCTTAGTGAGAAGGGAAAACTGAATAGCGTCGAAGCATTGTTAAACGATGTTAGTCCCAAAAAAAATCCCGCCGGACCAACAAAAGAATTCTATAGGGAGGATAAAACTTATACACCAGAAGGCGCAGCCATCGCAAATTCCAGATTAAAAGCTCTAACTGACCTCCGGGATAGCTATAAGGAGCCAAATACCCAAGCTAAAATCGTAGATGAATACAAAGATTCTCGTGATGTGATAGAGAAGTTTAGGCAGAAAGATTCTATATATAAAATGGCTGATATGCGAAAAGTAGCACATGAAGCCGATAGAATCACCAAATATATTGAGGCTAATACAAGAATATCTGCAGAATCGAAAAATAAGCTAATTGGACATACAGAAACTTTACAGCAGGCATTAAAGGGATCTGACTTTTCCGCTGCTCAACTCAAAGAAATCCAAAAACAGTTTTATAACATTGATGTTGCAGAGAGAAAAGCTGGGAGAACTGGTCATTCTTTCTTCGATATTTTAAATACTAAAGCTAGATACTTATCTGCTTCTATTCTTTCCTATTATTTCAGTTGGATGGGAATTATGGATTTCTTCCGAAAAGGATTCGAAACAATTAAAGAATTCGATTCTGCTTTAACTGAGATGCAAAAGGTAAGTAATGAGAGCCTTAATACTTTAAAAGAATATCAATCAACATCCTTTGATCTCGGCTCTGCAATAGGTACAACTGGATTACAGATTCAGCAATCCACAGCTGATTGGCAGAGACTGGGTGAGTCTCTTACTGAAGCATCAAAATCTGCTCAGGCATCTAATATTCTATTTAATGTCTCTGAGTTTAGTAGTATTGATGAAGCAACACAGAGTCTTGTTGCTATGTCTTCTGCTTATGAAGACGTTTCTAAGAACATCGATAAGATGGATATTGTTGACAAGCTCAACCAAGTTGGTAATGACTTCAGTATATCAACGGACGGTATCGCTACTGCTTTACAAGATTCAGCATCTTCTCTTAAAACTGCCGGAGATGATATTGATGAATCAATTGCACTTATCACAGCAGGTAATACTGTAACACAGGATCCAGAAAAGGTCGGTTCTGGTCTTAGAACAATCAGCTTACGTCTAAATGGCACTACATTAGACAAAAAAGCATTAGAGGAAGCTGGAGAAGATACCGACGGAATGATCGAAACTCAGTCCAAGTTAAGAAAATCTATTATGGCTGCAACTAAAGTTGCATCTAATGATTATAAGGGTTTCGATATTATGGACGAGAACGGCAATTATAAATCCACTTATCAGAAACTGCTTGGTCTCTCCGATATCTGGAAAGAAATAAAAGAACATGACAAAGAGTCTGGCACTAATAATGCTAATTTTATTCTGGAAACAATTGCTGGAAAGAATCGTTCCAATATCGCCGCATCTATTCTTGACAATCCAGAAATCTTAAAGAACGCTTATCAAGAATCAAAGAACTCAAAAGGGTCTGCTCTTCGTGAGAACGAAAAGCAAATGGAAAGCATCGAGGGACATCTTACTAAACTTTCGAATGCTTGGCAAAAAATGTGGGCAAGCGCTTCTAATAGGAACACTATCAATAATATCCTTAATTTTAGTACAGCTATCGTTAATCTGATTTCTAAAGTTGGATTATTAAAAACTTCTCTCATTACTGCTTTCGGAACAAGTTTTATAAAAGGGCTATTTAAAGGAAATTCTCTTGTTCTTAGTTTAGCTGAGAGTTTTGGTAAACTTCATTTGGCTCTTAAGAGCGTTATAGAGACTAAAAATGTCTCTTCTATTTTTGAAAAACCCAAAAGTTTTATAGAGAGTGTAAAAAGCGGCTGGGAAAAATATATAAATGCGATAAAAAAAGGTCAAGCTGTACCCGCAGACAAAGTAGATGAAGCCGAAACCGAGGTTGCAGATACTGCTGTAAAAGAACGTCTTACTATCGAAAGAGAAAAGGTTGCCGCAGCGGCAAAGCAAGAAGCGGAAGCAATTGGAGAAGTTGTTGCTACTGAAAAAGCAGAAACTGAGGCAGAGGTTGAGAACACAGGAGCAAACGAAGTTGGTAATGTTGTAGAAGAGCAAGAAATTGCCAATCTTGAAGCAGAAACAAAAGGACAATTAGAAGTCGCTGCCGCTGAAAAGATAGAAGCTGCTGCCGAAAAAGAAGGAACTTTAGGTAACACTGTAAAAAATGTTGCATCTAATGTAGGTAAAAACGCTACTATAGAAGCAGGTGAGACCGTAGCTGAAACTGCCGGTAAAACTGCTATTGGAACCGCAGGTGCTGAAGCCGCTGAAGGTGCTGCAGCTGGTGGAATCAGTGCTGGTACAATTATTGCCGGAGGGGCAATTGCAGGCGCAGCCATTGCTGGTATCGCGGGCGTTTATGCTTTTGATAAACTTACCGTTAGCGAAAAAGAAGCTGAAGAAGGGGCTAAAGCAGTCATGAATGCTTATTCTAATGCTGAAAGTACCTTTAATCAGCATAAGAACACTATTAGTGAGATAGGTGACCGGTTTGAACAGCTTCAAAGAGGTGTTAGCGAGACGGGCAAGAACCTAACACTCTCGTCTGGCGATTATAAAGAATATCTTGAATTATCTAATCAAATCGCTGATATGTATCCTGATCTAGTTTCAGGATATGATGCTCAAGGAAATGCGATTGTTCGATTAAAAGGGAATGTCGATTCTTTGAACGATGCACTTCGTGAAGAACAAAAAGCTGCTGCTAATGTCATTATTCATGGAAATGAAGAAACTGGTGGAAAAAGTGCAGACGAAATATTAGAAGACTACAAACATAAAGCAAATACCACAAGTGTTTGGGATAAAGTGGGTGGCGTTCTTATTAACAACGCACCAGGAGGAACATTTAGTGAATCAGCAGCGACAAAAGCTGAAAAGAAACTTCTGAAACTCCTCAATGAAAAGGGCAAAATTAGTTATGCCGAAGCTGGTAAAGCTGTTGGCGATGCTTCTATTCTCACTTATATCCAGAAAAATACGATGGGTATTGGGAATGGAAATGGGGGAGCGTATAATTCATGGACAAACATGAATAAAAAAGATCTCCAAGAATTAAAAACCTTCCTTGAGACAGATATACAGTCTAACCAAACTACTGAAAACGAATCGCTAAATAATTTAAAAACATTACTTAATGCGTATGCAGTTGAAAACGACAGTTATGGTAAACTTAACGATTCTAGTATTTCATTAATCAATTCTACTATTAATTCCATTACTGAAAAATTTGCAAAAGACCACAAATTTGATAAAGGCAAAGGTAATAAAGCAGAAATTATCAACTACACAAATGAACTTGTCGAAGGAGTATTAAATGCTCAAACAAAAAATCCTGATGTAATTAACGCCCTCTTCGGAGATGCCCCTATCAACTTAAAGAATAAATCGTTAATCGAAGCTCAAAAGACTGTTGATAAGTACAAGAAAGCATTAGATCCATATATTGGTTCATATAATACTTCTATTCTTTTCAAGAACCTTGGTATCGAAGACTATGGTAAAGAAGCAGATAAAGTACAACGAAAAATAAAAGAACTTGCAGGTAATTCTTCAGATGATCTAAATAAGTTAACTCAAGCAACCAAAAATTTCTCTTATGATGAAGCCGAGGCATTTCTTGAAGCTGCAGCTGGAACAGATAGTGCATCTGAAGCTCTGAAGAAATTCTATCAACTTCAGGCTCAAAATGCAGCACAAACTCAGGAAGTGGTATATGACTATAAGGCAGAAGCAAATGCTATCTCTAGTATCACCGATGCCATTAATGGCTCTGCGTCCACTGTGGGTCTCTCTAAGGATCAGATTCATAATGTTAAGAAGAAGTATGGTCATCTTAATAATTATGATGAATCTGCCTTATTTGAGCAAACCAGCAAAGGCATTCATCTTAATCAAGAAGAGTTAAATAGACTTAACAAAGAATACGAAAAAGGAATTAAACTCGATATTGTTCAGCGATTAAAAGAACAAAAGAGTGCTTTAAAAGAAGTTAATTCAGAGTTAAAAACTTCTACTGGTGAGCAGCGTGACGCTTTACTCCAGCAGAAAGAAAATATCTTAAATAATATTCAGGCAATAAAAGAACAGGCTTCTGAATTTGATGGATTAACATCCGCAGTCGCTAAATGGCAGAATGCTACTTCTACTGCTAATGAAGGTGCCATATATGACAGTATCAAAGAGTACAAGACTACAGCGGCTGAATTAGCAAAGAATCAGCAGTTTGGTACGGACGACATGCGTCAGTATGTTGGTATGCTTTCCGGGAAGGATTTATCTGCAGGAATGGCTACTGTTGCCGAAGTCAAAAAAACTTATAATGATCTAAAGAACAACGTTATTCCTGGTACTAAGCATACAATGATGGACTTCTTCACAGACGGTACTACAGGATGTATTGACTATCTTAAGACATTACAATCAATAAACAAAGAGTGGGCATCTCAAGATTCTAAGGGTGTATGGAAAATCAATTACAACTCTGAAGATGTAGCTAAACGACTTGGTACTGATGCATCTGTTGTAGACGCAATGACCGAAAAACTTTCTGAGTTTATGGACGTTGATATGGCAGATCATGAGAAGTCAATTAAAGATTACATCAATGATGTCCATGTTCTTGATAAGCAGATTAAGAAACTTACCGGTAACAAAGAATCTGTCCATATTGATATTCGTACAGATAATCGAACAATTCCAGAGCTTGAAACCCAACTTGCTGAAGCCAAGAAAGAAATTAAGCGAATCAATAAGTTGAATCTTGAACCTAAAGTTAAAGATAAAATGATTGTAAGTGCTACTAAGAAGACTAAGATTCTTATCCGTAAACTTGCAGAACTAAAAATGCCTTCAAGCATTAAGGTCGATACAAGTGAGATGGATAAAGGATGGCAGGATGCTTATAAAGCTCTTCAGGATTATTGGAATGCGTATTATAGCCATTCTCAGATGCCTAATGATAAAGGATTTAGTCATGATCTTGAAATGGCAAAAGCCAAATTAAACGACCTGGCGCAGAAATACAGAGATGGATTAGACCTTAAAGTAAATCTTAAAACAACAAGTTCTTCATATGGCGATATTGATTTTAATGACTTAAATAAAAAACTTGATAAAAACGATATTAAGACGAAAGCAGAAAACAAAGTAAAAACAACTGCTGAGTTTGACGGAAAAGAAGCTACAAAAAATCTTAAGGCCTATAAAGGTAAAATTGACGAACTTAATAACACAAACATTAAACCTAAGACTGCAGTCGCAAATACTTCTACTGCTCAAAACAACTTATTTACTCTTAAAAAGACTATTGAAGACTTACCAGAGAGAAAGAAAATTTTTATTGATACTAGAGCTGAAGTCGATGTGGTAGATGATGGGACTCCTTTAGGGAAATTAAAGCATAAGTCTAAATCTAATAGTACTGGAAATAGAAGTTCTAATCACAGGATTTCCGGTAATCAGCAAGCTGGTGGTACAGACAATGCTGCACCCGGAAAAACTCTTGTCGGTGAGTTAGGACAGGAACTTGTATGCCGTGACGGTGAATATTTTACTGTCGGTGATAATGGTCCAGAAATGATTAATCTTCATCGTGGAGACATTGTCTTCAATGCAGATCAAACGAAAGACTTATTGAAGAAAGGACAGACTTCTACATTAGGCAAATCCTTGGCTTCCGGCAATGTTCAAGGTCTTTCTTTAGCTTCTGGTAACAATACAGGATCTGGGGCTATTGTAGATACTCACTCTTCCGCTTCTTTGGATACCGAGAAAAAGAACACTAAGAAAAAAGGAAAAAAGAGTAAAGAAAAGAAATCAAAAGAAAAAGAGAAGAAGACCGCTGAGTTTTTCGATTGGATTGAAACCAGAATTTCTCGTATAGAACGTAGAATTACAAATGTTTCTAAGATTGCAGAACAAGCTTACCGTTCTATCTCTACCCGTGAAAAAAAATATAAGAAAGAACTAAAACTCCTTGCAGAACAACGTAAGACTGAGAAAAAAGCTAGTGCTTACTATTTCAAACGAGCTAATAGTGTAAAGCTTTCCAAAGATTATAAAAAGAAAGTACGAGAAGGTAAAATTGAGATTGAATCTATTAAAGATGATAAGCTCAAAGAAAAGATTAACAGATATAAAGAGCTTTATGAAAACGGCTTAAAGGCTAAAGATGCTATCGCTGAGTTGAATGATACTATTCAGCAGACAAAGACTGCTATTTTAGAGATGCGAATTTCTTTGCTTAATACAAAAAAGTCTATTGCAGAATCTAAGCAAACAGCTAGAAATGATAAGTTCGAAAACGCTGGAACCTATGGATGGAATGGTGAAAAAGCAATCAATAACCATTATGCTCAGTTAAAGAAGACATATAAAGAGCAACTTAACTATAGTAAACAGACGGTTTCTACTTACATTAAGGAACGAAAACTTGTCAAAAAGGGAAGTACTGCTTATGCTGAACTGACTCAGAAAATCTATGATGCAAGACAAGAACAAAATAAGCTTAATATCAGCATTAAAAATATCCCGATTGACCGTTTGACTGCACAATTCGAGCGCATCAATAAATTATACGAAGCTAAGAGCAACTCCATTCAGCAAAAGCTCTCTCTTCTTAAAGCAGATAGTGAAATTGAACAAGCTCTTGGTCACAGACTCACCGAACATTATTATAAATCTACCAACAAACATATTTCGAGTGAGAAAAAGAATACAAAAGCCCAGCTCGACGAAATCAACAAAATAATTGCAAAAGCTACTAAAGAAAATGAGGATCATCCTTCATTCTTTAAGAGCGAGAAATACTTAGCTTATATCCAGCAAAGAAATCAGCTCGAAACACAATACTTAGATTATCAAAAGCAAGAGATTGACAACAATAACGCTCTTCGTCAGCTTGAATGGGATCGGTTTGATCGAATCCAAGATATGATTGAAGACGTTAATAAAGAATCTTCTTTCCTAGCTGATACCATCTCAAATGAACGTCAATTATATAACCAATATACAGGTAAGGGTAACCGATACGAACAAGCTGTTATGGGTCTTCATGTAGCTTCTTATGAAACATATAAAGCTAGATCCAAACAGTACAAGGAAGAAATCCAATCCTTAAAGAGTCAGCTTGAAAAAGACCCAAATAATACGACCTTAAAAGATCGATACCGTTCTCTGATATCATCTCAACAGGAAGTATTATCTAACTTAGAGTCTGAAAAGAAATCTCTTAGGGACATGGTTCAAAATGAATACAACAGTATTCTCTCAGCCATGAAGAAGATTATTGACGCTAAAAAGCAAGAACTTGCTGTTGAAAAGAACGTATATGACTACGCTAAAAATGTGGCAAAGCAATCTAGGCAGATTGCTATTTTCCAAAAGGAGCTTGCTGCTTATAAGGGTGATAATTCTGAAGAAAACAAAGCGCGTGTTCAAAAGCTTAATCAACAATTAAGAGATGCTCAGGAAAATCTGGATAACACCGAATACGATAAGATGATTGCAGACCAGAATGATATGCTGGACAATCTTTACAATGATTTTGAATTATACTTCAACAACCAGATGTTGCAGGATTTAGATGATATCATTAGTAAAGAATTTACTCAGGTAAATAATAACACCAAAGAGATTAACGAAACAGTATCTTCTACTGCTTCCAGTATCGGCTATGACGTTTCTACTTTATCTGACGTATTTGTTTCCGGTGGATCATTTGATATCAAGATGGATACTATCAATGAACATCTTAGGGATATTTTATCTGCAATCGAAAAATCTGTTAAAGCTGAAGAATCTGATACGGATAAATCATCCGATAAATTTGAGAAAGACAATAACAATCAGGACAAGAAAGTCAATGACATTAACAATAATGCAGAAGAATTAACTACTCATAATAAAAGAAGAGATAGCGAAGCAATTTCAGCTGCGAAAGTAGAAACAGTTAAAGCAAAAGAAGCTGTCTCAAATTATAACAATAAGATTAATAATGCTAAGGATAGAGTCAAGGAACTCGAAGATAAGATGAAAGGTTACTCTAAGTCTTCTTCAAAGTACAAAGAACTCGAAAAGAAGAAATCCTCTTATACCAAGGCAATCGAGGATATGAGAAATGAGCGAGACTCATTAAAGAAAGTCTATCTTGCATGGTCTGACTTAGTCACTAAGATGGAAAAGCAAAAGACTGCTGGTAGTGCCGCAGAACTGTTTGAAAATGCACTCAAGCAACAGAAATATAAAATTCCTACCGCTCTGGTTTCTAATGGTTTTGCCAATGGCGGTACCATTGGTAAGCTTATTAAATCATCCGGCGAAGATGGATTCGTTCTGGCTCGTACTGGAGAGGAAGTTCTCTCAATCGAAAAAATCCAAGAACTTAAGAAAGCACTTAGTCTTACTACATCATTAAGCAAATTACAAGAGAACAAATTAGTAGGTGCGGTACCTAATACTAAGAACTTTAATATTAACAATAATAACGAGTTTGTCTTCAAACTTAATGGCGTTTCTGATTTTGATTCCTTTATTAACAAAGTCCAAACCGATAAGCGTTTTGAAAAGATCGTACAGCAAATGACTATTGGAACCGCTATGGGAGATAATACTCTGAGTAAATATAAATATTAAAGATATGAGAGCAAGGGTTCGACTCCCTTGCTCTTATTTTTTGGAGGAAATGATTATGATCGCTGAAGAAAGATTACGTATTCAACAGGAATACATCCAGGAACTAAAGGAAGAGATAGAATCTCTGAAAAAGGAAAAAGAAGATTTAAGAGACCAGTTATCTGAAAATGAGATAGCACTTATTACAGAAAAGGAGCGGGTTTCTATAGAATTGAAAGGTCTTAATGAAATTAGCAAACAGTATAATGCTGCCGTTCTAAGACTTAATGCTCTTATTAAGAATTATGAGTCGAAATTAGAGACCATTAATAAGGGGAAAGAATTAATTGATAAGCAACTTGTCAACATCACACGCAAGGGAGGAAAAAATGGTATTACAAGACTTTGTTTTTGGAGAAAAGGCTCTGTCTGATTTTAACTGTGCCATCGGTTTCGGCGAAACAAGCCAAGGTGCAAGTCAGACTCTAGGCAATAGCTTATCTCTTGATACGGTTCGAGTGGGAGATAATTTTGTGATTACCTCTTCAAAATACAATGAACCTTTATCGGTTTCGTTTGATATTATAAAAAATCCGTGTAAGTTTGAGGACGTGGCTTTTACGGAAATTGAAATTGAAACTATCATGAACTGGCTTAATTCACATCAATACAAAACTTTTGTTCCGATTTATACAGATGATAACGGATTAAGCAATATTTACTTTAGAGGTTCTTTTACTTCGATCTCAGCCATTAAGTACTCTGAAAATATTAATGGACTTTCAGTAGTATTTACCGCTGATGCTCCATATGGATATGGGATTGAAGAAGACTATGAGTTTTCATTCCCATCTGAAGATAGTTTTTTGATTGTTAATGATTCGAATGAGACAGGGTACCTGTATCCAAAAGAGGTTACTATTACATGCAAAGCTGATGGTGATATTATTCTTTACAATGATCAGGATCCATCAGACCGGAAGACGAGAATTAATAATTGTGTAAAAGGTGAAGTCATTACCATCGACTGCTTTCATAAAATAATTACTTCTTCCGTTAACCATGAGAAGCTCCCAAATGACTTCAATTATATTTTCCCACGTCTTAATCAGGTGGAAATGGAGACGGATAATATCTTCACTTTAGATACTACTGCTCTTCCATCCGCTGATATGACATTGACATATAGTCCAATTAGAAAGGTTGGTGTACTGCTGTAATGGCGATTAAAATTGATTTTGATACAAATCATAATCCAATCCCATTTTCACTTGTACTTTGCCGAAAAAATTTAGAGCGACTCGGAGAACTCCATAATGTATCCGGCATAAAAGCTAATTTCAAGGGTAAACCATTTGAATTATCCTTTGTTTTCCACAAATTCATGGATGGATATGAAGATCCGTTATGGAGAGAGGTCTTTGACCTGAGAGTGATATATGTTCCTGAAATAGAGCAGTATTATCAAATTGAAGTTCAGGTTACAGATGAAGGTAGTAAATTATATAAAACAATTACAGCTACTTCTCTTTCCGCTTCTGAACTAGGACAGATTAAGCTCTTCGACTTTCAGATAAATACAAGTGACGATATTGCCCGGGATGATTATGAACCGGCTTATTTTTACGATAAGGAAAAACCTGAGGTATCCTTGCTTGGTAGGGTCCTTACTGCCGCCCCGACTTATACAATTAAACATGTAGACAATAGTTTATGTAATTTACAGAGAACTTTCAGTGTAAACAACGTTTCTGTTTATGACTTTTTAAATGGTACAGTTGCGAAGGAATGTAACTGTTATTTTGAGTTTGATGACGCAGAACGTAGTATTAGCGTGTATGATCTATACTCTGTTTGTCAAAATGATGATTGCGATTTTTATAAGGAGCATGGTTACAGATATCGTGATGATTTCAATGATGTCTGCCCAAAGTGTGGTAGTCATAACATTGCTCATTTTGGGACTGATACATCTATCTATGTCGATAGTACTAATTTGACAGATAATATCCAATTTACAACTGATGTAGGTTCCATAAAAAATACCTTTAAGCTGATCGGTGGAGATGATCTTATGACTGCTACGATTCGAAGTATTAACCCTAATGGTTCGGATCGTATTTATTATTTTTCTGAAAAGACAAAGAAAGATATGCCCCCAGAATTAGTCGAAAAGATTGAGACCTATGATGAAGACTGGAATAAACAGCAACCTATATATTCTGCAATCATGCAGAAATATTACGAGGCTCTCGATGAGAAGCATAAGCTTGAAGAATATATGATGCCTGTTCCTGAAAAAGATAATGCCGGCACCAGCGCAGCTCAAGAGATCGCTCAATTGACATCGGCTAATCTATCTCCTTTAGGTATCAGTAGCCTTACTAATAAGACTTCTGTTACTGTTGTCGAGAATGCAATCAAGCAATATGCACAGATTTACTATCACTCACGTTATTATAAAATCACAGTTTCAACAGCATCATATGACCCTAATACTCATATCTGGAAAGGAACAATTACCCTACTGAATGCTGCAGATGAGCGTGATAAGGTCTATTATTCCTTTGAAGATAAGCAAGTGAAGAAGGATAAAGTAGACACTGCTACCACTTCTACTCTTACAATCAATGTTGTAAAAGAAAGTAAAGTTTGCCTGGAACAAAAGGCCAATAAAATTTTCGCTGACTGGGAAAAGACCAAGAAAGGGTTAGATGATGGAACCATCTTTGATGTGCTTAAAATAAAGAATATTGAGCTATTCAAAGAAGCTGTAACAAAGTATAGTTTGCATCGTTTAGAGAGCTTCTCTAGTGCTATTCAAAATGCTATTGATGTAGCATGGGCAGATGACTGCAAGTCTTCTGCTGACGAAGGATATGACGATGTTGTAGCACCACTCTTGAAGAAGAAAAAGATAGTTGATGATGAAATCGACATTAGACAAGATGCAATAAATGATCAACAGATTATCATTGATAACTGTGAAGAGCAGCGTACCGCAATTCAAAATAATCTTGATTTTAAGAACTATCTTGGAGAAGAACTATACAATGTCTTCATTCTGTATAAGCGAGAAGACCAATATTCAAATTCCAATTTTACTTCTGATGGATTGGTCGATACTCTGACCACGGACAATGCAGGATTATTTAAGCGAGCTGAAGAATTTTTAGACTATGCTCGCAAGGATATCGTTAAGTCCGGTGAATATCAGCATACCATCTCTGCAAACCTTTATGATTTATTTACTATTCCTGAATTTGCCCCTTTAATTAACCAGTTCCAGCTTAATAACTGGATTAGAGTAGGCATAGATGATGAAGTCTATAGGTTACGCCTGACTGGATTCTCTATTGATTTCGATAATCCCAAAAATATTGACACAGAATTTTCAGATGTAACCAAAACAGCATTAGGATACAATGACATTCAAAGTTTATTGTCAAAGACCAAGCAGATGGCCAGCTCCTATGGTCACGTAGAAAAACAGGCTTCAAAAGGTAACTCAGCCAATAATACCATTGAAGATTTTAGAAAGATTGGATTAGATTCTTCTATTTATGAAATTCGCAATAACAATAAAGAAGAAGTCGTTATTGATAATAATGGTTTAACTGCTCGTACTTACGATGATATCACAGATTCATATAATGATAAGCAGTTTAGAATTACTCATAATATCTTAGCTTTTACTGATGATAACTGGGCATCCATTCGTACTGCTCTCGGCAATTTTAAATATGTGGATGAAAAGGGTGTTATCCATGATGACCAATATGGTCTCAATGCAGATTTTGTAATTGCTGGATTAGTCCAAGGATCAAAAATGGTGGCTGGCCACATTTATTCTGAGAACTATTCCGCACATCCAAATACTAACTCACATTTTGACCTAAATACTGGAGCTTTTAATCTTGGTGGTAAATGTATTGTCTTTGATCCAGAAACGGAAAAATTAACTTTCGGTCCAAATGTAGAATTAACATTTGATCTATCTTCAGAGAGTAACGTAGAGCAGATAACAAAGATAACAAAAAATGCCATTAATACTGAATATCTAAATTCACTTCATATCACAGCTAAAGACCTTGAAGGCGATACCATTAAAGGTAAAAAGCTTATTGGTTGTATTTTTCAGAATGAGGCAGAAACCTTTTATGTTGATGCAAATGGCAATATCAAAGGTGCCGCTCTAAATGGTGGTTCAATTAGTATTGGTGGAAATGAGGATGAAAATATATCTCCTACCTTTATGGTAAATGAAGATGGAGAAGCGGTTTGCCATGATTTAGCTTTCTATGGAAAATTATACGCCTATGACGATAGTTACCCCGATGAAAAAGTCCCATTATTTGATTTTGATAATAATTCTTTATATTTTTTTCCGGAGTATATTAGTAAATCAAGACGTGAATATATGGTTAAAATGCATGTGAAAAAAGATGATGATGAAGATCCTCATAAGTGGAGATATATTGAGTTTAACGCCCCATTAGAACTAAAAAACGGAAAAAATGCTTTACATGAAGGCTGTTTCTATTTAGGAAATGTTGCGACCGAAGATAAAGATTTTATTCATACCGATAAAGATAACGACCCTTATCCCGATAGAACAAAATTCTATTATCTTTCTCATAATGGGACCGCCAATTTTAATTCCTTATATATTCAGGGAAAACAAATTGTCCTTAAGGACAAAGATAATAAGCTTATTACAGTTGATGAAAATGGAAAGGAATCTTCAATAACTACTTCTGTAAATCACGGTGTAAATACTGAGTCTATAGTAATTGAACAAAGTGAGTCTTCTAAAACAGTATTAGTTATTGGTGTTCCTCTAAAAGAGGCCGTCCCATTAAGTTGTGACTTTACAAGCCTTCCTTCAATTACAGGTTCATCTGCTGATTTAGAATGGCACATTGACGCAGGGGGAGATCCTTATATTATTACTACTTCATATAATTCTTCTACTCGTACACGCAGTCATGGTCATGTTGTTATCGATGCAGATCAAGTTATAGTGAAGAAGAATAGAGCCATTGTTACATTGACATTACATATAAAAGAAGATCGTTCTACATCAGGTAAAACTACTCTTCCATCGGGACGAACAAATTTATATGTTGAACCTTTAGCAATCAATAATTCAGTCTTAAAGGAAGCAAAAATCGTTTTTGATGGTACTCCTAACTTGAATTTCAATTACAAACATCCATTAGAGCTTATCCCAATCAAAGAAATGAATGGAACGATTGATAATAACGCTATAAGTGTAGAGAACGACGATATTTGTCAATATGTTGAAATAGACGGAAAACCGTATATTAAGCTTAAACCTAAACTTCCTAGTTCTATAGGCGAACAAAGATCAGGTTCGTATACAGTATCAATTCCTTTTGTCGATTCAGTCCTATATAAGGAAGATTTTAGTTTTACTTATAACGTCAAAGCCAAAGTAAGTAATGCTTCCATTTCCCCACGAGTATATTTCTCTAATACTTGTTTTACGGATAAAGAACCTACCGGCACAATTACTTTCGTTTCAAGCGATAGTTCCTTCCGCTATAAGCTGAAAGACGGATATTTCTCTAATGTTTCCGAAGAACGTAATGGCAACGAAATAATCGTAAATGTTACATCAATCCGTCCATTTAGTGACTCGCCTAGTCAGACTCCATTATCTTGTTACCTCAGTAGTGCCACTTCTTACAGTGATGATGGGGAAATAGAATTTATCAAAGAAGGTGGTTGGATAACAATGACCGGTTGGGAATCCAAGGTTACCTCGAAGGTTATTCCTTTAGAAGAAATTTTCAGACGCACAGACTTTGATAAAAATAATACGGTTCATGTTGGTCAATACTGTCCTCAAGAAATTTATTCTTTTGCTCGCCCTTCTAAACCGTATCGTGATTTAATCACTTACTCTGTAAACGGTACTGTAGTTGATGAACCAAGTGGTACTGATCCTGGAACTTATGCCGTAACAGTTTCAATTACTGATAAAGTAGCTACTTGGGAAGATGGAACACGAGATCCTAAAACCTTCTATTTTGTTGTTGACAAAGTAGATTTTACTGGAAAAGAAAATCCATATGATGACACTACGCAGAACGTAAAACGAAAGTTTTACAATAGTAAAACAGGTGCGATCGTGACAGAATTTAATGATTCTACATATGGAATTGACATAGACTTTTATAATAATACCGATCTCAATAATATAAGAAATACATTAAAGGAAGCGGAAATTTCTGTGGAACCTGAAAACGTTGTTGCATTCGAAAAATACAATGTTGACAGACTGCGTTTTACATTAACTAACAAGAATTATCAAGGTGATGTAAACATCTATATCAATATCCCTGATTCCGATAAATACTATACTACCGGTGGTTCTCGCAAGTTGCTCGCAACTATCCCAAGTAATGTGGTATATAAAGACACTTGGGGTAATAGCACTGACGAGAATCTGGCAGCAATGATTACTGCTTCAGCCCCTCTTTCTGAGTATTGGACACTGGGCGATTCAAGACGATGTGATTTTACAATAGACGGGGTTACAAGAAGCTCTAGGTTATACCTATTAGCAGTAAACCATAAAGACAGTACAGAAAAGCCTTGCTACCCGACAGAGGATAATGCAACACCGAATTATCTCGTTATGATGGTTATCTCAGGAATTCGTTGTCCATTTGGTACTGAAAGTAACGATTGGTCAATGAGCCAGCTAAGAACTTTTGCTAATGAGACGGTTTACAATGCTTTGCCTGAATCAATCAAGGCTGTTATGCGTAAAATCAGATTTGTAACAACCATTAATAACAATAATGTAGTTACGACTGATTACTTTACTCCGCTTTCCGAGACCGAAGTTTTTGGTAAAGCAGTTAAGAGCAGTAAGCTCGAAGCTTCAGAAAATACCAAACTGGATGAATTTGATTTCTCTGCAATTAACTGGGAAGGAAATGAGACAGGGTTCTGGTTGCGATCAGGCGATAAAAATGACACGCATAAGTGCTGTTATGTCACACCTGAAGGTAATTGCGATGTTGCAGATGTTACTGAAGAAAAGAGTCTTGTATTAATAGGTTGCATTTAATGTTAACGGTGCTCAGGAATATTCTCCTGAGCACTTATTTATTTTTAGAAAGGAAAATCATGGTAGAGACTAAAGCAATTACTTTAGACTTAAAGTTACCTAATAACACCGTGGTTCGAGCCAATCAGTATGACAGTAATTCAACTGCCATTCAGATTAGACTAACGAGTCAAGGGAAGAAATACACTGTTCCTCCAGAGAATGATGTGTATGTTAAAGTTAAGTCACCGTCTGGTAAGATGATCCTTAACAAGTGCTTTATTAATTCTAACGGTACTGTCAATGTTATTCTTACCAAGAATATGACCGCTACAGCCGGCAGATGTCGTGCTCAGTTAATCATTGCCGATCATGGACATACTCCGATTGAGGGAGATGAAGAGGTAACTTACACTTCTTCCTTTATCATTAATGTGGTCGAATCGGTGTATTCTGGCGAAGAATTTAAGCAATCAAGTGAGTCTGATGTATTTTTCGATTATGTAAATCAGGCTAAACAATCTGCTGAAAAAGCTGAGAAAGCTGCTGAAATTACTGGTACAGGAATGAAGACTGCTACATCTGATAGCATAGGAGCTATTAGACCGGATAATAAAACCACTTTCGTAGATAAAGATGGTGTATTAAGAGCAGTCAGTTCTGATGCGAAACCTGTTGATATAGATTCTGAACTAAATAAAGAGTCAACTAATCCGGTTTCGAATCAAGTTATTACAGAAAAATTCGAGACAGTAAGTGCTGATCTTTTAGCATTAACCGAAAAAGTCGATGGTATAAAAATCCCAGAAATACCCGAAGTCCCTACACCTGAATATGATATTGATCTTAATGATTCAAGCGAAAATGCTGTGCAGAATAAGACTTTAACTGCAAAATTTAAAGAGCTTTCAGAACAGATTCAGAATGTAAAAAATACTTTCCCTGATATCACTATCGATAAAGACATCGCTGATAGCGATAATCCTGTTGAAAATAGAGCTATAAAAGCCGCTTTAGAAAGTATAGAATCTCGCATTGGACAGATTATACCAAATCCGGGTAAAGTTGAAATAATAGATTCAAAGCCTGATCCATATTACAATTTCGCTTCTATTGATCTTTTTGATTCTGATGCTGCGAAAGTCTATATTGTTCATGCTGACTCTAATTTTGCGCCTCCAAGTAAATTCCCTGAAACTAGTATATGTAAATATACGGTTAAAAATTCAACATCGTTTTTAACGTTTTGGCTTAAAGCAGAGAATATCGATTTATCAGATTTGGTTATGGTCTCTGACAATGAACACTTCGTTCCTCAAATGGAGGAACATATGGGATATATGCTTGTTGGTATTGAGATTAATTTAGAAAATCCATATACAGTTACTACTGCAAATATTAAGTTCTCTTCTGCTACTACCTCTACTGTTTTTGCTGAGATAATAATCGATTATTCAGTTAAACAATCTGCTCAAGGAGTTAAATTTTATTTAGATAACGCCATTCAACCAATTGGATCAAAAATAAAGATTGAACCAACCTGGTCCCCAGAAGGAGTTCCTACTCCAGAATATATAGTAAAGAAAACATATAATGAAGGCGCTACTACTCTTTCATACGAAGACGGATTTTATTACGTTAATGTTGTAGATGTGGGAAGAGATGCATATACTATTATTTCTACTGAAAATGAGCAAGTTAACTTCTCATTCTCAGTATTAGGCTCTTCTCAAAATTCGCCTTTTGAAAATGCGAATCCAACCTTGATTAGTGAATCCAAGAGAGCTACAGATGGAAGCGTTATTCTTTCTTCTCTTAATATTTCTGATGAAATGTTGGATGCGAACGATAACTATGAAATTCCAAGGTCCGTTGGCATTGGAACCCATAAATACCCATTAGTTATCGATGCTGATAATTTTACTTTATCTCTTGATACAACAAAGGATATTGACACTCTTTCATTTGCAAAAGGTTCTGTGGCACGAATGAGAAGTCTTACAGTTAAATCATCTACACATATTGTCAAGACTTTCAAGCTTAAGAATGTAACGACTGATACCAGCTTCTATATAACTCATGCATATAACAACAGTAAATCTGAATGGTATGAAGCAAGCAATAATAAAACAATCACAGTAGACTATGAAGGCGCAGATTTGAGTAAATTGAAGAGCCTTAGTTGCGCTCATTGGAACACATATACTTACGCCGATAGTGTGCCTAATAGTTATAAACGAATCAATGCTCCTATTCTTAATAGCAAGGTTAATGGCACGTATCAAGAAAAAGAATGGAAAGACTACAAGGATTATGACGCTACCTGTATAATTCGCAATCTGACTATAACAGATCCGTCCGTAACTATAAATAAGATAATTCCTTGCTTCCCTCATGTAAAATTCGAAAACTGTTCTATTAATGTTACTTCAGGTGAAGAGATTGCTTCAGGAAACGGAATTGTAAGAACAATCGAAGGACTAGGTGAAGCATTAAATCACGAAGCAGTAACTACTTTCTGCAGAGCTTTCTATCAGTGTTACAATCTTGAATCTGTAGATATCTTTAATGAGAATCCATACATAACCCTTGAAGATATTTCTCAAATGTTTAATTTGGTAGGTAATTTACGATCTATTACAGTTGACGTAACAGGCGTAAAGAAAATGGACAATATGTTCTCAAACAGCTATGTTGCTAATTGTGTTAAGTTAATTGGCAAACCGGCAGCAAATTGTACTGGAGTTCTTGATTTCGCTTCTGGAGCCACAATAAAAACCATAGATGTATCTGAATATGATTTATCCGAGCAAGATGTTGTGTCTATATTTAGCAATTATGGTTATGTTGAGAATCTCGATTTGTCTAAGACAAAGTTCAAGGATGGAGTTAAATTTACCAACGTTGTACCTTTTGGCAGTGGACAGTATTACACTTTCAAAAACTTCGTGTTACCTAGCAACATTAGCAAAGCAATAGTATCTGTTACCAGGGAAGATACAAGTACGGTATTTAAAGATGTGTCAGGTAATATGTATTATGCACAATCCCAGTTTAATATAGATGAACTGAGCCTTGTTAATACTTTCGTCCAAACATATGATTACAAAAAGAAAGGGGGCAATAAGTAATGGCCGACTCAAATTATCCAGCTTACTATACGCAGTCACAAGGTAAACGCTTAGAAGGATACGCTTTTCAGAACGGAAAGCGTATCCATGATTTAATGAGTCTAGTAAAAAATGAAAGCACTAATACACAAGACAAAAAAACTGGAATTCCTCTCACTCGATTTCACAAACTTAGCACTAAAAACATTCCTTTAACATACTTAACAGAGCCATATATTTACATTTCGACAGATAAAAATCGTACGCCATCTGAAGATTCTTATTCTCCAATTGGTTATGTTTATGGTACCCCTTCTTATGTGCAATATAACTATGATTCAGATACTTATACAACGGACATCGATTATTCAAATAGTTATATTGTACGGTTCCCGTATGCTAGGCTTCCTAAATATATTCTTGATACTGGTTTACTTCAAGAATATCAAGATATAGTACCTATAAATAAATCACAAAATGTATGTATTCAGGATGCAATTACAGGTTTGATTTTTGAATATAACTTCGAAAGTAAATATTGGGAAAGTACTATTTATCCAAGTACACAACCTGGTATAAAACTAAATGAGCTAGACACTAATACTATTGAAGATCAAATTAACGTTGAAAGCATTGCAATAAGTTATTCTTATTTCAACAAAATGTTATCTTCTTTCTATGAAAAAATCACATCAAAAATTGGTACTGGTGCAGCAACATCCCAAAATATACATATAAATGTCAATGGCGAAGAGTATTCTGCTGAGAGTAATGGTAACAATTTAGTAATCGAATTGTCTCATGCATTTGATAAATATGTCACATCAGACGAATTACCTCCACCTCCAGACTTAAGCTTATATGCTAAAAAAAGCGATATCCCCGTAGTTCCAGACTTAAGTGAGTATGCGAAGACATCTGATTTACCGGATATGAGCCAGTATGCGAAAAAATCAGAACTTCCTGATGGAGTTGATTTATCAGAGTATGCGAAAAAGTCAGAAATACCCTCTACACCAGATTTAACTCCATATGCTTTGAAAACTGATATTCCCACTCCGCAAGATCTCTCAGGCTATGCTAAGAAAGAAGACATACCTACTGTACCAGATATGTCAGAATATGTTAAAAAGGAAGAGATGCCTGACACTCCTGATTTATCTGCATATGCACTTAAGAGTGATATTCCAGCTGCACCGGACTTATCTGCTTACGCAAAGAAAACAGATATTCCAGCTATTCCTACTGCCCTGGCTAATCCCGCAAAGATCATATTTACCGGAGCCGTAACTGGTGAATATGACGGTAGTAAACAAGTTGAAATCAATATTCCCGAAGGTGGATCGAGCGATGTATCCAGAGAAGAATTTGAAGCTTTAAAAGCCTTAGTTGAATCTCTTTCCAATAAATCTGGGCAGTCTCCTGTCGTTGAAGGTATTCTTAAAGCAGGTCAGACTGAAATTATAATCACATCTGACTTAATCACTGAAAACTCTGTTCTTAGATTTTCCACTTCTATTTACGGTGTTAAGCCAACAGATGCACATGCTGAAAAGGGTAAGGTCACATTAACCTTTGAACCACAGGATAAGGATATGACCGTTGGTGTTCAGGTCGTTTAGAAAGGATAACAGATAGATGATTTTATTTGAATGCTTTGCTCCTATTGAGACAACAAGGAGTAGCGAGTCTCAGGATGCGATAGTACCAATCAAAGAAGAATATGACATCGGATTTAAAACTCCGGTGTCTGTTCCTTTGACCGATACCTTCATTCCTATTAGCTTTACAGATCGGATTATGACGAAGCTTACAGACTCTTTATCTACATCATTTGTGGTCAAAACACGGACAATTAATAAAGACTTAGGTCTAACATCTTTTAACAAAAAATATCTTACAACGGATGATGAGGGAAATATTATTCCTCAGACTTTATTCGTTTTAGATGGAACCCGTAAAACAATTGACGAAGGTTTTCTCGATGAGTTTGATATCTCTTCAGAGTATCCTGACCTCAAGACAGTATCGAATATGGAGGTTGTATGATCGAACGAACAGGAAATGAAATCGTCATTTCATTCGAGGACGAAACCTATTTAGAGGGTGCTGAGGGCGTGTATACGGTCAATCCTGCCCCTGAATGGGCATCACTCGATACTTGGCAGTATGAAGGTAAGAACTGCCTTGTAAGCACGAATCACACGGCTAGTCACGTTGGCGATATTTCCTTTAATATTAAGTTAATTAAGGATGGAACACTCGAATTTAATTATGTGAGCGAATCTGAAAACGGCTATGATTACTTGATTGTATATATCGACAATAACCAGGTTTACTCTTCAATGGGTAGTAATCATAAGGATTTTACTTTAGTATCTAAGGATATGACTAAAGGTAATCATATTGTTAAGTTTTCTTATCGTAAAGACGGTTCTGGTGATTCTGGCAAAGACGCTGTAGGCATTGGATACATTAAATTTACTGGTGTTGAAGAAAATGTTATCCGAAAGTTTTTAGTTTGTGATAGTGACAATAAGTTATATACCATCACAGATGGAACTTTAACTGATACCGGAAGTACTATTTACCAGTTATCTTCTTCTTTATTTATGGAGAAAGGTTTTGAAAAAAAAGCTTTTGATTATCAGCTGATGAAAGACCTTGATGGTTTAAAGATTTATCAATGGCTGGACAAAGAACGAATCAAAAAAATAAATGTAACTGCTACACCTAATCAGCAGATAATTGAAGGAATTATTGAGCTGACTGATCCTACTGTTTTAGGCCTTAGCTCCGTGTCTGTAAAGGGTGCAGGAATTACAATTGCATATTCAGTCAATGGCACTACTTTTACCGAATATATGAACCTGGATTCTTTTGCTGCTATCGACCTTGATACTTTATATGCAAATGCTACTCAAAAGAAAATATGGGTTAAAATACAGATTCCTGAAGGCAGTTCTTTCAATGGAATCTTTTTTAATTGTGTAAATGAGAAAGGAGATTCTTGATGCACGGACATGCAAAAATTGAATTAACAGATGTCAAAACAGGGCAGACTACTGTTATTGAGAATGATAATATGGTCACGAATGCACTGAATGATTTGTTTGGATGTAATTTCTTAAATCAAAATATTTATCCACTCCCTACAACTAGCGGTAATCGAAATTATCCATTAGATCAATATTTCCCAGTAATTCCAAATGCGATAGGTGGTATATATCTTTTTAACAAGCCAAACGAAGAGAATAAAGACTCATATTTTGCTCCAATTGATAACAAGCTTATTGGATGTGGGTCTAATGATACCAATACTACAAACTTGATTAAAAACCGGGGACATTTTAATGCAACAGCATCTAAATTCTCAAACGATAGAAAGTCTTATACTTTTGTTTGGGACTTTAACCAGGAACAAGCTAACGGTGAAATATCTTCTATTTCATTAACTAGTGCGTTAGGTGGTAAACAATATTTCACGGATTGCGAGTATACCCCCTTCTATTATTCTAAGTCGGATTATGAACTTTTTTATAACTTTTGCAAACTGTTCGGTTCTTATTCCTATCTATATGATATAGATTTTGAAAAAGGGATATTATATACCGCGGATTTAGCGAAAAAATCAGATGGAAAGATAACATTTAAAAAATATATAATTCCAACTTCTGGTCCAGTTTCTCTTCATACAGTTAATTCTTTTCAAGAAGAGACTACATATCAAAAAGAGGTAACTATTGGCGATATCGCCAAAAGTGCTTTTAAAAGCGGAACAGTTTCAATATATTCCCTTCACGGATATATATATTTATTTATATCGTCGGCAACATATGGTTATACCTCTCCTTCTAAAAAATATTTAATCAAGCTTGCAGCAGATACTTTGGAAATTATAGAAGAAAAAGAAATTTTAACAGATTCAAACTTATGTATGTTACTAGCATATCGCGATTATAGCAGCCATAATAATTGCAGTAATGTAACATACCACAACAAACTTCTTCTTCCATATACAACTGAACAAGCAACCGGGACGTGTTTGTTTGATCCAATTAGTGAGACGGTAGAAGATTTAGGGTTAATTGGGGCACCTTGCTTTCTTATAAATGATACCTTAATTACCAAGACTTCAATTTACGATTTAAAAAACCGAGCTATTGTATCTTCTAATTGTTTTACTTTATTTCAGGGGGCAAACGGTTGGACTTTTGGATATACTTATAATGGTAATGGTTATCCATTTCAGGTTATCTTTTCACGAGTTTACAAAAACTATATTATGGCTTTTATTACAAGTAGTGACTCTAAGTATCTAATAACCTCTATTCTCCCCCAGTATCTTGTTACAATCAATAACCTTCCAGAACCAATCACTAAAACCTCAGATCAAACAATGCGAATTACATATACTCTGACAGAAGCTGAAGATTAATAATTTATATGACCGTTCTTTTCTTAAGGACGGTCATATTTTGATCTAAAGGAGTGACCCTTATGATGTAGATGAAAGGATTGTATGACATGACATCACTAGAACTTTTTCAATTTATTCAAAATATGTTGAACTCTTTGCCGCTTAATACTGTTTTCGTCAACGTGTTCTTCTTATTTATCATTATCACTACCCTTATCCAGGTGTTAACTAAGTTTAATCCTTGGATTTATATCTTGAGCAAGGTTGGACAAATAATCAATGCTGATGTTAATAAGCGAATTACGGACATTGATTCCAAACTTGATCATCATATTCGTGAGGATCAAGAGTGTAAGGCTCGTGAGTGGAGGCGAGATATCTTAGCTTTTAGCGACCAAGAAATACGCTCCGGAAATCATACTAAAGAAGCTTTTGATAATATTCTTGAATCAATTGAAGGATATGAGAAGTTTGTAACAGAAAAGAATATTACAAATGAAAAAGCAACCCGTGCTATTAAGCATTTACGTAATAGGTATGATGAACACATGGAAAAGGGAGATTTCTTGCAGGAGGGTTTTGATGATTAAGCTGTTTAAGAAAAAGAAGACAAGCCGTAAAACATGGCTATGGGAGTTTTCTAAAAAACTCCTAGTCATTTGTTTCATGATATACATTGCACATTTCATATTTAGCATTGTGGCAATGTGGCATTTTAGAGATGTAACTTACCTCAATACCTTTATAGAACAAAATACAGACATGCTAAAGTTTGCTGTAATTGGCTATCTGGGCAAAGCCGGTATTGAGAATGTTTTCAAGATTAAAAACAATACTCCTCCGTCAGACGGATCAGATGATTCTTTTGATGGAGGAGATTCTATGTAAAGGAGATTTTTGATGACTACTAATCAGATTATTACACAGACAATACAGATTATTGTTTCACTTATCGTTATCGTAGCAAGCCGTTACGTTATTCCTTGGGTTAAGCATAATATGGATACTTCAAAGGTTACAGTGGCTCTAACAAAAATTCGTGTTGCAACGGAGATTGCTACTACTCTTGTTCAGGCAGCAGAACAGACCATTACAGGAGCTAAGAAGGGAAAGATTAAGAAATCAGAGGTAATGAAGCAGCTTAAAGCGGTGAATGAGACCCTGAAGCTTAACATCCCTGATGATATCCTTGATGCAATCGTCGAGTCTGCCGTTGCTGAGATGAATTCACTTTATTTCTGATTAAGGGAGGAGTAAAAGGATGAATACTATTGTTTCGATTCGCAATTTTATTGCAACTGCCAAAAAGTACGATGGTTATCTTGAAAAGTCTTCTAATAAGAATTTGGATAGCCTGACTGGTAATGCAGGATTAAATAACTATACACGCTTTGGACGTGATTACGATAAGATAATGGGAACACACCTTAATGGTCAGAGTTGGTGTGCTATGTTCGTCTCTATGGTAGCTGTTGAATGCTTTGGCGTAGCCAAGGCTAAACAGCTGTTAGGAGGTAATCTGTTTGCTTATACTCCAGCTGGTGCTACTATGCTAGGTGCAAAGGCTAGAAAGCCTATTGTAGGTGATTTAGTCTTCTTCTACTCTATTAAAATGGGTCGTATCAGCCATGTTGGTATTGTTACTGATGTAGGCAAGAACTACTTTTATACGATCGAAGGTAACACAAGCGGAGATCCTGGAGTTATTCGTAACGGTGGTGCTGTTAATCAGAAGAGGTATCCCCTTAACTACTCTGCCGCTCGTTTTGGTACACCAAAGTGGGATAAACTTACTTCTAAGACTAATATCGTAGATAAAGTCAAAGCAAAGGTCACTGCTAAATCTGCTGCAGCTAAGAACCCTTATGCATCTCCTTCTACTACTCTTAAAGTAGGAAGCCGTGGTCAGTCTGTTAAATGGCTACAGTGGGAGCTGAATCAGTGGAAAGCTGACCTACGAGTTGATGGTGATTTTGGATCTAATACAGATTCTTGGGTAAGAAAATTCCAAACAACATACAAACTCAAAGTGAATGGAATCGTCGATTCTAAGACAATTTCAGCACTAAAAAAGAATTAAATTTAAGCCTGTGATAGCTGGTAAAATGCCGCTATTACAGGCTTTTTTGCTTATGTTCTACAAAAGTTTTACAATAATTTTACACTTCTTCCTATTTTTCCGGTGCCGGCCAGTTTTCTTTTGTTTTCTTTTTGTTTAACAAACTTTTTATAAAACTTTTATCTTTATTTTATGTTTGTTTTGTTTTTGTCTTATTTTCCTTTTATTTGTATTTGATTATATTTTACTTTTATGTTATTATTACAAAATAAAGATATAACTTTTCTTTTTGTTTTATTTATATTATGTTTTACTTTAATCTTTGTTTGATAAAAGTTTAGTTATTATTTGATGTTTATAAAATAAACTTTTTATCAAATGTAAATCTATATTTACTTTTAAGTGAACATAGATTTTATAAAAGCAAAATTTTTGTTTTACATTAATTTTTATTTTGTTTTATTTTTATAAAATTTCCGGTATAATGGCAATGATGGAGGTGTAAGCATGAAAGTAATTACAATAGCCAACCAGAAGGGTGGAGTAGGCAAAACAACTACAGCTATCGAGCTTGCCGTAAGCTTAAAGCAAGAGAAAAAAAGAGTATTACTGATTGACTTTGATCAGCAGATGAATTTATCTATGTACTTAAATGCCAATTTAGCCGCACCAAGTATATTTGATGTATTACAAGGTGATACAACAGTAGATGATGCTATTCAAAGAACAGAGGAAGTGGATGTTCTGATAGCTTCCGATCAGCTCTCTAAGGTTGAAAAAGTATTTACAGAAAGCGATGATATATATTTACTATCTGACCTAATGGATATCATTTCAGCAGAAGATATCTATGATATCGTCATCATTGACATAGGACCGACACGTAACCTCTTGCTCAACATGACCTATGTAGCAAGCGATTATTTCATTATCCCAACAGATTGTGATGACGGAGCTTTAGTCGGTATCGATGCTATTACACGAGATCTGAAGAAATATACAGAGAGTAAACGTAAGTATAGCCACGCTAAGATTATTGGCTATATCCTGAACAAGTTTGAGAAATCAGTTATATCACAGATTGCCTTGGAAGAAATCCAAAATAAAGCGGAAGAGACTTCTCCGGAAGCTTTTGTAGCAACCGTGCGAAAAGCAGTAGTAGCTTCAGAGGCGAAGAAGGCTCGTATGTCCATTCAGAAATATTCAAAATGGAGTAACCCAGCATTAGACTACCGAAAGATAGCAGCAAAAGTATTAGATCGCATTCAAAAGGATGGTGAAGATAATGGCAAGTAAACGTTCAAGACTACTTCAGGCGAACTCTAAAGCGATTCAAAAAAGCAAAGAGAAAGAAGAAAGTATAGTTCTTTCAGCAAGTGGAAATCTTGTTGACGACACAATCGCAGAATTAGATAAAGATCAGGTTACAAAAGACATTAAAGAACTCAATGACGCAACCTCTTCTAAAACCGTCCAGAAACCTGTTGAAAAGAAGCAAGCTATGAAATCTCCAACAAAAGCTACAGAAGAACCTATATCCTCTGAAGAGGAAAATGCAGAGGGTATTCATGTAGTCCTTTCTACTTCTGATTCTATGGTTACAAGACCACGCAAGAAAAATAAGAAGAGTAACTATGTGGGAATACGTATTACAGATAAAGCAATGGCTGCAATCAATGCTCTTGTGGAATTAAATGGCGAGGAATCCCAGAACTGGGTACTTAACAAACACTTTGAAGACCTCGCAGATCAGCTTAATGTGACCTGGGAAAGAAAATAAGAATCAACCAAATAAAAAAATATTCTATAACAGCCGGAAAGCTTATGCTTTTTGGCTGTTTCTAAGTTATCCACAATGCACAACTATTTTTATAAGATTGTGAAACTTTTCTATCATTATATATTAATATACACAACAACATTATATTCTATTATATTAGAGGAGCAAGAATCCTGTAATATCAACGTTTCTAAGACCTATACCTGATATTTTTGGTTGTTATACCCGATAAATTTGGTTGTTATACCCGATATTTTTGGTTGTTTAATCCGATCTCTTTGGTTATTTGACAACCAAAAATATCAGGTATTAAGTAATTTATGCCAGGATTTAAACTGAAATAGCGTGTATACCCGATATTTTTGGTTTATTATATTCGTTCAGGCAGATATTTTAACCTGAGATATCAGGCATAAGTGCTAATACCTGATATTTTTGGTAGAACATCAGGCGAAGATACACCAAAAATATCAGATATTGTTCGCAAAATCCTTGGAAATAGGCTCTTAACCAGTCATTAAAGATGTAAAAACCCGATATTTTTGGTGTATTCATAAAAGGAACAACCAAAAATATCGGATAAAAATGCTGATACCCGATATTTTTGGATTATAATACTATGAGAACAACCAAAAATATCGGGTATCGTTCATAAAAAGCCATCAAAAAATGGCTTTAAATACGTTTCAGAG